GCGAAGGTTGATGAGACGCTCTCGTTTGACGAACTCAGCGACATTGCGATTGTCGTTGCAGCGTTCAAGTGATTAAGGGCCGCAGTGTAGTGCCGCGGCCCTTTTTCTTACAGGCGATGCTTTCCTAGTACGCGGTCAAGCCTGTCCAGCAGGCCATCGATGAACCGTTGCGATCCCCGAAGTCCATGACTGTCGAAATCCGTGAGGATATCCTCCAGATCCTGGAGCCACTTCTTGTCGACCGCAACGTGCTGGACGTTGACCACGTTTTCCCACTCCTGCTGCTCGATCCGAAGCCTCACCTTCTTGATCTCGAACAGGATGAAGTCTCGCAGCTCACCGAGGGCAACCTCGGCGCTTTCGAGCTGAGGCCTCAGGTGGATCAGCTTGTTGGCCAGCTCCTCGCGAATATGAGGGAGCCGGCCCCGAAGATGCGGATTGATATCGGGTGGCTTGTAGACATCTTCTTCAGTGGTTTGTCGCCGGGTGATCGTCATTTCCATCCTTTCGTCGTTCGGCGGCGTAAGCGGCAGCGACGTCCAGATCTGTCGGCTGATATGGAGGCCGGCCACGGTCGATCGCGGACATCGCCAGAGCTGCCATTTTCGAGCAGCCGCGGGTTTCGTAATTACTGAAAGCCTGGGGCGTGAGACCCATCCACTCGGCAGCCTCAGCGAGGGTGATGCCGCGTGACAGTCTCCAGATCCGAACCTCGCGACCAGAGAGATATTTCTCTGACGCCTTCCGCTTCACGCTTCCCATCGCTTCCTCGCAATAGATCGGCTTATTACAACCGAAGGTTCTCTGTATTCGAAGCGCATTATTGCGACCCGCAACGACAATAGGAGACCGCACAGCGCGACATAGCCGAGCTGTCGGTCCGCTTTCCAAAAAAGGCTAACCCATTTGCGGGCAGGTGCTGCACGTCGACTCCGCCGATGTGCAATTTCGTTTTCACGTCGGCAAATGCAATGCGCAAGGTCAATAATGCATTCCGGCTATGCAGCGACCGCTTTCTCTACCGGTGTCAGTCGCGCCAGCCGTTTGGCTTTCCATTGGGCCTCAATAAGCGGTGCTGCCGACGTTCGAGTGACAGGATCGGACACCGTCCGCCACTCTTTCCACTTGGGGGTGAATGCCATGACGACAACCATTTCTTCCGGATTTCGCTTCATATAGTTAGTTCCTTGCGAATGATCTGTTTTCGGATTGTGACGGCCTTGGGTGTGGCAAGTTGCCGCTAAACATGCTCGGATAACTGGTCAGCCAGTTCCGTCGCTCCCTTTAGGACGTCCTCCAGGTTCGTCGTGTAGTCCTGAATTACATCCCAGCCACACTCGCCGAAGATGAAGTTGACCCAGCCGATCTGCCGGCCATCCTTGATGAACAGGAGGCCAGCCTGATCGACCGCATGAAGGTCGGAAATGATGCTCTCGACATCGTTACTGTTTTTGACGCCATAATCGTCGACTGTGAGGACATAACCTGCGCCTATGGCATCGGTTACGACCTTGCGGACGATCTGCTCGTCCATCTCTTTGATGGTTGGTTTCGACACGGTTCGCTCCTTATGCGAAATCAAGTTCGTCGTATCCGTCGCTGGCCGGCCGACGTGATCTTCTGCGGTATTCTTCACCGCTGTGAGCTGCGGTGTGGCAACTCCCTCTCGACACGCGGACAAACTCGCCGAGGTCGGTCGAATCGTCGTCGTGTTCGAGCAGAAAGCGGTCGCCATCAGCATCGAAAAGTCTGTCGCTCATCGGGGTCTCCAATTGGCCGATAGGCCGTTGTGATTACGCAAGCTCAAGGGCGCGCTCGAAATTCTTCGAACCCGTGCCGTGAACGATGGTGGTGATGTCGGCTTTGGCGCTGGATCGCTTGCCGCCGCAGAGGAGGCAGGCGACGCACTGCACGGCGTTCTTCATCTCGTCGGAGCCGGGACAATGTCCTTCGCCCTTCAAGGTCGGATCAGTGCTGCGGCGAACACGGAAGGTTCGGAAACCCAGCTCCTTGGCTTCGGCGCGCTCGGCTTCGGTATCGACCGATGCCATGCAGAAGGCCGACAGGGTCGGGATCTTCTTCCACAGGTGTGTATAGCCGGATAGTTCGGAGACGCGGTCGAGCACCTGGTCCCAGATGGCGACCGGCACTGCACCGGGATCCCCGTAGGCGCCGAGACGGACCTTGCGCTTGGCCAGCATCTTGCGGGCCTCAGCCGGGGTCACCTCGGGGTAGATGCCGCGCTGGTAGCCGTCGTAGACCACCCGAGGGCCGTGCATCAGGGTGACGTAGCAGCTGCGCTCCACGTTCTTGCGGACGCCCGTGGCGGGGTTGGTGACGATCTTGCCACGATGAGAGCAGTCGCCGCAGATGGCGCTGTCCGAGCCGTCCTGGGCCGCCTGGAGAGGGCTTTTGCCATCAACCAGGATGTAGACCTGGACCATCGGTCCGGTCTTGACGTTCGGGCTAGGGCGAAACAGGCCAGATGCGATGCAGACGATCGGGCTGCCGTCGATTGCGGACGGGCCGCGGTAGAGGACGAAACCGTTGGCGGTGAACATCATGCTGATCTCGCTAGTTTGAAGAGAGGCGGGGCAGTCAGCGCCAGATCCCCCTCAGCCCGCTGGAGCTGATTGGAAATGATGGCGATCTGCCGTTTCTTGCGGGCGATGAAGCAATCGACCGCTTCTTGCGGGGTGTTACAGGCCCAACGCTTGAACGCGGTGAGCCGGATGAACTTGTCGTGGAGCCATGCGCCCTTCGGAGTGCGCCGGCTGACGCTCCACCAGGTCAATTCGAGCTGGGGGTTAGTGACGCCGTATTCTTCACGGTCGGCGTCGATCACGTAGGAATATCGCTTGGCTTCGCAGCGCCAAAGGACATCCATCCCCTCCGGCGGTTGGCCGAAGGGGTAGTGGACCTTGAACGGAAAGGTCATGCGACCGCTTCCTTCTGCTGGTTGTCATTGACGGCGGGCGCCGGCTTGGCGTTGTCGTTGACCGCCTTCTGCTTCGGCAGCGGCATGAACAGATCGACCAGACGGCCCATCGATCGTGTCGCGGCGACGTAGCAGAGGTTCGCCTCCTGCAGCTGCTCCCACTCCATGGTGGCAAAGCGGGATGGGCAGGTGTTGAAGCGATCGAGCCAGTAGACGGTCTTCCATTCGCGCCCCTTCGAGCGGTGAATGGTCGACAGCGTCAGGATGCCGGTCACGTTGTCGGCGAAGATATTGTCGATGTAGGCAACAACGTCCGAGATCTGGTCGCGCTTGTCTTCGAGGCAGGCTTCGATGATCACGCGGATCGTCTCGACCTTGTCCTGGGCTTCCTGGACCTTCGCGAGCTTCTTCTTCTCGGTCCACTTGATCTCTTCCGCCTCCAGCCAGTCGACAAGCTTGTCTTCCAGCTCGTGGACATCGCTGATCGACTTCCACCGGGTGACGAGCTTGACCAGCTGCTCGCCGATGTCGCGGCCTTCGATGCGGCAAGGGATCTTCGCCCGGATCAGAGCGAAGGCTGCAGTCACCAGCGGACGGGTATTGCGGCACAGGATCGCCGCGTCGCCGTTCAGCATCTCCGGCTTGAGCAGCATCGTTTCGAACGACTCGATGGCAACCTCGCCATCGGGCGCCGTCTCGTGAGCCTGGATGTGATCGACCCAGGTCTGAGCGAACTTCACGACCGCCTTCGGGCAGCGATAGGTGACCGTCAGCGGCATTTCCTTGGCGCGGAAATGTTGCTTCAGGTTGTCCATGCTGTCGTTGTCGGCACCGGTGAAGCCGTAGATCGCTTGTCGGGGATCACCGACGCCCATGAACCGGCCGCCACGCTTCAGAAGCGCATCAGCCAGCAGCTGGCGGGTCAGGTTCGAGTCCTGCGCCTCGTCCATGATCACGTTGTCGAACTGGAAGAACGTGATGTCATAGAGGAGAGGCAGGTAGATCATGTCGTCGAAGTCGATGACGTTCAGCTCGTCGTTCGACTTCTTGAGGAGCATGATCGCGGTCTCGATGATCTCCTGGCCCTTCTTCTTGATCTCCTTGTCGTCGAACAGATCGAAGTGCTCGACGATATCTTCCCAGAGGGACTCGTCCTCGATGTGCCCGACGATGCCGATGGCATTGGCCTTAGCCAGCGTCACTAGCTGCAGGATGACTGCAATGAACGGCTTCAGCTCGGCGTCGATCTCGCCATGTTCCAGCATCGGACCGATCATCCGGCCCACCTTGTCCTGCTGAATCATCACCTCTCCGCCAACGTGGCGCTTGATGTGGTTCTTCCAGTTGCGCAGGCCGATCGAATGGGTGGTGGCTGCCTCGGCCTTCTTCCAGTCGATACCGTCGCGCTTCAGCTTCGCCTTGATCTCCTCGGCGATCTTCTTGTTGAACGCCAGGATGATGGTCTGACCGCGCATCTTCTTGACGGCCTGGAGGATGGTGGTCGTCTTGCCGGCACCGGCCACAGCGATCAAAACGATCGAGCTGGTTCCAGTGTGAGCCTCGTGGATGAATGCCGCCTGCTGCGGCGACGGCACATAGATAGCGAGGGGGGCGGTCATCGTCTGATCCCTGGGTTGGTGTCTATTTGCATTAGCATTACGTTTGCATGCAAGCAAACGCTAATTCGCCGTTTTGGCCAACAACTGCAGAGCGCGAACCACCCGGTGTGCTTGTTCTTCAGTCTTGCAGGCGGCGATGTGGTGGCCGTGATCGAACACGGCGACGTTGCTGAACCCGTCCGTCTGGATGGCAAAGACCGGTTTGTTCTCCGTGAAGAAAATTCGCCGCAGCTCATCGGTGATGCTGGCGCGGCCGATCAGGTAGTGGTCCGAACGTACAAGCCCCTTGCGCTTGAGATCGTTGACCGAGTTGGCCTCGCCCTTTTGCGGATGCAGGGATCCGCCGACCAGCGCCAGCGCAACGATGCGCTCCTGGGTTTTCGTGAGTGTCTTGGACATGGGTCACCTCAGATATGCTGGGCCGTACGGACCCATTCGGCCCAGGCCGTTGTGTTCGTCGCGGAGATTGCCGCGAGCATGCTTGGCCGGCTTCGACCATGTTGCGGGCTTGAGAACGTCGCCGGTCTCTTTATCGACGAAGGCGTGAACGCCGCCGCCATTAACGATGCGATAGCGCTTCTGCAGCTCTTCCAGCCGGAACACCGGCTTCGTGAGAGTAGGGAAGTTCCGATCCATGTGATCGTGGGTGATGCGCATGCACCCTGCCATGAACGCCTCGACCTCTTCCTCGGTGACCGGCATCAGTAAGTCCTCCCCATGAAGGGGCCAGACTTCGGCATCATCGAGCCGAATGTCGTGAAGGGCAGGTAGGCGTTGAGCTTGCGGAGCTTCTTGCAGAAGGCGAAGTCGCAGCCTTCTGGGTACAGGCGCTTATTCGGCACCAGCATGTCGACACGCAGTCGAAGTCCGGAAGAGTTGGCAAGCAGCGGCTCTTCCATGCGGTACACCACACGGTGTAGAAAGCCGTTCATCTGAAATACGTGCCAGGTGAAGCGCTCGACGTCGTAGCCATAGAGCAACGTGCGATCTGGGCCGGGAACGACGCCGATCGTGACGGGCGTCTCTTCGTACAGGATCTCGCGCAACGCGGCGTATTCTTGCTCGGTCATATGTAATTCCTCAGAGCGGGCCGTCGAAAACCAGCAGGTAATCGAGACCGTCATTGAAATGGGTAATGGACGTGGGCTCGCAGATATCGACCCACTGGGAAGCGGACATCAGCCGCTCGTCGCCGAACGATGGCGAGGGATAGAGGCCGGGCACATAGTGAAACTGCCAACGAGCAGCGCGATGCACCTCGATCACCTGGCGGATCGTGTCGTCATCGAAGTGCTCAAGCATTCCGTGACTGTGGACGATGTCGGCGTAGAATGGCGTGGGCTGACGGGCGTCGTGTTCACGAACACTCGCACTCGTCGATGCGAGGCGAAGCGACGCCTTGGATCTCATCTGTGCATCGATATCGGTCGCGATGAAATCGTAGAGATGCGGAGACTGCAGCTCGTCGATAAGGGCCTTCGTGATCGTGCCGGTGCCGGCGCCGATCTCTAGGATCGTGTCGCCAGTCTCGATGGCGGATGCCATCACATCGATCATCGGCCGATAGCGGGTTTTGACATAGGCAAGGTAGTCGTCACCTCTGCCGGCGTAGAAGCTCGCCCAGCTCGTCGTGCTCATTGCATTTTCCTTCTGATGCAAGCAAGCGGGCGGACAGCCGAAGCCGTCCGCCCGGCGCCGTTACAGGCTTTCCGCCATTGCCTTCAGATCGTCGAGCGACTTGCCCTTGAGCGAGTCGTCTTCCTTCTCGGCGATGAGCTGAAGAATGCGCTGCTTCTTCTGCGCATTGTCGCGGGCGGTCGATGCAGCAGCGTTCTCTTCCTGCTTCGTCTCGATGACGTGGCGGATGATATCGAAGCGCAGCTGGTCGGTTGCGTCCGCAGTCGGGATCGCCTGCTTCACGAACGACAGGCCGGCCACGCTGTCGAGCTTCGCCTTGATGGCGAGGCCGATGTCAGCGAGGTTCATCTTCTTGTCGCTGGTGATCGGAAGATCCCACAGATCCTCTACGTTGATCGGCCCCTTCGCGCTGTCGAAGCGAAGCTTGAGCCGGGATGCTTTCAAGAACAGATCAGACATTGCAGTCTCCTTAGATGATGACCTTGACGGTCCGGTTGAATGAGCCCTTCACGTTGACCAGAAGTTCAGCGCGCTGGGTGTCGGAGAAGCCGAGGCCGCTCAGCTGGCGGTCCGAAGCTTCAGTCTTCATCTTCGAGCCGACGATCTCGATGACCTTGCGGTGCGGATCCAACTCGCTCTTGAGGAACTCGTTGTAGAAGCCGCGCGCCTGGCCGTCGTTGACGCAACCATCAAGCATGAAGAAGTAGTGCTTGTTGCCGACGCCGCGATCGCCCCAGTAATTCGGGGACAACATCATGACGTTGACCTTGTGGAACTTCTGGGTGCCGAGGCCCCAGTAGGTTCGGGTCGACTGAGTGGTGGGCATCATTTCAAGGATATTGAACTGCCCCTTCTTCAGTTCGATTTTGGCGACGGTGACCCACGCTTTCTGTCCGAGCGGAGCCTGATGCTCGAACTCGTAGACGTTGCCGCCGAACTCGATTTCGGCGCTGAAGCCGGAGTCGGTCGGAGCGCGACGTGACCAGTTGTGGATCTTGAAGGTGTAGACACCCTCCGGCATCTTGCTCAGGCTCGGGAACGTGATGTTCTCGACCGGGACGTAGCCCGCCGGAGCCGCATCGACATAGTCGACGTCCTGGATGCCGCCGGACGCAGCATCATTGCGCTGGTTCCAACCAACACGACGACCGGCCGGATAGTAATCGCCGGCACCTTCGCGGTGTGCGGACGAGCCCGGCATGAACACATGCAGGTCCATCAGGCTGGCGTTACGGCCAAGGTGATTCCACATGTGGGTGAACCGCAGCACGCCATCGACGCGGCCACCACGCTCCTGCACCTTCTGCCGCATGGAGTCTGCGACATCGCCGTTGTATGACCACGAGAACGAGTTGTCCCATTTGAACATGGACGGGGCAACCGGATCGAAAGGCGCGATCAGGCTGACCAGATTGTTCTGGTGCTTGTTCTCAATCATGACCTCGATCGAGTCTGCCTTAGGCACGATCTCGCTGATGAAGCGCTCGATGCCGACTTCCTCAACCTTATCCATCTTGCGAGTGACGACCTTGGTCTGAATGCTGTCGAACACGTCAGTGTTCATCGCCTTGCGGGCATCGCGGTTGGCGAAGATGATGTCGGTAATGGCGATGTCATCAATCGTGGCGTACCGGCGATCCAGGGCTGAGGTAAGACCCAGGTCGGAGATGGTCGCCTTGGCCTTCGCAACCATTGTCGGCGTGACCAGCGCAGTCGGGCGCTTGTAGTTCTCTGGCGCGACCACCTTTTCGAACTTGCGGATGGCCTGCTCCAGCTCCATGCCGGCGGACAGGTCGATCAACAGAGTGCCGATGGCGGTGTTGCGGATGCGGGTGACGCTGCCCGGCGTCTTCTTGATATTCATCCACACGAAGGCGTTGCGCCGATCGTCGGTGAGTGTCTTGAAGTCCGCCTGCAACTTGCGGAAAGCCAGCAGAGTGGCCTTGTGCTCAGCGCCGCGATACAGCGATCCCTGAGCGATCAGTTCGAGCACGGTATCGACAGCATCGATCGTCAGCTCGTCCAGGCCGCGGAACAGGAGGTCGCGGTTAGATCGGCTCTGCGACAGCTTGGTGTCGATATTAGCCTTCACGCAAACGAAGGTCTGCGGAATGTCAACGTGGAAGTGCGACCAGGTCGTCACCTTGCCGGTGATTTCTTCGAAGGTCTTGTCGGTTCCGGCGCTGCGCTCGTAGTGCAGGAACTCGTTGGTGATCGGCATAGAGAGTGCAGCCTTGTGCATCTCGTTGGCGACTGCCTGGTAGGCCGGCTCGTCGATTACCGTGTCCCAGATGCTGGTGCGCTTACCGTCGATGATGGCAACCACGTTGCCCATCTTGCGGATGAACTGCTTGCAGCAGCTGCAGTCATGCTCGGTCCGCTCGCGGAACATCGGGTTGGTGCCGGCCGGGAAGCTGGCGAGGTAAGTCTCGAACATGTCTTCCTGGTTGCCGGTCACGAACAGATCGTGCTTCGACATCTCCTGGAATTTCTTGGCGACGGCATGCTTGAATTTGATGAAGTCCATAATCTTATCTCGTCCTTGTTGCGGTTGTTACTGTGGTGACCATGAGTTGCAGACTGACTCCTCTTTCCCCTGCATCCAGGCATTGAATATCGGCCGGGTATCCATTGATCGGATCGACTGATCGTCGAGCTTGATGGCGATGACGCCGCCGCCGTAAGCGTCGGGTCGTGATTTCGTTGATGAGTTGCAGTATTCCATTGCCCAGAAGCCGGTCAGACCGAACCGCTTCGCGCAGTGGCACACGAACCGGATTGCGGCGTCGGTGTCTGACGTGCCGTTGTCGTCAATGATCAGTGCGCCATCAGCCTCGTGTACGGTGAGGCCGAAGTAGTCGAGACCGAACATCTCCGGGTCGTCGCGCATTGTCGCTGCGATCTCGATGGCGGCCGAGATATTGTCCTGGCCGATATCGAAGGTCGCGCAGAAGTGGGTGAAGTGATCAGCCACGGATGATCTCCTTGATCGATGAATTGGAAACGAAACCGAAGTAGTCGTCTTCGCTCTCGACATAGACCCGCTTCTGGGTGTCGCTGTTGTCGGTGTCGCCGACCGTGTAGACGCCGTCCGGCGCATCCTCGTCGCCCTCGACACGAACCTGATCGCCGGGTGAGACGATCAGGACGTGGATATGCTCGGGTGTTGCGACCGCCATCTCTTCCCAGGCGTGAGACAATTTCTCGCCGTCGAGGAAGAGACCGTCCTCACTGAGGACGGCCTTACCTTCGGTCGCTTCGTTGATGGCCACGCGGACGTCAGCCAGGTAGATCACTTCATCTTCGGTAGTGCTCTCAGAGGCCAACATGGCCTTCACCCGATGAAACGACGGATGATCCGATGCGAGTTGCCAAGGGCGACCCCTCGCGATGAATGTGATCGACGTATCGCTGATGACGCTGGCGATCATGACGCTCTCCTTTCTGCGTTAGGCAGCAAGCTCTTCGAGGACCGGCATAGTGTCCTCGGCAAGCTCGATGTCGTCGTTGGCTGGAACGGGCAGGGCGGCGGGCTCGATGTGGCCGCTGCGTGCCAGTAGGTCGAAGTAGTGGTCGAGATGCTTCTGCGGCTCGGTGTAGCCGTAGTAGCCACCTGCGTTCTTCAAGATGATCGACAGCAGCGGGAGGGTCGTGTCGGTCAGCTGTTCGAAACGCTTCTCCAGGTCTGCGATCGGGTCGGCCACCTCCTGGGGAAGTTCAGGAGCCTTGCCGATGCGCGTCAGGGCGTAGACTGCCTTGTCGCTATCGGTTTCGCTGTGGCCGTTGCCGCGGAGCGTGTCGCAGAGCGCCTTCGCATCAGCGTGCAACGTCTGAACGCTCAGAGGAGCGTTGGCGACGGTGAGGTGATCGCAGAAGGTGCGCACCTTGCTCGAAACGTGGGTGATCGTCTTCTTGCGAAGGCCGGTCATTTCCGACGTGTCGACCTTGGTGTTGAGGCCGTCGATCAGATCGTCGCCGAGCAGCTCCCAGTTTGCTGGAAGCGGCGTATCCTTGCCGCGCTGAACGACGATCTGGCCCGGATCAAGAACGCCGAGCTGGATCGCAGTTGTGATCGCGGTATCAAGGTTCGACCCGTTCACATAGTGCAGATCATCGGAAATGGCGTACTCTTCCGAGCGACGACGACGGCCATACGTCGAGCTGGTCAGTTTGACGTAATAACCGCCAGCCGCCAGATCGACGCTTGCGACCTCGCGGTGAACATTATTCTGGTCGGCATTGAGTACGCGGCGTTTGCGGATCGTCTTCGACATAGCGATCCGCTCGACCGAGACCTTGTAGTCATCAAGCGTAATGACCTCAGGGTCTCCGAGGTAGTGAAGAACCTGCTCGCGATTGTGCTTCTTACAGCGGATCCAGAGCAGCTTCTTGCCGACGAGGCCGGCCTGCTGAAGCCGTGCGATCGAGTAGTGCGGATTGTGTTCCATCACCACCAGGGCATCAGCGTTGTAAGACGCCGATGTCGACGTCATCTCGAACTTCTCCAGATGGGACCAGCCCTCGCGAAGGATCATCGTCTTGTAGAGGTGCTTCTCGGCATCGGTGCCGATCATCTGGAGGAGTGGACGACCTTCCCAATTCACCTGGCGGCGCAGGCTGTCGATGCGGCTCCCGTATGACTTGGCCGCAGCCTCGAAATCACGGGACGCACCGAAGTAGGTCTCTGCGCCGTTGACGACCTCCTGGAGCTGCGAGATGACGCTGTGCTCGTAATTGTGGATCAGGCCCTGCAGCGTCTGCCGGGTGCGCTCGTCGTAGGCCAGCTCTTCGCGAGACAGGGTCGGCTTCAGCGAGCCGATCTGCGCATCGAACAGGACGTTGTCGCTCTCGTTCAGGAAGTTGGCAGTCTGGATCTTGCTCAGGTCGATCGGATACATCACGCAGCCCATGCGGACATGCGGGCCGTCGAACGGGGCGTTGCCGTCGTATTCGATCCAGTTCTCACCGGACTTCACGACCGCAGGCTCGGCCCACTTGATGGCGGGGAAGACCTGAGGGCGAGGAGTGAATGACCACAGGATCGAGCGGACCCGATCCACGAACAGGTGGATATCCTCGCGCTTGACCGGGAAGGAGACTTCCATGCCTGACGGCGCATCTGATGGACCCGAATAGATCTCGTCCATGTTCGGCATGCCGTCGCTGCCGATCGACAGCTCGTAAGAGCGCATCATGCCATCGTGGTACGAGGTCACATTGTAAGAGCCGGCCCCCTCGTCGTTGATGAGGTAGGCGTACGGGCTCTTGGAGCCGAGGCCCCAGCCGCCGACCGAGTTGTCATCGTCGCGCTTGGTGGACGAGAATGGCCGGGCGTAGATGTTCTCCATCGCGTCTTCCGACATGCCGGTGCCGTAGTCGCGAATGCGGAAAATCGGGCTCAGCGAGGTCGGCAGATGAACCTCGAAGTTGCCACGGGATGCATCCCATGCATTGGTCGACAGCTCACGGACCGGGTAGCCGATCTTGTCGCTGGCGAGACCGGAGAAGGTTGCGAAGAATGCGACGGAGTTGGTCTCGAATGCGACCTTGATGCGCTTCTTGGCGCCAACGGTCACGTTCGAGTGTTCCTTCATATGGATCTTCATGTTCTGTCCTTTCAGGCTGCGCTGAGCGCGGACTCTTCAGCGTCGAAGAGATCTGCGATGGTGGTGACGGGGCGGCGGCGCGCTTCGATTGCGGCCTCCAGATCTGAGAAGTTGACGCCGAGGCTTTCGATCAGGTCGAGGAAGGGCTCGGCATTCTCGCGGATGTAGCGAACCTTGCCGCGGCGGCGCTGTGCTGCGATCCATTCGGCCATCGCAGTAGCGGCGTCGCGTTCGGCAACGAGCTTGCTTACGTCGATCTTGATCATGTGATCGCGAAGCCGAACCAGATGCTCGATATCCTGCCGCTCGTGGGGGCTATGCGCTCCCTGATAGCCGACGCCGATGTTGGTGCACTCATCCACCTTGTCGAAATAGACGCGGGTGTCGGTGTACGATCCGGTCGGATCGCAGGAATAGCCAGTCGGAAGCTGCTTTGCGATCGAGTCGGCGAAGGCATTCGAGCATCCACGGACACCGGATTGGTGTGTGATGACCGAGTCGTTACCGCGTCGATCGAATGCAATCGCGAACCGGATGCCGTTGAGGACTTCCGGCGTATCCCTCAGCAACGCCTTCGAGCCGACCATGCCGATCTCTTCCGCAGCATGGAAGACATACAGGCCGGGCACCTGGTGCTTGATCATCTCAAGCATGATCCAGACGCCAGCCGTGCAGTCCGCGCCGAGGCAGCTCGACTTGGACTGCCGTGGCAGGCGGATCATCTTGTTCTCGACGATGTCGACCTGCTGCCGGCCCTGACGGCTGTGAACCGTGTCGGTGTGGCTGGACCACAGCACGTTCGGGTTGTCGCCGATCGTCAGTAGCCAGTTGCTGTTCTGGTCCGGCTTGGCTCCGGTCGGCTGGATGAACCGGCGGATGAACTCCCGCTCGGTCTTACTTCCAGCCGGTCGGCAGTAGGTGAGCATCGAGGCGATCGCGTCGACGTCGTCCATGTACTTTTCGTCAGGCAGCATTGGTAACCTCGTTGTCGTTATCGTCATTCGCGATGTGGAAGTTGCGGGTCTCGGCCAGCACGTCGCCGTTCAAGACGACACGGCTCAGCTGCCGGCTGAGCGCCTGCTCTACGATCCGCATCATTTCGGGGGTGGTCCTGAGGTCGACGTCGTCCATGACGCCCGAAATCGACCAATCGTTCTGGAACATTGCCCGGTAGTCGGTGTAGTCACGACCGCCCCAGTCGACGCCCTGCTTGACTTTCATGGCCGGCGCCGTTGCGGCAACGACCGAGTCCTTGTGAACCTTGCGACCGTCAGAAAGCTCGACGAGGTCGACCTTCTTGCACGGCTGCTTGGTCCAATCGCAGTGCGCTCCATGCTCTGCGAAGTGGATAGGAGACCAATACTCACCGCCGATAAGGGTGATGACCTTGTGGCGATCCCACCATTCGTTCGTGGCTGAACACTGCCGAGCGTGATACTTGGCAGCACTGATCGACCATTCTTCGCCAGAGGGCTGGACCGGAACGAAACGGTGAGCGGGCTGCAGATTCCGCTCCTTCGGGCATTTCTTCTGCAGGAAGCACTGCCCTTCGGCAGTCCCCTTGCTTAGGATCTTGCCGTCCTCTTTCTCGTCGCCGGCAACCACAAAGTGATCACCCATGTCGAAGACCATGTTGAAGTCATCGAAATACGGCATCAGATAGTAGTGCTCGTCGGCGCCCTTGACCTTCAGCAGGCGGGCGCCGGCATAGCTGCCGTTGCCGTACTGGCGAATGTCCTTGAAGCCTTCGGCCGCCATGGCCTTTTCCATGCGCTGCACGTCGCCGTAGCAACGGCCGAACACCTTTCGCTCGGGCCAGCAGAGTGCACGGGACTGAACCGATCCGCGCTCATTGCGGGTGTAGGCAACAGCAAAGTCGCCCGCGCCGTAGACTGCCGGCGGCCACATAGAAAACTTGGCCCATGTGACGTCGCGACCCTTGGCGGCGTCCATGCACGAGCCTGGACCCCACTTGTAGATCTCGGCGATTTCTTCTGGCGTGATTGCGAAGTGGATCTCGCCGCTCGGATCGACCGCGGCAATCAGGCGGCGACGGTGATCATCGTCAACTTCCGGGAAATAGCGGCTGATGTAGCGACCCGGCGACAGCAGCGTGAAGCGACCGATCACACCCAGTTCGTCGTTCTCGACGAAACGGATATTGCATCGGCTGACCGGATCAAGGTGCGCGAAGTGATCTGTAACGTCCGGGAGATCCCATTCCTTGGGAAGCGGCGGACACGCCAGCTGGGCTTCTTTCATGCGAGGGCGCCAGTCGCCTGCCTGACGCATACGGCGCGGCTGCACCTTCTCGGAATAGTTGGTCTGCGCAGCCTTGGCTGCAGCAGCGGCCTGGGGGCCAGTGTCGTAAGGGCCGGCGCCAGGAATAGGCTCGTCCATCATCTGGCCGGGATTGTTTGGATCCGGAACCAGCTTCACCAGGTAGAAGGACATCTATCTCTCCATTTGCACTTCAACATCATTTGCATTTGAACGCGCCCCAAGGCGCAGCTCTCCCGATGGAAGGCGCGATCGCAGCTGCTATGCCGACGACCGCGCCAGATGATCACTGCTGCCTATTTGCATTTGCTTTGCGAGGAAAGCAAGTGCAAACATGCGGGCATAAAAAAAGACCACCGATTTTTTCGTGGTCTGTCGCGCGCATTGTAGAAGCGGAGGGTAAAGACCCATCCGCCGATGACTCTTATGATCATTGGTAGTCCCTGTACTCGTTACGCATACGCCTACGCTGCCGGCTTTTTGCCGGACTTTTTCCCCGTCTACTTGAATGTCGCTCTTCAAGATCTAGTCCCGTCTATTGTTAGTTCCCCAATTTAGATGTGGTGTGATGCACCTCCTCGGTTGTCGCGTTGGCGTTAAAGGCGAAAGCCGCGCCCGCCACCGGAGTCGAGGCTTTCCCTCAATTCGGTGATGGCGATCTGATCGGTGATGCGATCGTTCTCGGCCTCGATGTGTGATGGTGCCTCAATGGCGCGGCGCTTACGCAGCTTCTGATATTGCGAAGTGCGGTAGTGGCTGGTGGTCATTCGTCGTTCCAGTCGATGGTGATCTTGCCGTCTTTGCCGAACAGGAGGCCGCGCCCTCCGAAGAAGGTCACAGCCTTGGCGACGTTGACGAGGTTGGGGTTCATGGCTTGACGCCGCTTGTTGAAAATATCCAAGGCGAAGTAGGTCTTCGTACCAGCCTCTCGATCGAGAGCACGAAGCGAGATGTCGTCCTCGACGCATCGCTGGATGATGGCGTCCAGGACTTCGTTGCCAGTCCGTCGTAGTGGCTTGTTCGGACGGAACTTGATGCCGAGCGTCTCAGCCATCGCCTTGACCATCGTCACCGTCCTGCCTATCTCGTTGGCGACCGTCTGCGGAAAATGCAGCGGTGCCAGGCGACGAAGTGACATCAGCTCTTCGCCGGTCCACTGGTTGAGTTGAAGGCCCATTCGTTCGCGCTTGTTGTTGATAGACTTCGCGCTCCGGCCTGGCAGCACTGCCGTCAGCTGCTTTGTGGTCAGCTTTCTGTTTTTGCGCAGGGTCGCAAGCTCGTCGCCAGTCCATGGCGGGCTTCTGAATGAGACCTTCGACCGCTTCACCCGGATCGCTTTGATGCTGCGGCCGGGGAGGAGCGACAGCAACTCGTCGATCGAGAGGCTCGCATTCGCCTCTAAGATCGCCAACTCTTCTGGAGTCCATGGCCTGTCGAAGTTATTCGTCAGCGGGTTGCGTCTGCCATTGGCACCACGCAGTGCTTCGACCGCATCACGAACCACCGTTCGTCCCGCCGCATCTTGCCGGCCCTTGTCTTCGAGAATGGTTCGGGATGTCGCTTCCATGTTTTCGTCTCCAGGAGACGACGGAACGCCTCGAAGGGGTGAGGTGTGCGACGATTTCGTCGCATGTGCTGATGTCTCATGCTGCGATCAGCGCCGGCTCGTGCCGATATCGCTGCGGCTTCGGCGCCTCGTACCAGAACGCCACGCGCGGCGGCTCTTCGAAGCAGACCAGAACAGTCGGGTTGGCGTAGTCATAGCGACGCTCAGCCTTGCGCAGTGTGCGGCCACTCTCGCGGGCGGTGTCGATGACCAGCACATTCCATCCGGGCGGGCAGGTGGCACCGTATGGGATGAAGGGAATGCGCAGAATGTGCGAGGCATACACGGAGGCGATCGCGCCTGACCGGCCGGGTCCAGTCACGCACCGGACGTGGCTAAGATCCGTATCGTTTAGGATCTGGCGAATGCGCTGATCGAACTCAACTTCGGAAACGATGCGGACCGGCGTTCTCATGATGCCCTCAAGAAAGTGGCCCGCCCCAATGAAGGAGCGGGCCGGTTGACGTTAGCTGCTGATGTTGCGGTCGTAGGCCCAGTACGGCTTGTTGCCGTCCTTCGGATCAACGAACGCTTTCTTGAAGGAGTGCGAGCGGAAGCGCAGGATCTCGACAGGGCGGGAGCCAAAGCCCGAACGCCACGCCGTCACGGTCTCGCCGACGCGGCGGTTGAAGCCGTTGATCCAGGCGCTTTCGCCCAGAGCAGCGGCAGCGCCGGCCTCGGCCTGACCATCTTCTTCCTCTTCGACTTCAGCGACGACGGGATCGGAGACCGGGCCATCGCTCTTCGCTGGCACGGTGATCTCCTGCACCAGGATGATGTCGTCCGGGATGATGTCGTCATCGCCGGTCACAGCGTCGCGGGAGAGGTAGACCTTGGGCAGGACTTCGAGGTCGCCGTCTGCGTCCTGGATCACCACGATGAAGCCCTGGTACGGGGCGACGCGGACCTGCTCGACTTCGTAGTTGCCGTCCTCGTCCTCGCCGTCCGTGTCGAACATGGCGACACGCTGGCCGCCTTCGGTCGTGAACTTCACGACCACCGGATAGCTTGCACCGTCGAGGAAGCTGATCACCTCGCCGAGGCCGAGCGAGATGTCGTTGCCGAACTGCGTATCCTTGACGTTGAAGGGCTGGTTGAAGTCGATTTTTCCGACCGGCCACTTCGGAAACACAGCGTCACCGACAGTCATATGGGTCTGCGGTGACATGCCATTGGGAAGTACGTTCATTTGCTGCTCCTTTGCGACCGCTTGAAATGAGCCATTCGTGAGGGCGGCGCGGATGAGCCACACGATGGTTTCGAAAGGCGTTTGCATGCTTGCAAGCCTCAAGGCACGAGCCCGCAGACCTGGGGCCAGTTCGGCTTGCCAGTGGCGAGGAAGTTGTCGATTGCCTGAATCGCCCAGACCGGCGGGATGACGTCCCAGTCGACGGTCGTGTCATCGGGGCCGGTCACTGTGGTGAAGGGGTGGAATAGCTCCGCAAGGGCGGGGCTTCGATGAAAGCCGACGTAACCGCCGAGGCTTGCCCAGTGGCCGGAGCTTGTCCGTGGCGCCCAGTTCTGCTGATCGGTCATGTGCTTGTACATCCATCCGCCAATGCAGCAGGTGGTCCCGCACTCCGTTTCCTCGTCAGAAACGGACATATTGAAGCCGCGCCCCTGCTTTCCGGAGGCCTTCGCATCAAAGATGATCTCTCCAAGCTGGAGCTGCTCGCGGGTCCAGAGCAGTGCCTGCAGCTCGTGGCCAGTAATGCTGAGAGATCTGGCTGGCAGGGTCGTTAAGTCGGGCATGGGCTGTCCTTTCGTTTTCACGGTCTATGGAAATGCAAACGCGAATGCAAGCGATATTTGCATTTGCATTCGCGGTGTGCTAACCCGTTCTAACCATGCAGAAAACTGAGATTGTGAGCGGGTTGCCTTGGCTTTCTTCGAAAGCGGAACGCGCGATTTTTGATGAACTTCAGTTCGCATGCGTCTATGCGGTCGGTCCCTCCGGGGGTCGGCCGCTTAGGCTAGGTTGGGCACGTCAGCTCAAAGACCGCATGAATGCCTTGCAGCTCGGCAATCCGAAGGAGCTGCAGATCCATGAGATCGTATGGACGGCCGGCGACATGCTGGCGATCCGTGTGGCGAACGAGGCAACCGCCCTGTTCGACAAGGCAGGCCGCCGTCTGTTCGGTGACTGGTTCGATGTAACGTCGGAGTTCGCCCAGCAGGCGATCAGGATCTCAGCGCAGAAGGCCGGCGTACCGACCTTCACTCACGGAGAGATGCTGGAGAAAATCCGGGAGACCCGGAAGCGCCGCATCGAGGCGGCCATCAAGCACGCCTAGATCTCGTAGGACCGCTGGCCGTCACGCTCGATGCAGATCACGACGTGCAGGCTGTCGATCTCCGAGGTGCTGTAGGTCTTCTTGCAGTAGGCGACAGCGTCCACGTATTCCTTGTGCCTGGACACTTCCTGTTCGCCCTCGTGACCGGAATTTTCGATCACGAGGAAATCGCGCTTACTACCGGACATTGATTGCCTCCTTCAGCCTTCGGATAGTGGTCGCGTCGGGGGCGAAGTCGTTCTCGCGATTGTGTTCCAGCTCCTTGATGGATAGGCTGATCGCGTCGCGGACATCTTCCTGCATGAGACCGCAGACCATCTTCGCCAGTTTGCGATCGACAGCGACCATGTCGACGTGCTTTGCGATCTCGTCGGGATCGACGCGCCGACGCTCGCCCTTTTCGTCGCGCTCGCCGAACACCAGGAAGGAACCGTTCCGGGTGTCAATGCGCAGGTTCACGTATTTGAACTCGCTGGCCCGCGGCCAATGGAAGGCGTTGAGCGCCAGGATGAAGCGATGCAGCCCGGTGAACCAGCGATTGTGCGAGATGCCGTTGCTCGGCCATGCCGTGGCCGGGCGGGTGTCAGGCTCAAACAGGCTCATGGATTAGCTCGTTATCGTTGCAGGCCGGCTGAATGGCGGAGCGCAACATGTCCGGATAGCGGATCTGTTGCGTCTGCTTCTCGACCCACTGGCTGCCGTCCGGGTTGGTGTGACGGTGATTGACCACTGCCTGGTCGAGCAAAGTGGTGATGAAGGGGAGCCGATAGCCGGCGCCGGTCTTGATCAGGTATCGCATGACGCATTTCCTTTCAGCGTTACGACGGTGCGGTCCGGTTGGATTAGCTCAGGCCCCTTGGCAAGGATCATGGCAAGGGCAGCGCGGCACTCCGGCGTGGTGCTCCTGGAGATTATTGTCACGCAGGACAATATGTTTGCTCCGTGCTCCTGCCAGAAGAGGTCAACCGCCTGAAGCCGCTCGATCTCGGCGATTGCCAAGTGTGCAGCGTCGCCAGGATCTCCGGAGTCCTCGTCGATATCCAGCGCTCGCTGGACATCGTCCAGATAGTCGCATGCCGAATACGATGCCATTAATTCGTCCTCTCAATGAGACCGGATGGCATGATCGCCTTGGTCCAATCCGCGCAGGCCTTCGTCTTGTTGCGGGTGTAGTCCTTGTCGATCATGTTGAAGGTGTTGCGAACGACCTCGGTCACCTCGGGAACAAGGGCTGAGCGATCGTAATCCTGGCTGATGTTGGCCTGCCATGCAGCAACGAGAGCAGGACCGATGCGCCCGATGTCGGCGCCATTGCGGTCAGCCATCTTGGCCGCCGCACCTTCGACGATCCGCAAGTTGCCGCAAAGGGTGCCGACTACCCACGCCGTCGTCGCCAAGACTGCGAAGTTTCGATCCACCTCCCGCAACGGCTCAGAGCTGGCCGGCGAGGCGATGGACAGGAGGGCGGCAGATAACGCGATTACAAACTTCATTGTCTTCTCTCAGTTGCTGTTGGTGATGGTGATGATTGGATAGTCCCTGATCCATTTCAGATCAGACTCGGAACCGTCTTCAGTGACGATGCGCCTGCCTTCGAGGAAGGCGAACCACTGCTCAGGTGTGGTGAGGTTGCGATCGGGATAGCTGGAGAAGCTAAAATCGGTGCCGTGCGCGCTTTCGCCGATCTTCAAGCTGTCTCGCGTTGCGCCGCAGTTCCAGCAACACGGCGCCTTGTCGACGTAGTAGCTAGTCGGCATCCTCTTCTTCCTTCTCGTCCTCATTGTTTTTGTCGAGATCCGTTCCGCAGAAATCCACCCAGACCCAGCACAGAACGAATGCACCGTTGTTATCGCCCTCGGAAATGAGGGCGCCGTCGCATTCCAGTTCGTCATCGGTCGGGACCAGGCCGGCAATCTCGTGATCGCGGGGCGAAGCCTTGTCGTAGAAGAACTGCAAAACGTCAGCGATTTGCAGATCATCGATCGCTTTGAGTGCTGTGTTGATACGCTCTGTTCGTTCCGTGCTCATCGCGGGTCCGTTTCCTTGTGGCGAGTTAGATCGATGACGAAGCCGGGGCGCGATCCAGGGTAGCCTTCGGCCGGAATGTGGAACCACTTCCTGGCGCCATCGCGCTCACGCTTCGCCAAGACGCCGATCATGCCCTTCGGCACCCAGGCGGTGTCCCAATCTCCCCAGGCAGCAGAGACGACAAAGTTGTCGAGGTTCTCCTGCTTGAAGAGCTGCTCATCGCGCTTGTACGACTCACCCGGCATGATCTTGATGCCGGTGAAGCGCTCATACTCGTCGGGCATCCAGCGCTTCAGCGTCTCGTGGGCATATTCCCATTCGAGCCGATCCGGTTTGCCGTCGATTTTGACGACGCGCTTGAAGGCGTCGGTGTGAACGACCGCCGCGATCGCCCAGGAGCAATCCTCCTCGTACCAACCGCCTTCGATGCGCATGTAGTCCGGCACCTCGGCATTGCGCTTGCGGTCCAGCTTGATCCCGCCGTGCCGTGCGGTCGATACGGTCCAGATGCCTTCCGCCAGCAGCCTGATCGTCTGGGGCTTGCCCCAGGGTGTCGATGTGATCTTCATGGGTGCCCCACGAAATCCCGGATGCCGCGAGTGAGCTGCGCATCGTCGGCGCCCTCTTCGATCAGCATCTCGGCATGGGCATAGATGCGCGGGATGGAACCTATCGAGATGATGAGGCCGGTGATGGCGCGCTGAATGCGATCGGCGCGCTCGTTCTTCTTCCTGCGTGCCATTTACTTTCCTTTCTGCGACGATTTATGGAAGGCGCTGATGGCGGCGAATGACTTCCGCCAGTGCTCTGCCATTTGCTCGGGCCGCTGGTAGACCGGTGTCGGCAGTTCGTTCAGCCAGGAGATGCAACAAAGGATGAAGGTCGGGACGAACTCCCAATCCCACACCACGTTGTCCCGCTCTGTTTCGGCAAGCGCCTGCCACGCGGCCTCGATGACCGGCGCCATGGATAAGACCGCCTCGCGGGTTGCGCACTCGCCGTTGTCGGCAATCCAATTATCGATCTGCAGTTCTTGATCGCGGAACGGATGACCGCGCTTCGACCGCTTGCCGGTGCGATGAAGCATCATCACGAAGTAGCCGACCATGGCGGTATCCACCTCGGCGTAGTCGGTCTGGAATTTCTTGTATCGCTCGGACATCAGAAGCCTCCCCATTCCCTGACAGATGTCAGGTCGTATTTCTCGCCGAGCCACTTCACGAAGTCGGCCGGCTTCTCGCCCATATCGAAGGACTGCTCGACGCGCTCGGGGTGATCGGAGATCAGCTCCTCGTAAGCCCACTGCTTGCGGGCTTCCATGCGGCAGGAGATCGTGAAGTCATGCAGCTTCGCCCAGCGGAACACCTTGTCCGCCACGACCTTCGGATCAGCGAGGCCTTCGGCGTAGATGATCGCCGCGCCGTCGCCGTCCACTGCGTGCATCATGATCTCGGGGATGACCTCCCAGTCGTAGGCCATGCCGTCGAAGATATCTTCGTCGCGGGCTTTGCAGATGTCATAGATCTTCAGACACCACTGACCCAGCGTGACGGACTGGTAACGCAACTCCGCAGAGCCCACGCCTTCGCGCAGCTCGGTCCAGTTCTTCAGGTCTTTACCTTCCTCAGCACAGACCGTGACTTCGCAGATCCACTCCCACACACAGAGTGCCGCCTCGACTTCAAGGCGGGTGAAACTCTCGGGCTTTGCCATAACCTTTTTTACTTTGGCCATTACGCCGTCTCCGTGCTCGCGCTGTGATTGATCTGGAAGCCGCACTGTTCAGGGGTGCCTGCGTCGAATGCCCAGCACAGCCAGTAGTCGACGTTCTCAGCGGAGGTCTCTCCGGTCTCTCCAGTCTCGAACTCCTGCTCGTCGATGCCGCCTTCAATTGCTCGGCGCAGGGCGTATGCCCGCAGCTCGGCGTGGTCCTGGACCTGCACCTCAACCTCGATAACGTGCGTACTCATTTCGATCTCCGTTCGCATGCAAGCAGGCGAGAAGGCGCACCTGTGGCGCCGATTGAATTGGTGCGGTTCGCGAGTGCTCTCTCCACCACCTCGCCCTACAGCCAGCTGGAGACTGGCGTCAGCGAAGCAGGTTTCCCTCCAACCGCACTGCATCCTTTGGGGTGCAGCAGAGCCGGCGGACGGGGGAATCCTTCCGGCTATCTCTTGTGTCTAGTACAGTCGCTCTCCTACAAGGCGCATCGCCTGCGCTTTCTCCTCCGCGAGAATGGCTGGCGTCCAGCTCACTCGACCGTCGATATGGACGTCGCCGACGCGCCGAATGATGCCGCAGACGCCATAGCCGGTGATGTACTCAGCGGCGTCGCGGATACACCATTCCAGCTGTACGTTGTCAGGACCGAAGGTTCCTGCGATCAGCGAATGCCGGCGTGAGCGGCGCATCCATCCAGTTACACGGTAACGGTGCGCCGAATACTTGTCGGCGATGGTGAAGGTTTCGCCGATATCAGGAACGCGCACTATCAACGCTCTGATGCTCATGTCAGTCCGCCCATGTCTTCGCGTCGGCGACCTCGCGCAGCGTTTCACTGATGGAGCCGGTCAGCATGGCGTGCTCGTCGCCAGTGTGGACGCCGCGCTCCTTCAGTTGCACCTTCTGCCGCTGCATAATCAACGACAGCGAAGTCATGATCTGCACCTGATTTCTCAGGATCAGGATCTCAGCTTTGCTCGCTCTCATGTCAGTTCGTATCCTTCTAGGCCGCCCGTCATGACGTGGGCCTCGGTGTTGCGGTAGACCTTCGCGAGTTCGCGCAGGTGCGGCAGCTTGATCGCCAGACGCACCTGTTCAGCATCATCCGCGCTCGCATACTGCTGCGCATCGCTACGCCAGGGGCTCCACCGATTGAGCATCCCCATCGCGTTCATCTGATCCGTGAGGTACATCACGAGCCGACGTCCGCTGTTGTCAGCCGGAATGCCGTTCCACGTCGCAACCACGAACGTGTCGGGATTGTTGACGCGGGCGATGGTCTCGTCCGATGGTGGCTTGAAGCCTTCAGGAAACCGCATCGCTCTCTTCCTCGTGAGCTAGAAACGCGGTGATCGGGCCGTCCTCTTCGTCGAACACATTGACAATGTGACGCTCATCGCCAGCATCCACCGGGATCACAACCGTATAGGCGTCGCCATCGATGCTATCGATCTTGCCGATCGCGCCGGCACCGATCGTGTGCTCAATGTCCTCGTGGTCGGCACCCGTGGCCTCGACCAAGATGACGACGCTGTCGCCTACGGCAAACGCTTCTCCGAAGTCGTGAACCTCTTCAGCTTCCTCTTCGTCATCGAAGACGCCGTGAATGGTCATGGCCGGCGACAGGCTAACCTCCGGAAGATCAGGGTCGTCATACTGAGCGCCGGTGATGGGCACCTCACCATCCCAGTCCTCACGGACTTCGAGGCAGTCGTTCTGCATGTCCCTTGCGATCTGCATCGCCTGTTCCGGCGTATCCGCATGGATGTAAGCCGTTGCGCAGATCTTGATGTTGACGCTGTAGAGCTTCATCGGTGAAATCCCATGCGGTATGGTTCGGTGAGGAACAGGCCGACCGGAAACGATTGGCCGGCGGAGTAACAGTGCCTGTCGCGGCGACTGACATGCCCTTCGCCTGGGAAGAGCGTCTTGTCGTACCATTCGCGGTCAGTGCGATATTGCGGCGCATAGTGGCGCTCGGTGCCGTCAGCGCGGGGAGGTAGCGGATGCCGTGACCACGCGGGGACGTATTCCATCGTGAAGCGATGGGGATAGCGCCGCTTGGCTTCTTCGAATGAGATCGGTCGCATGGGTCACCACTTGTCGATGTCGGCGGACAGCAACTCACGACCCATCGGTCGACTGATCTGTCCGGCCAGTGCTGCGATGTCTCCCGCCTCCCAGCGGCCGACGAAGCGACCTTCGCTGGTAAGGAAGCCGTTCTCGTCGGTCCTGTTCTTGGCGTAGGGATCGGCATCGCCGAGCGCGGCGCGGACCCGCCAATGCTCCTTGAAGCCGCCGGAGTGGATCTCGCCATTGCGCTTGATGGCGACGCTAACCAGTTTTTCCGTCATGAAATCCTCCCGCCGCCGTACCTCGCCGTCAGTTCGGCTTCCCACTCCGCCTGCATCTGAGCGATGCAGCCCAGAACGTCGCGGGTGGAGCAGTCGACCGAATAGGCGTAGTCAGCGTGCATGTGGACGGAGTGCCAGCCTGGATAGGCCGACAGCACCTTGGTGTTGACCGAGAAGAAGGCGCGCCGGCCGTGCGGGCCGAGCGGTGCCTTGTGCGAATATTGGGACATCCGGCTGTCGTTGAACCGGTTGTCGGAGTAGATGCCGCTCATGACATCGGAGTCCCGATTTGATGGACATTGCCCGGCATCCACATGCGCCACGCTGCTGTCCATGCTTCGTGCGGGATGCCGAACTCGACTGCCTGCTCGTACATCCAGGCGCCGGCTTCCTTCAGCGCCATCTGGCCATTGTCGACCTTCGCGAACCCCTCTCGCAGAATGGAGAGGGCAACCTGCGCCTTGTCCGTCATTTCGTTGGACCCGACGTGCGGATGGCGAGGATCTTGATCGGCGCCTGGATGTCGATGAACTTCAGCGCCTGATCGCAGTTGTGCGTCTCGAAGGTCTTGGTCTTGCCGCTCTCGATGTAGACGATCTCGATTTTCATGGCTCAGCCTCGGCTGCGTGGACGGTGTGGGTGTAGGTCTCTTCGTTGTGTGAGCCGAGAACCTCGGCCCAGTCGTCAATGACGGCATCGATCACGGGGATCAGCCGGAGCGGGATGGGTGCGTGGATCGGATAGCTGTCCGGGCCTTCGCCGGTGTCCCGCATCATCTGAAGCCAGGCTTGCGCCGCCTCGCGGGTGGCTTCGCCGTACAATTCCTCGACGTTGGGTCCGTCGAAGTCCTCCGGCTGAGGGTGATGATCAAGCCATGCGATCAAGTCGCTGGCCTCTTCATCACTTTGGATGCAGATCATCGCGCTCACGAGTGCGCCGCCTCAGTGGTGATCGCCATGTCGAACATGCGGATGACCAGCGCATGCTGCTCTTCCCTCGGCTTCGACGTGTCGTCGTTGAGGTGGATGTAGCCGCGATATCCGAGCAGCCGCGCCGCCTGATCGAGCCGCCAGCCGCTGCGATGGAATGCGCCACCGACCTCGCCGGAGCGGCTGATCACGATGCGCTCCAATGCGCCGCCGGAGCAGAAACAGGAAGCGTTATCGTGTGCCGGGTGGATGGTTGCGCCGAAGTCGGTGCGAGCACCGGCCTTCTGGGTCCACTTGTTGATGTCTTGCAGCAGATCGCGAGCCGCAGTGAGGGCGGTGATCGTCTTCATGCCGCCAGCTCCCGCGCCTTGCCTGCATCCACGCTGTGGTCTGCAGCGACATTGATCAGATCGCGGAAGATGTTTTGGCGGTGCCAGCCAATTCCGGGAGCCGATCTGTCCCAGTTCGAATGATCGTCATGGACGTTCTGCAGGGATGTCAGCAGGTGCCGGTGCTGAGAGAACCATGACGGCAGAAACTCGTCGTAATTGGCGTCGTTGATGAATGTGAAGATCGCCGAATTATCGGTCTCGTCCATCTTCTTGAGGTATGGGCCGTCCGGCAGGAAGTGGCCGGCCACGCAGCAGCGGTCATCCGGGCCGCGATACAGACAGCGATCGTTAATGCCAGCGCTTGGCACTCTCGCCGTTCGCGATGGTCCGGCTGAGGTAGCGAAATAGTTGCAGGCCTCGTCAAAGACTTCCTGCGCGGTCGGGGTGTGATCGAAGAGGAATGGCATGTCAGTGCTTTCTGCCGCGCATCAGGGCGAGCCGCCGGGCGCATTTGGGACAGGTGACGAGGGGTTCGATGCAGGTTGACCGGGCGCGCTGGTCGCCCGTGTCGCAGATCATGTCCGACTGCTCGGACTTGGGGCCGGTGAAGCCATAGACCAGCCGCTCATTGGCACTGAGGGCGTAGTGCAGCATCACGCGGCCTCCGCCATGGCGAGCCGAGGCGGAAGCCGATAGAAGCCGAACTCGGTGTCAGCGCGGACGAAGCCGAACTGGGGATACCAGTCGAACAGACCGGGAGTGCTCTGCAGTGTGATGGGCAGATTGAGAGCGTCCATCAGCTCGCAAAGTTGACGCAGAGCGATGGCGCCGTTGCCCTTCTTGCCGCACGGAAGCCGGCGGAAGTTGGCGAAATAGTAGCAGGCATAGCCATTGCGGCCACGCTCGGCGTCGGCGGTCCATGTGACACCCAGTTGGTCATAGTGCCAGTTCCGGAGTCCGGCGACGATGTCATCGGTGTCGCAGACCAGTTGCACACGGCGCTTCATCAGCCTCGCCGCGAGACGCAGGCTCGCTTGCAGATCCCTGGCCTCGATTGTCATGGGGTGACCTCGGTGAGGTTGATGAGGTGGTCCTCGATCACGCAGTCCCGGTAGTGCTCGGGCAGCGTAACCATGGGAAATTCGTAGACGCCGAGGTCCATATCGAAGTCGTCGGCAGTCAGCTTCTCGTGTTCGAGGGTCAGTGCGACCGCACGCTGCGGAGTCTCCGCAACAACGAAGCAATCGACCGGCTCGTCCATGTCGGTTTGTCCGCAGACCTGATAAAAGGGCATCAGACGACCTCCGGCTCAGTGTCCTGTGCTTCAGCCTTTGCCATCTCAATGGCGCGGTCGAAGGTCTTCAGGATGGCTTCGTGCGGAGTCATACCCTCAACCGCCCACTCTCCGTCGTTGACTTTGACGAATGAGTCGACGCCGTACAGATCCACGGCTGCCTGTTGCAGAGCGGTGCGACTATCCCACGCGGCGACGCAGCTCGGGCTGGTCTTGTCGATCGCACCGCCTGCACAGAAGCAGACCGCAGAGTGAGAATGAGGTGGAACGCCGTTGCCGCTGGCGTCCTTTGCATAGTCGTGTTGCGTCCATTTGACTGGATCGGCGATGATGGCGCGAGCGCTGATCAGGGTCTCGACGGTCGCACTCATGACGCATGGCTCCAGCCGGCCGGCGTATCGACAATCTCGATGGCGCGGTTGAAGACGTTGACGATGGCGCGGCGCGGCGCTTCGTCCACCTCGTGTGTTCCGTCGTTGAGGTCTACGGGATAGCGGCAGTCGTAGAGATCCTGTGCGGCCTTCCGCACAAATTCCCAGGCCTCATCGCCGATGTTGTTGTTCGGAGCGCTGCGGTTGACCGCACCGAGGGCGCAGAAGCACTGCGCATCGGGATCGTCGACGTTGCAGGCGTTACCCTTCGAGTCGATGGCCAGATTGTGGGTTGTCCACGTCATGGGGTTGGCCACGAGGGTGCGGGCATCGATCAGGATTCTTCTGATGCGGGGATTGGTGGTCATTGCTCTCTCCGGTTAGTGCGAAGCGCTCGCTGCAATTGTTGGCGGGATCTCAGCTCCCGCCGGGCTGCTCAGGATCTCAGCTCCTTCGTGGGCTGGAGGCTTACGTGCCTCGAACGGCCGGATGTTTTGTGACCGTGGCGTGGTCGTGCGTCAGCGTGGAAAGGTCGGGCAATGGTTGCGGGACCGTGGCTTGAATAGGCTGCACCGAAACATAGGGGTGCTATGTGAGTTGGCTTGACCGGTGGCCACCGCCGGCACGGTATGAACGCACGCTCAAACATGGCGGCGACAGATGGCAGCGCTCACCAAGCGCCCGGTACTGAACCGATGTCGTTGCGGTGATCTTCTCGGCATAGCTTTCTCCTGTCAGTGCGAAGCGCTCGCCGCATTTTCAGCGGCGATTTCAGCTTCGGCTTGGGAAATGGCGAGGTTGATGCAGTTCACGATCGCCGTGTGGGGATCATCCTTGACGCGCAGGCGGCCATCGTTGATGGCGATCGGCTTGGGGTATCGATAGAGCTGCTCGGCGGCCTTCTCGATGCGGCTGAAGGCGCCGCCGTTTGTATGCGAACCCTTCTGCGCCACGACTGACGCGCCGAACACGCAGAAGCAGACTGCCTCCGGCTTGAAGGGGTCGATTACCTTGCCTTGGGCATTGCGGGCGCATCCGCCCTGGGTCCAGGTCAGGGGGCTGGACACCATGCGATGGATCTCACGCAGGATGCTCAGTTCAACGGTAGCGGTCATCGGACTCTCTCCTTCAGCGCGGAGCGCTCGCCACTCTCGACGGCCTCGGCTTGCATTTGCATTGGCGGCGACATGCATTTGCACCATGCGCTTTCGAAGCGCAAGTGAAAATGCAAACATACATTTGCCGCAGTTGTGTGGGATAAGGGATGCTTCCAGAGACGCTTCAGGCGGTCTCTAAATACCTACGCAAGGGGCTGAAAAGCCCAAAACAATTCCCGAATAATTCGGGTCGTAATTCCCCAGCCGCGAATTAATTCGATCGCCGAGGGGATTTTTCGAGGGCCGCCGGACAGAGCAAACCCCAAGGGGAAGAGCCAGCCGGAGAGAGCCACGCAGATGCCAGACCCAAGGGTGGCATCGACAGTATCGAGGTCGTCGCGCCTCACAAACCAGCCAGAGACGAAAGCGCAGAAAGCCCCAAATTTCCTGGGCCGCCCGCGCTAACCGGCCCCAAGAGAGACATACCGTAGGAGGGGCATAGACAGGGTACAGAGCCGGTCCCATTGAACTGGGGGACAGGTAGCTCATGTGGCCGTAAGCCTCACTACAGAGCCAGAACAGCACCTGTGATTAGGCTTTCAGCGAGAACAAGCTGATGGTCCGTCATCAACTTCTTACCCTCGCCATAAAAGGCGAATTGCAATTACGGGGTATTCTCAGGCCTCAAACACAAGATATGGTGGGTCCAAGAGATCAATCGCTACTCGGATACTCCAAACCCCGGTCTGGTATATGCCTGAAAACTACATCTTGCGTGACAGAGCTTCTGCCTCGGCTGCTTCGTAGCCATCCAGCACGCGCTGACCCTGACGACCGGCCCATGAGCGTGGCTTCCCTTCGAGGAAGCCGGTCTGCCCGATAAGGTGGTCGAGCGATACGGTGCCGGTCTCCCGGCGTTTGGTGATGAGGTCGTCAGACGATGGATTGGTCATAGAGCGAACCATACCACGAAATGGGTGACGCGGTCATACCGATCGGGCGGACCGGTGACGATGAGGGGAGTGCGACCCAGCTTCTCGAGTCGTGTTGCGAGGGCTTGGGCTGATGCCTCGGAGCGGAATGGTTCAATGCGCATGGCGGATCTCAGAACTGATGCAGCCAGCCGGCGAAGTGCCAGCCGGAGACTGCGACGATGGACAGGATGGTTGCCTCGATCGCGAGGCGGCGGATCTGAGCGGACATGGGTCAGCTCCGATTGCGACGGCGCATATCGGCACCGGTGATGACCGCGTCTTCGAGGTCGTCCGTGTAGTAGGCGGATGCCTCGTTATCGCGGATGTCGGCGAATGCGACGCGCCAGTCCCCGCCGGGGGAGCGACGCAGCGACATGCGGTTGATGGAGAGACGTTGACGTGCTTCAGCCTGGGTCATCATGGACACACCTGTGGCGTTGGGAGAGTCGATGGTTTCGGAGAGGGGCAGGTGACGGTCAGGGCACGGATCGAACGTGCATGGTAGCCATCCGGCGTTTGCGACCACATTGCCTGTTAATCAGGACGTACCTTCACGCCTGACCGTCACCTGATTGGAATTAGAGGGAGGGCGCGCCGCGCATCATGGGGCCGAGCCAGCTTCCGATCTTGCCGGACTTGTCGAGCTTGCCGACCCGTCCGAGGGTATGCTTCAGCCGGATGACCGGCAGGGGCCTCGCCTTGACGTGCGAGGGGGGAGGGGTGAGCTTGGCGCCGTTGTGCAGATCCCAAGCGGTTGCGCCGCCTTCGATCCAGACCAGCCGGACATTGCGTCCAGCCTTGACGAACTCACGCGCCAGAGCCCGCGACATGACGTAGGTCAGCCGCTTGCCGTGGTTGTCGCGAGGGGTGAGCCATGCGCCGTCGTGGTGGACTTGGAGGAACACGTTGGGCGATGGGAGCATGGCGCACCTCTGGCGTCGGGAGAGTCGATCCCTGCCGACCGGATTGCCGGCAGGGGTGGCGATGGGTGGATTAGGCCGCGATGGCCTGTCCGAGGTCAGCCAGCGACTTGACCGTGGTCTTGGCCTTGTCCTTGGCAGCCGGCGCCGGGACAGTGGCAGGCGGTGCCGGAACCTTCGTCATGGCCTGCACGGTATCGGCAGCCACAGCGCCTTCCTTGAGCATGGTCAGGCCGCGGATAACCGCGTCATGGCGCACGCCGGTTTCCTTGGTGTCCTTGGTGAGCTTGCTGATCATGCTGGCCAGCAGCTTCTCGACCGACACCGGCACGTAGGGCTTCTCGGGCTGGAAGTCCCAGAACGGGTTGCCCATGGCGTCGCCGAGGCGCGTCTTGCCGGTCTTGATATACTGCACCTCTTCGTTGTCGAATGCGACCGGGCCGAACTCCTCGAACCATGCCTTGACGGCATTCTTGCGCGTCATGTTGGGCAGGCTGTCGAGCAGCCGGGTGATGAGGCGCACGTCCTTATGCTTGCCGACATGCTGGAGGATCGAGCACGCCGCGACGTGGGTATCGCGCTGCAATTCGTCGCCGCGCTTCTTGATGCTATCGAGCGCCGTTTCGATCGCCTTGACCGAGGTCAGGAGGGTGATGACAGACGGAGTCGTAGCCTTGACTGCGGTGGTCTTAGACATGGGAAGTGTACTCCATTGGGTGTGCGGTATGGCTTGATTGCCATCCGGGCAAATGCACCGTGTGGACTTGCCGAGATGGCAAAGCACAGACAGAGTCCGAGCGCGGGTTGAAGCGACGCTCGAACTCTGTTGGCTTAGGGATAGGGGTTTTTGTGAAACAGGGAGTCGGACAAGGCTAGTTCAATGGCCACATTTCCAAGCGTAAGCCCCACGCAAACGGCGTGGCGAAAGCGATACGTTTTGGCCTATGGTCAAGCTATGAATTGAGCGCTGTACCTGTCAGAAAATCGAATTGCCCAAAGCTTGGCATTGCAACAGGGTTTCGATTTTCACGGTTTGCACCACGCCATGAGAGGCCTAGCAGTCTATCGTCTCGCAATAGATCGCCGCATGAAATGCATGGAAACAGGATTGGTTACCTGCCCGTACAAGGTTCATGGCGTAATGTCCGCCCGCGTTGCTACCGGCTTACCTAACTGAATAGGGCTTTCCGATAGTATTCATCCGACTCGTCGTCGGCCGCGTCTCATGCCCGCGCGAAACTCGATTGCCCTAGTGGCCATTGAAGGCCATTGCCTGCCAGTCTCATTGCATCCCGCCGGAAACCTACGCTTGCGCGTGTCCGCCATTGGTCCGCCTTGCACTGCACGGATTGCTTTCGCTCACTACTCAATCTGTCATGCCCCCTAGGGGGAACGCGACTAGGCGCTCATGACTTCATTTTCGCTACTGCATACTTGCAACCTAGCAACCTAGAACAATCTCCTTTCGCCTAGCCTCTATCCCGCAGATGGGAGGGAAGCGTCACCGCTTGCCCCTAGAGAGTGGCCGCCGTGGCCGCCGCGTCTCTCTCTTGAATTCAATCTATGGGTACACAGACAGGAACGCAAATGAAAATGCTAAAATAATAAGAGTAGAGAAATCAATGACTTAGAGCAGGAACAAATTCCATTTTCATTCGAAATCAGAGAAAAGCGCACGCCTTCGGACAAAGATTGTTGAATGATTTCAATGGCTTGTGAGAGTGAAAACGATTCCGTGCGCTCGTTATCATTTTCCTGCCCGTGAACCCTTGGAACCCGAAAATAATTGCATCACGAAACTGTGAGTGAAAATGAGAATGCAATTCTTGACAGGAATACAATCAAGGAAAGTGAAAATCATCCTAGCCTTCTCAGAACATTATCCTAGGTGCAAGTCGTTGATAACATTGAGGTTTTTTTTATTGAACATGGCCCCCGGTGTTGGCCAACACATCCAAACTTTGCATCTCCAAAAGACCATTTACGAGCCGCCTCTTGCATCCTGTGTCCATTTGTGATAATGCAAATGCAAGCGCATCGCTTCACAGGAGAGTAAAATGCCCCGCGGCCGAGAACCCGAAGATCACACAGGCAAGGTCTATGGAGGCTGGCTGGCGTTGCGCCGCGGCCCTGTCGTAGAGCCATCCATCAATGGGCAGGCGATCCCTTGGCTGTGCGCCTGCATCGACTGCGACCACGAGCAGTGGATCATCCCTGGTCAGTTCAAATACGATCGGGGCCGCCTGAAGTGCGTGGGCTGCGTGACCATCGAGCGCGATGCCCGAGACAGGGATGCCGCCAATGAGCGAGCGGCGCGGCGTGCTACGCACGAACTGAAGATGAAATCGCGGGCCGACGAGGTCAGCATCGATCCTGCCGCATTCGCCGCCATGGGTGATCAGGCGCGGCTGCACGGCGCCGTGTTCGACCTCGACACCGGCGCGGCGCTACGCGCCTATGAAGAACAGAAGGGCCGGTGCTCGGCGACTGGCACGCCGCTGCGGCTCAATGACCTGCCGAAGATGCCCCGCACGGCGATGCTCGACCGGCGGGATGACACGCTGCCGTACCGCGAAGGCAACATCCGCTGGATCCACCGCGACATCCACCGGCTGTTCTCGGTATTCGGTAAGTCGCACGGGCTCGATGTCGCCCTGGCGCTGGCGACACACACGCCGCTGCCGCACGCGATAGGTTGGCCGGCCAGCAACGACAACGACGAGGTGAGGCAGCAGCTCAAGAACGCCAACGCTGAGGCCAAAGAAGTCGCGCTGCGACGTGGTGCGCAGGTGCACCCGCGTGTCGCCGCCATCAAGTCCGCGTAGCTGTCCCAAATTTGTATACACATTTGGGACAAACAGGGGGGTGGCCTTGGAAAAGACCCCTCCCTATTCGGGAGGTTCACCGTCGCGCGGCGCTGCCTAAAAGGCCATTTGCTGCTATGTGGGCGCCATGAAGAAGATGACGAAGAGGCAGGCTGAGAAGGCTGCCACCCTCAAGGCGAAATGGGATGCGGTGCGGGAGAGGCGGGCCGCGTGGCGCAAGGAGCGCGTCGAGTTTCGAGAAGCCGAGGAATTGCGCAGGGTCGCGCGAAAGCAGGCTCAGGATGAGCAAGAGCGGCGAGGGCTTCGCCCTGAAGAAGACGGAACTCCGCCGGCCGCCACCGGTTGATCCGGCATGTCCTGGCATGCGTCCTTTGCCGAACCGGTGCCGCTTCCTGATGGGGGCAGCATCCGCACGCTTGCCGACGCCCGCGACTTCATCCTCAAACTTCCGCCCAAGACCCAGAAGCTCACGGTGTGGCAGACCGCGACTGAGGCGCTGATGCTTGCCGCCAATGGCGGGCCGGCTGATTTCGCCAGGATCGGCCTGATGCAGGCGCTCCATCCGAAGGGGGAGCCGGTCTATCACTCCCGATCCAAAGACCCTGTCTGGCGCAACCGACGCAAGCTGATCCGCGATCAGTGATCCGTTAACGGTCCACGACGCCGGCTGTGATCTGTTGACGGATCAGAAGCCCTCCTCGACCCGCTTGGCCCGTGCAATCTCCTTGGCGATCCGCATCGCTTCCTCCCTGGTGGGCAGGCCGCTGATGGCGCGCCGGCCGGGATTGTCATCGAACTCGACAAAGGTCGAAACGCGGACCTCAAAGCGGTCGATCTGGTGCTTGTCCTCGATCAGCCGGACGTGCGTGTAAGGCTTCGGAGTAGGGAGCGCCATGGGTGTCGCAAACCAAGAAATGAACGAGTGGGGTATGTTCGATTGCCCGACATACCATGTCTGAAATTCAGACATCCCATGTCTGATAATCGAACATCTTGTACCTTTATATTATAACCCAACCCTAGAAACAGGAAGATTCCCCCTACCCCCAAGGGGGCTGGCTGCGCTGATATTCGCTGGATCGTGGATATTCACTGCGCAGTGAATATGGCCGCCGAGAGATCGGCCAGAACCGGCAATCCAACCGGCAAAGCCAGCGCGCCGATCGGCGCCGAGCCCCTGGGCCGCAGCCAGATCAGCCGGCCGGCAAACCGGCAAACACATCGGCCAAGTTGTATCTTGAAGGGAATCAACCCTCTAGATTGTAAATGCGCATTAGCATTTGCATTCTCTTGACAAATGCAAACCACCCCTGTATGAAAAAGGGAAGGATCGGCGCACCTCGCGATGAGGGAACTGGTCCCCAACTGCCCCGCGATCGTGGCCTGGCTATCAACCAGGACATTGGGCGGTGTCCGGCCCCGCAAACCCCATGCTGATCCAGTCCGCCGCTTCAACGCCGCGACTGTGAGGGCAAGGCGACATGAGGTTGGCACGATCACGGGCTGCTCCCGATCGGGAAGAGTTTGTCGGTCTCGGCATTTCTTCCCGATCGGGATTTTCAATTTGCAGCGAGGGCTTCGCCCTACAGGAGAGAGAATGCCGCGTTACTTCGCCGCCGCCATGTTCGGACTGTTTCTGCCCGTTGCCGCGGCCCTGCTCGCGATCGCCGCGTGGTTCACCCACGTCATCGTCTGCTTCAAGACCGCGTCCTGGGGGTTCCTCGTGGCCGGTGCGGTCTTCTTTCCGGTCGGCGTCATCCACGGCTGGCTGATCTGGCTCGGCATCGTGTGATGCCATGGGGTGACATCGAGTTCCTGACCGCGATGGCGCGGCTGGTTCTCTACCTGCTGCTCATCACGAGCGGCGCTCTCTTCATCGGCACCATCGGGTGCCTCCTCTCCCACCACTTCGGTGACCCGCATGCCTGACAATTCAGCGCCCAACCAAGTCGCCATGTGGGCTGTGCTCTTCGCTCTGCTCGGCGCCACGGTCGGAAGCCTCGTCTCCACCTACCAGCTCACCAGCATGCGCTCGAAGGTTGAAGCGGCCTTCTGCATTCCAGCGGAGTAAGCGCATGACCAGCGTCCGCGAGGACTTTGAAAACCTAGTCGCCCACACCGCATTCGACCACCACCGGCTCGCTGAAAAGGACGCGATGGGCTCCCTGGAGCAGCTACTCGGCCCGCAGGCATACGCCGACTATCAGTCCGGCACCGGCCTCTTCCGGATCGGCATCACCATAGGTGAGCGCGAGAAGATCCTGACGGAACGTCGCAAGGAGGCGCGGGCTGCAGCGGGCGCTTCGCGCCAGATGAACATAGAGGCGGTCCGCTGCGTCATGGCGCGGCACGGCCTGCGCACCGCCGCGGAGTTGGACTTCGTCCTGGCCCTCGTGCCGGACCTCGCGGTCAAGATCGAGCAGGCGCGCCTCTTCGAGCAGGAGCCCAAGGATGGCTGAGAACGCCTTCGCCATCGGCTGCCTCGTCTTCGGTATCGGAATTATCTGGTTCTCCCTTGAGGGCTGAACCAACGAGTTAAACAGGAACCCGTTGCTCGCTCACTTCGGCAGCACGGGTCCACCCTTTCGGAGCCCGTTCATGTCCTTGCCTCCCCACGTCATGGTGCCCGCATACGAAGCGTTCGCGGAAGAGTTCAAGAACTGGGACGTCTTTCCCGCATACCACGGACCCCGTGGTCGAGACGCGGAGGTGATGCTTCAGCGCCGGCCAGCGATGTCGGTGTTTGATGGCCCAAACATCCCCAGCCAGATGGAAGAGCGCATCGAGCGCTTCGGTCCGATGTCAAAGGAAGTCGCCCACCAGATGATCCTGTTTCGGGCTCTGCAGGTCGCCATCATGGTCGCAATTGACCCAGGCCGCGCCGAGATGTCGCGCCGGGAAATCGCACAGCGCCGAATGGACGAGCGCCGCAACCAGCAGGCCTACAACATGACGTGGGACGTCGGAGTGCCGCGCCGCCGCGGCCGGCCGTAACTGTAGGGGAGAACGAAATGTCCGATGTCAAAATGGTGAGCGCCGCGATCGTCACGATCAAGGATGCCCCCGAGATGAGCAAGCGCGGTCGCAAGCTGGTCGCGAAGTGGCTGCGCCAGCAGGCCGACTTCCTGGAGAATGAAGGCGACAACCTCTCCAAGCGCTTCACCGCTCGCTACTGCTACGAGGAGTAGGCCGGCATGACCGGGGTCGAGATCGTTGAGACAGAAGTGCGCGTCGCCGTCACGATCTTCGGCGTCGGCCTGACCATTATCGTCGGCGTTCTGCTGCTGATGTCGATCGACCTCCTCGGCAAGGTCGCCGCGTGGCGCACGGAGCGCCAGGCCCAGCGCGACGCGGACCGCAACAAGCTCTTCGAATACATGCGCCGACCGCGGCACGAGCACCTCGCTCGTTTCCTGGCCCGCTACCACGGCTACTCGGAAAACGAGTGGAAGAAATTCACCCCGGAGGCTGTCCGCCTGATCCTTCAGGACACCCCCGACTACTTCGTCCGGAGGCCGTGACCTTGACCGAGTGCATCAGAACGCTGTGGGCCTTCATCACAAAGCTTGAACCGACATCGAGTGTCGGCCTCAAGGCGGCGCTTCAGGAGCGTTTTGGCGAGGGCGTTGTTGTCTTCGCTCCGTTCTCGCATCCCGAGTTCGAGAAGTCGATTGTCGGAGAAGTTCGGATCGACACCGATCAGATCGCCGATGCTGAACTTCCCGGATGGGCAGCCTTTCCGCTGAAGATCGAAAGCAACATCGTAAACACCGAAGGTTGGGAGACGCATCGCGTCCGCCTACACGGAGACCCATCATGAACAAGCGCCTGAAACGCCAGCTGGAGGCGTACCGCTTCCACGTCCGCCAGCGCTTCATGATCGACGGCGCCATCGGCTTTTCGCTCGCGTGGCTTATCCACGGCATGATCGGGTAGGGCGCTGATGCAGGAGATCTACGCAGCGGCCTTCTTGGCCCTCAAGGCGGCCTCCGGCGATCGGCGGCTGCCGTTGATCAATGCTTCGCTCCAGCGCGCCCAGGCGGCCCGCAGCAAGGGCCTGAAGCGCTTCTACGTCGATGAGTTCTATCGGAGTACCGAGGAGATCATCACGGAAATGGCGATGCGCGATGCGTGACAGCATCTCGACCAGCCCGAAGGCGATGCAGGCATTCCTGATGATCAAGTGGCTGGATCCGCTCGTCGGCCCAGCCGAGGCGCAGAGCTTCATGCTCTCCGCCAACGAGAACCTGCCGGCAGGAGAGACGCCGGTCGCTGCAATCAAGGAAGGTCGCATCCTCGATGTCGAGCGCGCTGTGAAGTGCCTCGCCGCCGAGAAGGGCATCTTCGACGCACCATGGCTCCCACCCGAGCCGCCCAAGAGGACGTGATGGAAGCTTTTTCGATGTTTGCTCTGGTTGATCGCGGTGATCCGTCGCGTCAGTTCTCGGCCCACGAGACCCGCGTCCTGCTCTGCAGCGGCGCCATGGCGGCGATCGCTCTTGCGGCCATCTTCGTGTTGTCGGTGTGGGCATGACGCCTCACCGAAATCAGCGCAAGCTGCTCCTCGCCGATACCCAGTGGATCGCCCAGCAGTACCAGGAAGCCTTCCTGCTGTCCGGTGACGAATGGTGGGTGAAGTCCTGGCAGGACGTGCAGCTCATCGGACGCCAGTTCGACCACATCGTTTTCCTCCGCCCGCATTACCAGGAGCCGACAGCGGCACGGGTTAATGCCCTCGAACAGTTCATCCGGTCGCTGCCAACGCGACTGTCGATGCACGGAATTTGCAAGATCATCTGATGCTCGAAACAGCAATCATCGTCCTCGCTGCGGCAATCGTCGCGGCGGCCAAGATCATCTCCTCCTCGATCGAGGAGGGTAATGAGCTTTTCGACGACTTCGCCGAGATGGTGGACGAGCGTCTCGCGGATATCGCGGAAGCCGTTCGCACGGATGCCGAGTACGGCACGATCACGATGAACGCCAACGAGATCCGCATCAACGCTCCGGAAGTGAAGATAGCGTGACCATTACACTCGGATCCTGGGCCATCCCAGGTGCAATCACAGCTCTGCTCTGGCTTTGGGCCGCGTGGCCCCGCGAGCCGAGTTACACCGGCGGATATTTCGACTTCGATCTCGGCGGCGTGTTTCGCTTCTTCGTCGGCGTGGCCGGAACGCTGCTGATCTGGCTCGTCTATTTCGCCACGCGGTTTTTCCTCGGCTAAGGCCGACACCACGGACCCACAACATGAAGATCTTGAGCGTGCTCGCGGTTGCGGGCGCGTTGCTGACGGCTGCCTTGGCGCCGGCCAGCGCGCAGACTGTGAAGATCAGCGAAGACCGGGGCGGCGTCATCGTCGACTTCGTCAAGAGCTATTCGAACCTCCGGGACAGCGGCGGCTCGCTCGTCATCGACGGCGACTGCATGTCGGCCTGCACGCTCTTCGTCGGCATTGTTCGTCCGGAGAATGTCTGCGCCACCGAGAGGGCGGCGCTCGGCTTCCATTCAGCCACTGCTTACAAGGGCGGCGATCGCAGCAAGCCGTATCACGCCGCAGAGTTTTCGGCGCTGATGTGGAACCTGTACCCGCAGAAGCTTCGCGAGAAGCTGACCCAGCTCGGCTGGCTCGGCGACGATCCGACGATCCCGCACCCGAACTTCGTCATCCTCAGAGGAAAGACGCTGTTCGAGTTCGTGCGCCAGTGCACCGGGGCGGATGCGCCATGACGCGGCAGGATCTCCCCTCGCACATTCAGATCGGCGTCTTCCGGTATGAGCTGGTCCACTGGCCGGCGGCGGAGGCCGAGGCTGTCGAGCAGTTCGGCGAATGCGACCACACGCGGAAGAAGATCAAGGTCCGAGACGACGTTGACGACGCGACCTTCGCGGAGACCCTCGAACACGAGATGGGTCACGCCTGCTGGTACGCCTGCGGCCTGAAGAGCCGCGCCACCGAGGAGCGAGTGATCTCGCTCTTTACCCCTTTTCTTATGATGGCCCGCAGGGACAATCCACAGATCTACGATTGGATCGAAGGAGTCCTCGCGCGGCCATGCTTTTCACCCAAGGCCAAGTGACATGCGTTCCGCCATTGTCGCTGACAGCAAGGCGCACGCATCCGCGATGATCGCCTGGCTCAAGCTCGACCCCACGATCTGGGAGCCCATCGTCTACGGGCAGGAGATCAAAGTTCTCTACCAGCACGCCAAGCTCGTGCGCCCTCTCGGCGGCATCGAGAAGCAACACGCCGATTGGGTGTTCGCCAAACTCGTGCCAAGCCTCACTGAGACATGCTCCACGCTGCCGCTTACGTGGCGCATCCCGCAGGAGCACGTCGACAACTGATCGGAAAGGTCAGATGAATAAGAAAGAACTTCTCGCTGCCTTGAAGCGACAGAACCATCGGCAAAAGCGCCGCGCCCGTGCCATCAAGCCGGCCGGCATTGCGGGGCTCACGAATTGGACGGCAGAGAATACGTCCAGTTGGTCCGCAGCAAAGGCTCAGGTGATCGCCGGCACAGGAAACGCCCGCTTGCTGTTCATCGGCAACTCAATCACTGCAGGATCCGGCGCCACCGGCGACACCACTGGAACGTACCAGAAGAACAACGCGGCTGCGGCATCGTACCCGACCAGGCTCGCCGAAATGCTGAACGCCTCGGCGCTGCCGGCATCCTGGAACTCGTTCATCGGCGGCCAGTACGAGTCCGACTGGCACGCCCACGACAATCGCATCGATATGGGAGGCTGGACAGATTACGGCCTTGGCTCCATTGGCGCGAACGTCCTCGCGGCGCTCGGCGAAACTGGCGTGAAGTTTTCGTTCACCCCGTCATCGGCATTCGACACTGTCGAAGTGCTGGGCATCTACAACGGTGAATGGGGTATCTATGTCTCCGTCGATGAACAGCCATCCGCCGCCAGCGTGACAATGTATAATTCGCAGCGCTTTGGCGACGCGACCATTTGCAGCCCCATCGATCTTGGCGAGGGTTACTCGACGATCAGCGTTGAGCACTGGGCAAATGCGGGCCTGATTAGCGGCCTGATCGCCTCGAACTCGCAGCGTCCTGAAGTGCTTGTCATGCGCGCCGGCTGGTTCGGCGCCACGATCGGCAATCTGACGGGCGCGACGCTCGGCGGCATAGAGGCACTTCGTCCGGACATGACGGTAATCGCCATGACCGTGAATGATCCTGCCACCGGAATTACCCCGGAAGACTTCAAGGCCCAATATCAGATGGTGATCGACGCCGCGAAAATATCCGGCGACGTCATGCTGATGATCGAGCCGCAGGGTGTCAACGGGGATGATCCGCTGCAGCTCGCCTTCGCGCAGTACGTGCGCGATCTTGGTTCGACCAACAACATTCCGGTTTTCGATATGGGTAGCCAGTGGCGGCCATACGCTGCCAACGAGCCGTTCTATTTTGACGGCATCCATCCGAATGGATCGGGTTACTCGGACATCGGCGCGAAGCTTGCGCCTGTCTTTCTACAATAGCATCCCCGGAGCTTAGCAGGGAGCGGCGCTAGACACGCCGACCGTCTGTGATGCCCGGACAGCCGCGGGGGGTTCCTCCTCCTCCTTTACCTCGCGGCACTCAGGGCACAAATCAGCTTGCTGCAAAACCCTGAGACCATTTCGTAAGCCCCGACTGGTCACTGCGACGCATACCATCGGGGCAAGAGATCAGGTGGTTTCACGGCCCCGGTAACGGGTGTCCGCTAGGCAGGATAGCCAGTAGGCCTGCGACCTGAGTGATCGACTTCTGGATTGGATCACTCCCACCTGTGCGATCGACCGAAACAGGCATCTCCATCGACCGAAAGGGCAGGAGACCAAAGTGCGGTCGATGGGGGTTGCCTGCGGGCGCCCCCTTAAATTTTTGCGGTGCCTGCCGATCGTCAAATGAAAGAAGGACATAGGGGTGGCAGGTTAAATGGGGCCATGTTCCAAGCCGTGGAGTTTTGGGTTGTAGCTCAGTTGGTAGAGCGCCTGATTGTTAATCAGAGAGTCGCAGGTTCGAGTCCTGCCTTCCCAGCCATAGTGAGCCCTGAATAGGCGCTGTCGAATCCCCAGCCCGCGGTGACTCCGCGGCTACGACAGACCATCAGGCCGCCCGGACGCGCCGCTAGTCAGGCGCTGTCACGCATGAGGGCGGGCGCTGTTGGGGAGCAGCAGGCAAGGCGGTTGAGTCCGTCATCCCACCAAATTCATCAACACATCGGCGAGCGTAGGTCGCGGCCAGGTCTCCAAAACCTCGGTCAGAGGGTTCGATACCCTACGCCGGTGCCAATCTTCAGGACATACATGTTCGGGCTTCTCACACTCATTCCCGGCTTCGTGTCGGGTCTTCTCACATGGCTGAATAAGAAAGCCGATACCGATCTCGAAAAGTTCAAGACGGCGATCGGCGGCGACGTCCAGCTGAATGTCGCCGAGCTGCGCTACAAGGTCGAAGTCGCCCGTATGGCGGCCGATATGCGCAAGGACGATCGCGAGCACTGGTTCACCGCGTGGATGGTGCCTGTCACCTTCGCGGTCTTCCTCCTGCACATCGCGGCTATCGTGTTCGATAGCATACCGATGTTCGGCCACGAGATCGGCTCCTGGCAAATCTCCAGGCTCCCCGGCATCTACGAAGGCATGCAGGCGAACATCGTTCTGACCGTATGCGGCGTGGCCGGCGTCTCTTCGCTGAAGAAGATCTTTTCGAGGTAACATGAAATCCATCAACGAGTTCAGCTTCAGCGCAGATGTGCTGGAGTCCAAGATCCCTGTGATCGTCAAGTTCGAGGCCAAGTGGTGCGCGCCGTGTAAGGCGATGAAGCCGGTCCTCGACGCTGTCGCCAAGGAATATGAAGGCAAGGTCGCCTTCGTCACAGCCAATGTCGATGAAGTGCCGCTGGTTGCCCAGCGCGTCCGCATCGCCCAGATCCCTGCACTCGTTCTGTTCGAAGGCGGGCAGGTGAAGGCCACGAAGACGGGCGCATCAATGCGGTCTCAGATCATCGACTGGATCGACACGGCGCTTCCCGGCGCTCGGGCGAGCTGACAAATGTCGATGGACGCGGCTTCTTACGGTTTCACCGTCGACCTCGAAAACGAGACGCTGCACTTCACCCACGGATACTCGGTTCCTATCACTGCCATGCTCGATCGGTTTGGCGAGGACACCGAGGATCTGAAGGAGGTGGTCTTCATCGAAGCTTTAGTCCCGCCTGACAGCTGGCTGATGCGCATCAACATGAGCGATCTCGTTGAGGACGATCTGATCCTCACCACGCACTGATCCAAGAGCAACAACAATGACCGATTTTCCTGCCCGTCGCCGGGGTCGCCCGACGAACGAAGAGCGGGCTGCGCGCCAAGAAGCGCTCAATGCGAAGTCCGAAAAGGATACTGCCGAGCAGTCGTTTCTCGATGAGAAGCTGAACCAGCCGTATCGCAAGCGCCGCTCCGACGCCAAACTCAATCCCGACGAAGACACCCTGCGCCTGCTGTTCGAGCTGGCGCGCCTGTTCTGTACTCAGGACGAGGCCGCCGCTGTGCTCGGCGTCACCAAGCGCACCCTAACCACATTTTTCAACGAGTTCCCGGAGAGCCGGGAAGCTTGGGACGACGGGCAGCAGGGCGCGAAGGTTTCGCTCCGCCGCAAGCAGCTCACCCTGGCTGACAAGAACGCGCCTGCCGCGATCTTCCTCGGCAAGAACTACCTCGGCCAGAAGGACGAGAGCACCACGAACCTCAACGTGACCAAGGACGTCAAGAAGATGTCCGAGGACGAGTTGCTGGAAATCGCCGCTCGCGGATCGAAGCCCGAGGCTCCGAAGAAGGACAGCGTCCACTAGGTCGCGCCTTCAGCACCTTTTCACCCAAACATTCCAATCACCAAAGAGAGCATCGACAAAAACGATGGCCAGTCCAAAATTTCGTAAGGGTCAGTGGCGTTCTGCCGGCAGCCGCAAGCCCATCCTCCAAGTTCTTGAGCCGGCCATGCCTGGCTCGCTCGACAACAAGACCTGGGTCGGCTTCGGCGTAAAGCCGGGATCAACCGTTACCGTCTATAAGGACGGCACTTCCGCAGGCACTGCCACCGCCGACTCGTCGGGCAATTGGTCATATGCGTTCGCATCGGCGCCGGCCGGCGGCGCGGTGATTACCTGGGCCGGCGTGGTCGACTCCAAGGTTTCGGTTGTCCCACGCACCCCTGTTGCCCTCGGGTCTCTGACCCTGTCGGCGTCGACGTTCGCGGAAACCGCTGCTCCGGGCACCGTCATCGGCAACATCGTCGGAAAGACGTCCGGATCGATCCTGACCATCTCGCCGAGCGACGGTCGAGTGACCTTCAATGCAGACCAGTCTGCACTCGTGGTAGGCATCTCGGCATCGGAGCCTGGTACTGTCAACTACACGATCAGCGAAACCAACGCCCTCGGCACCAACTCGCCGAAGTCTTCGGTCGTCGCAGTCACCACCACCGTGGCACTGCAGGCTCTGAACGCCCGCTTCGTCGCGGAAGGTGACAGCATCACCGCCGGATCGAACGGCCCGACCTGGCTCTGGCAGTTCATCAACAAGACCCGTGGCCGGTTCTTCCTGCCCTATGGCTACAACAAGGCCACCGGCGGAGAGACCGCTGCAGCTATGGCCGGGCAGACCGCGACTGTCGTCGGTCTGTCGCCCATGCTGGTCTCATTGCTTGCCGGCACCAACGACCTCACCGGCAGCGCCGACACGCCGGCCGTGATCTACAATAACCTGAAGACCTGCTGGAAGGCCTACATCGACGGCGGCGCCAAGCATGTCATCGCGATCAAGGTTCTGCCGCGTAGTGACGCAACGTGGAATGCGCTCTCCGCCGCTCGTAAGGCTGACCGCATCGCGCTCAACGATCTGATCGGAAGCTTTGCGACCGACCCGGATCTCGCGGCCTACAAGAGCAAGATCCACGTCGTTGACTTGGAAAGCACCATTGTTCCGGCAACGGACATGGGCGACTTCCTTCACCCGAACTGGCTCGGCGCAATCAAGCTCGGCGACGGAATTGCGGCTGTCGCAAACACGCTGATGCAGCAGACCGCGACGCTGAATGACCTGTATCTCGATGCGAGCAACCTGCTCGTGGGAGTTGGCCGCAACCCGGCGCTGACCGGCACGACCGGCACCAAGTCCGGCACGACCGCTCCGACCGGCGAGGTGGCCGACAGCTGGACGCTGACGGAAAACGGCGCCATGACGATCGTTGCCTCGAAAACCACGCAGAACGGCGCTGCCGCTCAGAAGATCGTGGTCTCCGGCACGAGCAATGCGGCTGGCCGTCTGGTCAACTTCCAAAACACCGCGGCCTATTCCGGCGCTGCCGGTGATCAGGTCGAAGCGTGCATCGACTTCACCCTCGCTGCGGGTCACACGGGTCTCCGCGCCCTGTCGCTATCCTGTGACACCGCTCTGTCGCCCAGTTCGACTGCAGCCGTCGTCATGGACGGAGCGGGCGCGCTGTCCGGCACGTTGCGCACGCCCATCAACACGCCACTGGCTGGCACCGACACCTCGACGAGCTTTCAGGCTTACCTGACGTTCGCCGCTGGCGCTGTCGCTGCCGATGTGACCTTCGGACGTCCTTACGTTCGCAAGGTGCCCGCCGGCCAGTAAGGCCACGAGAACAAGTCCCCCCTCGGGATCAGACGCTGCAGCTGGACATCTAGTTACCCAGTGAACGTCTGACCGCACCAGGAGTCATGAGCACATGACGATCCGCTAGGCCAGCGGGCGTGGGGTCTTCCTTTTTCACTCTGCCCAAGTCGCCGCTTCGGGGGCGTTCGCCGCAAGGCCGCGGGCGGAGTCTAAACTTCAACTGAAAGTTCACCGTGCTCGATCTCACCGACGTCTCACCCGAGGCGGCGGCAGCCGAGGTATTGCATCGCCGTCGTGGCCGCGAAAACCTCATCGACTTCACCACTTACACGCTCCCCAAATACTACGCCGATCCCTTCCACCACATCGTGGCGAAGAAGCTTGAGGCTGTTGAGCGGGGTGAAATCAAGCGTCTGATGCTCTTCGCGCCGCCTCGGCACGGAAAGAGCGAGCTGTCGACCCGCCGCTTCCCGGCCTATTACATGGCCCGGAACCCCCACAAGAATGTCATCTCGGCTTCATACAACGCCGACTTCGCCACCGGCTTCGGTCGTAACGTCCGCGATATCATCAAGGGCGAGCAGTTCCAAACGCTCTACCCCGATGTCCGTATCCGAACCGACCAGCGCGCCGCAGACGATTGGCAGCTGGAGCAGGGCGGTCAGTATTACGCGGTCGGCGTCGGCTCGGGCACGACCGGTAAGGGCGCCCATCTCTTCCTCATCGACGATCCGATCAAGGATCGAAAGGAAGTGGAGTCGCCAGGTTTCCGCGAAGACCAGTGGGCCTGGTATCGAGACGTCGTCTACACCCGTCTCGAAGAAGACGCGGCAATCGTGCTCACGCTCACGCGCTGGCACTACGACGACATCGCCGGCCGCCTTATCGAGCTGATGAACGACGGCAAGGGTCTCCCCTGGGAAATCCTGTATCTGCCGGCGCTCCCGTACACCAAGTCGATCACCAAGGAAGACGGCACCAAGGAGCTGATCCTCAACGATGACGGCACGGTGCCCGGCGATCCGCTGCGGCGCATGCCGAACGAGCCATTGGCTCCCAACCGTTTCTCCTACGCCGCTCTGATGGATCGTCAGGACGTTCTCGGCGAGCGGTCGTTTGCGGCTCTCTATCAGCAGAAGCCGATGTCCGACGACGGCGGCATGTTCAAGGCCTCGTGGTTCGAGATCGTGAATGAGCTGCCGGCCAAGCGATCGGTCGTGCGGGCTTGGGATCTCGCGGCATCGAAGGACGGCGACTACACGGTCGGCGTCAAGATGTCCAAGGACTCTGCTGGCATCTTCTACATCGAGAACGTCATCCGCATGCGCGACACGCCGCTGGCTGTCGAGCGAAAGGTCTTCTCGACCGCAGCAGAGGACGGTCGCTCCACGCAGATCTTCCTTCCGCAAGATCCAGGTCAGGCCGGCAAGAGCCAGGCCCAGAGTTTCATCCGCCGGCTCGCCGGCTATAACGTCAAGGCAATCCGTCCCACGGGTCCGAAAGAAACGCGAGCGTCCGCATTTGCGGCGCAGTGCGAAGCGCGAAACGTCAAACTGGTCAGAGGCAGCTGGAACCAAGCGTTCCTCGACGAGCTGGAGCTATTCCCGCTCGGTGTCAACGACGACCAGGTCGATGCCGCGTCTGACGCATTCAACTCGCTGCTCGGCCCCCGTCGCGCCGTGATCCTTGACTGGTAATGTCAGGACACACCAGAAATGGTCGATATCGTTTACACCCCGTCTCCACAGTCGGGTAATCCCGGCGAACTGTCTTCGGCAGCCGCCACCATGCGGGAGCGCACCGCGATGCTCCGCGCCGTCTATGGCGGCACCGAGACCATGCGTGCGCAGGGCAAGAGCTTCCTTCCGCAGTACGAGAAGGAGAGCGACCTGCGTTACAATGCGCGGCTCGCTTCGACCTTCGCGTTGAACAAGCTGCGCGAGGCTGTGGACGCTGCGTCAGCCAAGCCGTTCCGTACGCTGCTCAAGCTCACGAACTCAACGCCCGATCTCGACCTGTGGCAGCAGGACATCGATCTGCAGGGCAATCACCTGCACGTCTTTGCCCACCAGATGTTCAACAACGGCTTTCTGGACGGCATGTCGCACGTCCTGGTCGATCACCCTGACACCTTCAACATGAAGAACCTCGCCGAGCAGAAGCAGTCCGGCGCTCGTCCTTTCATGAAGCTCTACAAGGTGGACGACGTGGCGGCTGCCTATGACGAATACGTCGGCGGCGACACCAAGACTGTCCACGTCCGCATCCGCGGTCAGCGCTCGGCGCGTGAAGGCTTCAAGGAAGTCCTCTACAACCAGATGCGTGTGATCGAGGTCGACCCCGGCAGCACCAAGGGCATCGTTCAGCTCTGGGAGCAGAAGGCGACGTCCGGCGGTTCGAACTGGGACTTTATCGAAGAGACCCCGATCGAAATGGCCGAGGTGCCGTTCGCCACGTTCTATGCCGGTGAAAAGGAAGCCGACTATCTCGTGCGTCCGGTGTTCATCGATCTGGCCTACAAGCAGATCGAGCACTGGATCTCGACGTCGGATCAGCGCTCGATCCTGTCGGCCGCCCGCTTCCCGATGCTGGCGTGCTCCGGCGTGCAGATCGACCCGGACGATCAGACCGGCTTCGAGATCGGCCCTTGGAAAGTGCTCTACGCGCCCGAGGCCAATGGCCGCTGGTATTACGTCGAACCCAAGGGCACTGCGATCGAGTCCGGCTTCAAGGATCTCAACGCCCTCGAAATGCAGATGGACATGATGGCGCTGAACCCGGTCACGGGCACGCACCGCCAGTATGTGCCGCAGAACGAGCGCGACATCCAGGAGACCCGAGTCCACTCGGTCGTCCACGATATGGCGATCAATGCGCAGGACACGATCGAGAAGGCCATCCGGTTCATGAGCCAGTGGACCGGCGCCGATTACAGCAACGTGACGGTCGCACTGAACACGGAGTTCTCGAACACCAAGGACAAGATCACCGAGATCGCCCAGCTCGTGAAGCTCTGGGAAAAGCGCGGCATCTCCCGTCCGGTCTTGCTGGACGAGATGGTCAATCGCAACTTGCTGAGCGCCGAGTTCAGTAAGGACGAGGAGATCGCGTTCTGGTCCAAGGTCGATGCGCTGATCTCGTCCGGCGAACTGACGTCGGACCCCGGCGCCAAGACAACGATCGAGCACCCAGACGCTGAAGCGGGCGACACAGAAGGGAACGCTCCGGCCAAGAAGACGTTTGACTTCCCGAACGGCCAGAGCCGTCCGACGCGCGAGGTTTGATCGTTGACGCGCTTGCAAGCGCATGGTAGCCGAAAGCAAATGGCAATCGTTCTCAACATTGAAGCATCGGAATACCGATGCGAGCCCTGCTCCAAGGAGCGTGGGGAAGACGTCCGGGCGCTCGTCCGGATGATCCCCGCCTCCGTGGTGTTCATGGGCAAGCTCGTTGGAAGTGAGGCCTACTGCTGCGCCGTGTGCTTCAAGCCGAAGTTCGACGTCAAAACCCGCCGGTCGGTCATGAACGACAAGGCGACGGTGTCTAAGCCTCCGCGTAAGCGCGGGGAGAAGCGCACCGCCGCCTCGGTCACGCCGCTGCATCCTGCAAAGGCCTCCAATGTCTGAAGCACCCCCCGTCAAGATCAGCCCCGCCCGCAAGGCGGCCGGCATCGTTCTCCTCGCCGTTGGTCTCGGGCTGATGACACCCTTTGCCCTGGTTGCGTGGTTTATTTTCCGCATTGCGGCCAAGAACTGACCACAGTTCGAACTCATTTGCATTTTGTTTTGCTTTTTGCTCTACAGGGGTTGACAAATGCGCCCAACCGTGCGTATAAGTCATGCAGAATGCAAATGGAGTGCCCGTGAAGCTGCTCGAACGACTTTCGATTGTCCAAGCCTTCAAGTTGCCTCTCTGGGGTCAGATTGCTGACGACACGCCGCCGCAGTGGTTGATCGAGCGCATCCAGTCGGGTGAGCTGCAAATCAACAACAAGGGCGGGTTCTCGACGCTCTCCCCCTTCGGCATCCTCTCCTGCATCGCAGGAGACATCGTCCTCCTCCACGAGGACGGCATCATAGAATTTTGCAAGCCCGAGACCTTCACCCAGTACACGGTGATCGAGCCCGAGGCATTGCGCAGCGCTGCATAAGCGCAACACCAAGATCCAAGACAGCCCGCCCCGTTCATTCGCGGCGGGCTTTTTCGTTTCTGCCGCGGGATGCGGCGAAGCGGCCCTCTCTTTTTCGCGCTCCTGGGTGCCACCAGTCGAGCGCGACTTCAGCGGTCCCAGCTCGCACTCCACCAAGACGAGCAGGGATGCCTAAAGAGCGCGTCGCACGCCCGCGCCGCCGCTGAGAACCTACCGTGTAGGTGCTGGATCGTCTCCGGCCCTACGCACCAATTCGACATCGCTGATCAAACCAACCGAGAGCCGGGATGGCCCTTGGAACGATCAGTGCTGTCTCTACCGATTCCCCGAACCTCGGGGATGACACCGGACCTTCGGCGGGATGCTGAAGGTCTTTTCTCTACGAGGGGCGGGATGCCCCGCATTTCCGGGATGGATATGCTTAAAGCAGTCGTTACTGATCTCAACACCGTCGATGAAGCGCATCGCGGGTTTTACGTCGAACGGAACGGGAAGTTCTATGTCAACGTAACGCCGGTCGAAGGCTTCGAACTCGACAATGTCACCGGTCTCAAGACCGCCCTCGGCGCCGAGCGCCAGAGCGTTTCAGTCTTGAAGGCGCAGCTCCAGCCTTTCGAAGGCCTGGATCCCACCGTCGCCCGCACCGCCATCGAGCGTGCTACGGCCTTCGGTGACATCACTCCGGACGCGGCTCGCACCGCCATGGAAACTGCAGCACGACTGTCAGCACTCGATCCCGAGAAAGAAGCTGAAGCGATCGCCAACACCAAGTTCGGCACCCTCAAGGACCAGCTCACTCAGCAGTTCACTCTGCGCGAGACCGAGCTGACCCAGAAGGTCACCGGCGCGGAGAAGACGATCGGCAGCCTCACGGGGCAGCTTCAGACTCTGATGCGCGACAACGCCATCAAGGATGAACTTGCAAAACTCAATCCGCTGGATGATGCGCGCGAAGCCATCGAGATGATCGCCACCAAGTCCATCAAGACCTCGTTGGTCGATGGGCAGATCAAGGTGGACGTGATCGATGCCAACGGCAATCCCCGGATCAAGGACCACCTGGGCACCCCAGTTTCGGTCGCAGATCTCCTTGGTGAGATCCGCGAGACGCGGGCTGGACTGTTCAAGCCCGACGACAAGCGCGGCATCGGCGTCAAGCCGGCCAACCACGGCGCTCCTGCTTCCAAGGAAAAGAACCCCTGGAAGGAAGAGAGCCGGAACTTCACGCAGCAGATGCTGCTCGAAAACACCAAACCAGAACTGGCCAAGCGCCTGAAGGCAGAAGCCGGCGTCGAAGACTAAGTCTTCACGCAGCTCGCACGAATACGAAGCCGCTCCCTCGGGGGCGGCTTTTTGCGTTTCAGGGGTCAGGCCAGTCAGAACCTCAAGAGTGAGAAATGACTGAGACCCGTCTCGCGGACATGATTGTCCCGACCAAGTTCAACAACTACGTCCAGACGCTGACGACCCAGAAGTCGCGGCTCTTCCAGTCGGGTATCATCACCGACCTGACCTCGACGATCGACGCCGAAATCGCCGGCAAGACCGTCAACATGCCCTTCTTCAACGACCTCGACTCCGAGGACGCCGAAGTCGTGCTCGACGACACCGCTGACCTGACCGTTGGTCGTATGACGACCGGCCAGGACGTGGCAGTGAAGCTGCTGCGCGGTAAGGCATTCGGTACGTCGGACCTCGCGGCCGACCTGTCCGGCGCCGATCCGATCGAAGCGATCGCTGACCGCTTCGCCACCTGGTGGGACATCCGCTTCCAGAAGGCGCTGCTCGCCTCGCTGGCCGGCGCGATGGGCGCAGCTACGATGGCTGCGAACGTCAATGACATCTCGGCCGGCACCGGCGGCGCTCAGTATTTCGATGCTGACTCGTTCATCGACTCGGCGTTCTTGCTCGGCGACGAGCAGGGTGGCCTGACCGGCGTTGCCGTTCACTCGCTGACCCTGAAGGCGATGGTCAAGGCTGACCTCATCGACTACGTGGCCGACAGCCAGGGCAAGCTCACCATCCCGACCTACATGGGCAAGACCGTCATCGAGGATGACAGCATGCCGGTGTCGGGCGCGGGCGCAACCCGCGTGTTCACGACCTACATCTTCGGTCAGGGCGCGATCGGCTACGGCGAGAAGTCGCCGAAGGTGCCGGTCGAAGTGGAGCGCCAGGCTCTGAAGGGCATGGGCCAGGAGTACATCGTGAACCGTCGCCAGTGGGTCATGCACCCCCGCGGCGTGAAGTGGAAGGGCAGCTCGGCCGGCGTCACGCCGACCAACGCTGAACTCGCCACCGGCACGAACTGGGAGCGCGTGTACGACAGCAAGCTGATCCGCATCGTCGCGTTCAAGCACATGCTGGCCGCCTAAGCCTCAACGCAATTGCCCCTCTCGGTTCGCCGGGAGGGGTTTTGCTTTTGTTTGGAGAAACACCCGTATGATCGTCCCCAAGGGCTACCGCGCCCGTGAGGCCGCCGCCAAGCTGCGCAATAACCGCCGGCTGGTGAGCGAAGAAGTCCGCGCCCAGCGCGCTGCCATGCTGCCGGACTATGCCGAGGGCGACGAGACTGTGGTTGCCGCCGAGGCCAAGGTGCCTGCTGACAACCCGGCCTCGACGTCAACCTCTGACCCCGCCGACGACACTGCCATCGCTGCCGCTGCCGAAAAGGAAGCCGCTGAAAAAGCTGCTGCCGAGAAGGAAGCTGCTGAAAAGGCTGCTGCTGAAAAGGCTGCTGCTGAGAAGGCTGCTGCTGAGAAGGCTGCTACCGAAAAGGAAGCTGCTGAAAAGGCCGCCGCTGCGAAGAAGGCAAAGGCGAAAGCCGACAAGGCTAAGGACAAGTAATGCCCTACGCGACCAAGGAAGATATCGACAATCTCTACGGCGAAGACCTCCTTGTTCGTTTGGCTGACAACGACCGGGACGGCACCCCCGACCCGGCGATTGTCGATCGTGGATTGGCTTCCGCAGACGAGATCTGCGACGCCTATCTGTCAGCCCAATATTCGCTGCCGCTCCCGGCAGTCCCCGGAGTCGTCCGCAACTGCGCGATCGATATTGCGGTCTACAAGATCGCCCTTCAGCGCGGCGGCCGGACCGATGAAATGCGCGTCCGCTACGAGGATGCACTCGCTCTGCTCGACAAGATCAGCCAGGGCAAGGTCGGCCTCGGCCTTCCGCCGCAGGACACTGATGGCGACGGGACGGGTGACACCGACCTGAACATCAAGCGCCGCGGCGGCTCCTTCAATGCCTCGCGAGCGTAACGGATCGGTCAAGATCCGCTTCAGCGCCGAGAAGATCTCGCTGCTGAAGAAGCGCCTCGAAGAAATCACCGACCGGTCACGCAATATGCGGCCGGCTTGGGACGAGGCATCAAAATACATGCTGCGCTCGACGCAGAACCGCTTCCGCACCCGTACCGGGCCGGACGGCGAACGATGGCCGAACCTCGCCGCACTCACCGTGCAGCTGAAAGGCCACGACAAGCCGCTCTACGACAAAGGTGATCTCTACAAGGGGATCAAGGTCAAAGGGCTCAGCAAGAACGGCTTCTCGATCGAGAGCACGGACCCGAAGTCCGAGTGGCACCAGAAGGGTGTCAAGAACATGCGCGGCAAGTATCGGCCCAAGGCCGGCATCCCACCGCGCCCGTTCATCGGCTTCTCCGATGAGAACAATCGGCGGATCGCCAAGATCCTGCGCGATTACATCGACCAAGGTAAGGGCTAATGGGCAAGATCCTGGAATATCGCGAGCGCGTCTGCGACGCGATCCGGACGCTCATCCCCAAGATGGACGTCGAATGGTACGACGGCATCTTCGACGAAAAGGATGTCGGCGAGTGGATCCTCCGCACGCCGGCAGCCCGCGTTGCCGTCATGAAATCTCCGACCAAGCATCACTCCACCGGTGAGCTGAACACCTACCTCCGGGTCGTGTGTGTGGTTGTCGAGACGGACGGTCGCGGTCAGCGCGACGGCGATATGCGCGTCTGGGACTGGATCGAACAGATCGCAGTCTTCGCAAACCTCAACAAGTTCGGCGACCTCAACGCCGGCCCCGCCACAGAAGTTAACCTCACCCGCCTCAGCGATACCGACCTGCGCCGCGACGGCGTGACGATCGGCGTTGTCGAATGGGAGACATGTCTGACGATCGGCAACAACCGTGCCTACGATCGAGATCAGGTCTTCTTCGAGAACCGCCACGTCACCCAGACGCCCGGCACGGTCACGGCTCGCGGCAACATCCATATGGCCGGCAACACCCTGCACGATGAGCTGGACGTTTCGCCGGAAGACTAAGGCCTTCCGATGAAGACGCTACTCGCGACCGAGCGCCGGCTCCAGGATCTTGAGCGCAAGTTCGAGAACAAGGAGCGCCTCGGCAAGATCGTTGACGTCAAGTTCGAAAAGAACCGCTGGTACGTCAAGATGAACGACGGCGAGGACGACAAGCCGAGCAGCGAAGAAGCATCCGGAGGCTTGACGCCTTCGAATGAGACCACCTTCAAGAGCGATTGGCAGCCGTGGAAGAGCTTCTCCCATGGCACCATCAAGAAATCGGTGCCCCCGAAAAAGGGGCAGTACGCCTTGATGCGCTCCGTTGGCGGCATGGCCGAGCTGGCGACCGTCGAGCCGCATCACTACGGCCCGGAACATCCGTCGCCCAGCGGCAAGCCTGACGAGATCGTCACGCTGATCGAGCATGAAGAGAACAGCAAGAAATCGCAGCCGGCCCCGAGCATTTTCGGGTCTGCCAGCACAGGATCGTTTGCCAGCTTCTCGCAGATAGACCCGATCAGCATGGGGCTTTCGAAGCTCCAGGAAGCCGGCATCGATCCATCGATCCTGAATTTCGGGCCGAACGGCATCCAGATCCCCGACGTCCAATCGGTTCAGGCTCTCGCCAATCAGGTCATCGGCCCAGCAGGCGATCCGATCAGTCTCGCGAAAGCCGCCATCCAGCAGGCCATCAAGGGCGCTGCCGGAAACATGATGGGCTTCTTGCAGGGCAAGATGCAGGGCCTGATGCAGGCCAAGAACGACGAGAAGACCGACAAGCAGAACATGTGGACGCGCGAGACCAATAACTCGCACCACACTGTGATCGGCCGCAAGCCGGAAGAGAACCCCAAGGGCGAGTCCCTCGGGGAGGGTCAGAAGACCCAGGAAAAGCGCGAGATGCCCGACGTCCCGAAAGAGGGCGCCGAGAAGACGCTGCAGATCCTCGCCACCGACAAAGGCTGGCTGCTCACGCACGGCAAGTCGAAGACATCGATCGCTGTCGACGAGAACGACATCTTTATCGTCAACGAGAAGATGGCCTTCCACGTCAACAAGGAAGAGGCGAAGATTTCGAAGGGCGACACCAAGATGTCGCTGACCGAGGATCTCATCACCATCGCCGCCAAGAACGGATCGAAGGTCGAGATGTCCGAGGACACGATTAAGGCGTCCAAGGGCGACTCCATGATCAGCGTTCGCGACAACGCCATCACGACGAACGTCGGCGACAACAGCACCTTCATCCAGGAAGCGGGCTCGCTGAAGATTTCAGCCGGGGGAGTCGAATGGCTCTTCAACGGCGAAGGCTTCAAGCAGACCGGCGGCAAGATGGCCCACGACGGCAAGAACGTCGGCGCCACCCACAAGCACACGGATGTCATGGCCGGACCTGCCCAGACCGGGCTTCCGATCCCGGCGTCATAAGGAAAAGAAGAATGAAGAAGACCTACACCACCACGACCGAGATCTGGCGACATGGCCTTCTGGTCGCAGTCGGAACTCCGATCGAGCTGACGGACGCCGAAGCCAAGTATCTCGGCCACGCGCTGGCGAAGAAGCCCGCCGACGCGCCGGCTACTGCTCCGGCAGAAACCGACGAAGTCGCAACCAGCTCGTTCGACATCCACCTCTTGGAAGTCGACTCCGAAGACAAGCCGGCCAAGCGCCGGAAGTAAAGCGAGGCCGCCATGGCTACCGAGTACCTGGTCGATATCGACCGGGACACTGGGGAGTACATCTCGGGCTGGCCGCGCATCAAGCAGAGCATCAGGACCATCCTCACCACGCGATTGCGCTGGCGCATCATGCGCCTTTGGTGGGGATCGAGTTTTCTCGACATGCAGGACAAGCCCGGAAACGAGGAAGTCCTGATGAACGGCATCATGGCCGCCATCGCAGCGATCAACACATACGAGCCGGAGTTCAAAGTCCGGCGCGTAGTGATCGACTCCCTTGGCCCGGATGGCTCGATCACCATCACCACTGAAGGTGTCGATCTCGTTGAGAGCGCAATCAAATCGGTCCGAACAACGCTCGTCTGATGCGGCGTCCACTCTGATCATCAAGAGGGAACATGCCGTCTTTCGAGTCACCCCGCCTTTATATCGACTTCGCTCGCCTTCCTCCCCCGAAGGTGATCGAGGAGATCACTTACGAAGCTCTGCTCGCGATCTACAAGGCCGAGGTTCTGGAGAAGAACCCGGCACTCGCCGCAGCGCTGAAGCTGGAGCAGTCCGGCACCAACATCATTCTGGAAACCGAGGCCTACGGCGAGATGATCGTCCGGCAGCGCATCAACGCTGCGGCTCGGGCAGTCATGCTGCCTTTCGCCACCGGGTCCGATCTCGACGTTATCGGCGCTCGCTTCCAGTGCTTCCGGCTCACCAACGAGCTGGATGATCATTTCCGTCGTCGCATTCAGATCTCGATGGAGACCTTCTCGACCGCGGGATCGCACGGCGCGTATATCTATCACGCCCTCAGCGTCTCAGCGGATGTCCACGACGTTACCGTGGTTGCGGAGCGCGGCACAGGCCGTGTGACCGTCACCGTGATGGCGAAGGGCAACGAACCGGTCCCCACGTCGACGCTTCTGGACGCCGTCTACGACAAGCTGATGCAAAAAGGCATCAAGCCGCTGACGGATGAAATCGCCGTCGTACCCGTCACCAAGATCCCTGCGGATCTGAACGCCTACATCAGGCTCTACCCCGGCCCCGACGCTTCGGTCGTTCTGAATGACATTAACAAAGCGCTGACCAATCTGCGGCAGCGGGTCTCGATCATCGGTCGAGATCTGAAGCGCACTGCAGTGCTCGCCGCCCTCACGCAAGAGGGTGTGCAGGATGTCGAGATCGACTTCACCGACATCGATGTCGGCACCAACGCCGTCGTCTGGATCAACTCCGCAAGCGTGCAGGTCTTAAACACTCGTCAGGAGTAACCCATGGCCGCTCGGCTGTTGGAAGGCATCCTGCCGCCGAACGCGACGTTCTATGAGCGCACGCTGGCATCGCAGGTTGAACGACTGCTGGCGCTCGACACCGAACGCCTGCGCAATCTCTGGAACCCTTGGAAGTGTCACATCGACGACCTGGCCTACCTGGCCTGGTCTATGTCGGTCGACATCTGGGATCCTGACTGGAGCGAGGACAAGAAGCGCCGTGTCGTCGCCGACGCGGTCGATCATCACCGTATGAAGGGCACCGAGCTTGGTGTCGCGACATATCTCGAACTGGTCGACGCCAAGCTTCGCGAGCTGATCGTTCCGCCTGCGCGGGGGTATCGCATCCCCGCCATGACGAACGAGGTATTCCTCGAATGGCTCGGGAAGCTCCCGCAGCTTCGTGTCTACCCGTTCCTGATCCGTGATCCCGCCGGCCCCCGCGACTTCCGCATGCCGCGCTACACCTTCCGGAACGATAACTTCCGCGAGAAGAGCATCGGCCCCAGCATCTACGGGCGGCGAGCAACACTCTATCGTCAGGGCGTTGAAGTCCCGGTTCGATTGGAGTCCACGGTTGAGCTGGGCGGCCTCACGGTCGATCGGCTTCACTTCGCCGGGATTGTCACCCGCGACTTCCGCTCCACCGGGTTTCGTGGTCACGGCTTCTACGAACTGTCTGACGCCGCCGACCACATCGTCACGGTTCGCATTAGCCAGGCCGCCTCCGAGCTGGTCTCTATCACGCCTGGTTTGACACCTCAGAACGTCAAGCCGGTCCCGATCTACGAGCGCCACACGCCGCGGCCGGCGGAGAACTTTCGCTCCTTTGCAAAGTCGTTCCGCGGTGACGGTCACTTCCGCACCGAAACGGTCGCTGCTCAGTTCGTTTACGACCGACTCTCTCTTCACGACAAGGCTGATCTGCCAGCTGGTCTTCGGGCCAAGTGGTATCGCGGCCATTCGCGCTACGGCATCCAAGCCTTCACCGCCGAAGCGAAGGTCGAAGTCTTCAGCAAGCGATCACCATCAAGGGGATTTGGCGGGCGCTTCCGGAACGGTTTCCGGATGATCACCGACAATTCGAAGCTCTGGAACGCCTGCGACGCGATCGTCGCCGCGAAGCCGCTTCGAGACACCGTCCTCGTCAACACCATCACTCACCGGGTCGTGCGCCTCGGGGACAGGCGGAAGCTTGGCTCCTTCAAGCTCGGTGAAATCAAACCAGTCGCGTAAGCGGCGCAGGAGACCACTGTGGAAAATAAGATTATCTTTCACCCGAACATCGACGATGATCCGACCGACTTCACGTCGTTGCAGGATTTCGCCGAGGCGGCTCTGGATCACGTCGTTCTCGACGGCATCACGGACCGCGCCAAATACACCGGCTTCGGCGTAACCAAGTCTGCGGTCACGCAGATCTCGGTCGCTACTGGCCGGCTCTATTCGGCGGGTAAGGTTTACAGCTCGGGCACGACCAGCTGGTCCAAGGACTTCATCACGCAGCTGCCGGTTGCCGGCAAGAAGATTGCGGCGATCGTCACCTGGGGCACGGAAGCTGACGTCGATATTCGTCCGCGCCAGTTCCTGATCAACGCTGAGACCCGTCAGGCCGAGCCGCAGGCTGTGCCGATGGTGCATTCGCGCATCGCCAACCTGAACGTCATGATCGGCACGGAAGCGCCGGATCCGACCGCACCGCTGGTCGACGTAGGCTACACGATCATCGCACTGGTGACGCTGAGCCCCACTGGTGTCGACACCATCACGATGGTCGAGAGCAATAAGCTCCCCAGCGTGCAAGGTCACGAAGATCGCATCGTCGATTTGGAAGAGTTTGAGGTCTCGGCCGGCTTCCAGATCAAGACGCTCGCATCCGACATCGCCGGCATCAAGGCTCAGGGCAACCAGGGCCAGGCCGACCAGGCTTCGCTCGGCCGTACGCTCCAGCGCCTCGCGGTTCTGGAAGCGAAGAACGGTGTTCTCTCAACCGCAGTCGACTCCAGCGCCAACTTCTTCCTCGATCACGTCAAGTCGAAGCTCGACGATCCGTTGTCGCATGTGAAGGTGGAAGAGGGCATTCGTATGCCGAACGCTGCGGAGGGCTCGTCCGCTCTGCAGATCTTCAACCCGCTCGATCCCGCCGCCAACATCAAGAACGGCATGCTGCTTCCGGCTTATGACCGCGAAGCCTGGCTGCTGTCGGGCGGCATCGTTGCCGAAACCCAGATCGCGGCTTACTCGCAGTCGTCTTTCGACATGGTGCAGCGGACCGTTGCACGTCAGCGCATCCGCTACGGCGCCGAATTTACGGTCTGTTCGAACAGCCTCTGGTGGCAGACGGGCGCCTACGACGGCGGCTCGCGCTTCTATCGCGACGGCGAAACTTACGAGGTCGAGTCGATCACCATGATCGACTATCCAGGCCACAACTGGATCCGTCTGCGGCAGATCTGGATCGACACCTACGACGAACCCTATTGGGACAAGGTGACCATCACCAAGACGGTGACGGGCGCCCAGATCGCCGAGACCTGGCTCCAGGGCCAGAACATGTGGCTCGACGCGGTCGGCATCTGGATCACGCGGCTCGCTGCCGAAGGTTCGATCCACGTCGCTATCGTCGAGGTCTCCGATTTCGGCCTGCCTGACCTGAAGAAGGTCATCGCCGAGACCACGCTGCTCCGCGCAGACATGAAGCTGAACACCGAGACCACGGTCCCGCTGCAGCCGACTTATCTGCAGGGCGGCAAGCGTTACGCACTCGTGCTGACCACCGCCGCCGACCACTGGGTTGGTACGGTCCCAGGCCAGCAGTTCACCCAGGGCACGTTCTTCTACGTGCTGGACGGTGCATATGCGCAGGGCGATGCATTCCGCGATCTGTGGATGCGTCTCTACCGCTGCAAGTTCAAGCAGGCTCGACAGGTCGTCACGCTCGCTCCGCTGCAGCTGTCCGGCGGCATCCTCGGCATCGACCTCATCGCCGGCACGATCGTCCCGGCCGGCGCGACCCTCTCTTACGAGATCCAGGTCGGCGGCATCTGGTACAATCTGCAGGAGCCCGAGAAGTACCTGCTTGGCCAGGGTGGTTCGGTTCCTCCGTTGCTGCCGCTCCGCGCAGTGTTCAACGGTTCGGTCGACTGTCAGGCGGCAATCAACCTGCTCGACAGCTCGGTGCTCGTGTCGCGTCCGGATATCACCGCGACGCACATCACGCAGACCCGCACGCTGCCAGTGGCCTCGACGCAGATCCGAGTGATCGAGCGTTACGAGTTCATGGAGCCGGCTTACCACACCGCGGCAGTCAAGCTGATGACGGGTGCTGGCTTCGCCACTCAGGTTAATCCGTCGAGCGCCACCACGGTCATCGATCCTGTCGATGGCTCCACCGAGCGAACCTACGTGTTCAACCTCGGCGCCTCCGTCACCCAGTATCGGGTCATGACGAAGATCGACACGACTTCGAACCAGAAGCTGTTCCACGTCGCATTCCAGAAGGACTACGCGCTCTAAGCGCGTAGCTCCTCCTCTCACAAGGACAATCCAATGGCCGCCAAAAAGTCTGAACCCGCTCCGGCGGGTGATGACGTCCGCTACGACGTCACGCTGAATGGTCGCTTCGAGCTGCACCAGTTTTGGTATCTGCCTGGCAACCACCATGTGGTCGACCAGGTGACGCTCGATGCGATGAATGCAGCGGGAGTGGTTGCAGATGTCAAGCAGCTACCCTGAGCTTACGTTCAAGGATACGGAAGATTTTGACGCCGAGCGTCTGAACAAAGCTATGGAGGTGATTGATACTCGCCTCCGCAGCCTTGAGCCTTTCACCCCTTCGTGGGAGGCGGCGGTCAACGATCTTCGTCTGGTTGGGCTCGCGCGTCTGAATGACGCCATCCTGCCTGCGTATCAGCGCATTCAGCAGTTGTCCGCGATGGGCTTCCTGACTGCGGAGTCGAACAGTGAACGCACGCTGGTCAATGACCAGAGCGTCACGTTCATCATTAATGACGAGGTCAAGCGAGACCTCTTTACCCCGACGCCCTTCGTCGCCATCACGCGCGAGGCGAACGCCACCGATTACGCCATCGGCCGGCTGATTTCCTACGAGAAGTCGACCGGAACCCTGATGGTCACGATCCTGTCGATCTACGGCAATCCCGGTCCCTTCAACGATTGGTGGATCGGAGCAACCGCAGGATCCAATCTGGCTGCTCAGGCCTACTTGACCCAGATCGAAGCCGCCCGCGTCAATGCTTTCGCATCGCGCACGAGCGCTGCTGCGGATGCGGTCAAGACTGCTGCTGACCGAGTGCAGACGGGAGCCGACGCTTCAACGTCGATCGCTGCTCGAAACGCTGCCATCGCGGCAGCCGATCGCGCGGAAGTCTGGGATCCGGAGAACTACCTCGGCAAGTCCGACAATCTGGCCAGCCTGACTGACAAGTCGGTTGCCCGTACGTCGCTTGAGCTTGGCAATACCGCGACGCGAAACGCCGCGACTGCTGCCGAGCTTCGCTCGAAGGCCAACACCGCAATCGTCACGAACGATCAGGCGTGGGAAGCAGCGAAGTGGGTGCCGCTTGGCAATATCACGGGCGCTGTGACCATCGACGCCAATACCGGCGCTCGCTTCCGCGCCACGCTTGTTGGCAACGTCACCATCGACGTCTCCAACCTCAAGGACGGAGCGCCGTTTGAGTTGGCCTTCCTTCAGGATGCCACGGGCGGTCGCACGGTGAGCTGGAATACCAAGTTCAAATGGCCAAGTGGATCTGCTCCCGAGGTGGCAACTGCCGCCAATGGCTACGCTGTCATCGTAACTAGCGCTGGCGCCTGGAACGGTGACGTCATCGCTGCCGGATGGAAGGTGACACCGTAATGATGTTGCCATTCCTGAAGGCGCGCATCGGCGGCGCCGACATCGATATGATGCCGAACCCGTTCGCGTTCACGCAGCTCAATGGCGTGGCCCCGAACAGTCTCCAGTCCTCGAACATCGTGCAGATCACCGGCATCAGTGTTCCTGTTCCGGTGACGGTCAACACCGGCCAGTTCAGAGTCTTGGACGCCACCCAGACGCAAGTCATTCAGGATTGGTCGACCTTCGGAAGCATCAAGAAGGGTCAGTGTATTCAGTTACGCCAGACCTCTTCGAACACCTTCAGCGCCACGGCATCCATGTCGGTGACGGTCGGAAAGGCCAACGCGATTTGGTACGTCGTGACTGTCGCCGTTTCAGGCGGGTCCGCCTCATGGGGGTCTCCGGGGCAGTACGCTCTCACGATCCCGTACCACAGCGTGTTCAACTTCGATGTGTACGGAGCTGGCGGAGGTGGTGGCTCCCCGTTGGGATACAACTCTAGTGTTCCGCCCGGCTGGATTAACGCCAACCCCGGCGGCGCTGGTGGCTACTCGCAGATTTATGACGAGGAAACCGGCGGCGGCAAGGTCAACGTCATCGGATGGGCTGGCGGCGGTGGTGGTGCCTCGTACTACGGCATCTCCGGCGGCATCGGATCATTCTACAACGGCGGCGGTGGCGGTCACGGCAATGCTCAAGGCGGTGACGGCAACGTCTACGCTGGCGGCGCTGGCGGCGGCGCTGGCGGGTACACTTATGCGTGGGAGAACGATGTCTACTCGGGACCTGGTGGTTACGGCGGTCGCGCGTATCGCAGCGTTGCTCGTGGCATTCTGACGCCGGGCACCCGCCTTATCATCAACGTCGGGCAAGGCGGTGGACCGGGCGGAGACCCATACGACAACGCCGGTCTTTCTCGGACTGGTGGCGGCTGGGGCGGCAATGGTGCCTGTTACACCTCATGGGGATAATAAATGCTCATCGCACAAGAGCTTGAAGACGGCACGTTTATCGATGTGCCTTACGGATCATCGATCCGAGCCCAGGATGTAACACATGCCTGGCAGATCACTGAACTATGGAGTGATCAGGAGTTGGCGGGTGTCGGCGTCTATCGTGTCGAGCCTGCCCAGCGCCCTCTCAATCCTGAAATGGTTGTCACCGGATCTCGCTACGAGCGGGTCGAAGGGACGGTCGTTCAGATCCTCGAAGTCGCGTCGCCGGAAGCTCCTACAAAGGAGCAGCTCATGGCTCACCTTGCATCGGTTCGTTATGACAGAGAGGTTGGTGGCATGGTCTCCCCGAACTTCGGCGCGCTGGATACGGATCGAGACACCCGCGCGATTATCGCGCAGGCGATCCAGTCAATCGATCTTGGCATCGCCCAGGAGCCCATCCGCTTCAAGGCGAATGGCGGCTGGTTGTCGCTGACCCGCCCGCTGTTCGTCGCGATCTCTCAGGAGATCGTGGCATATGTGCAGAACCTTTTCGATTTGGAAGAGGAAGTGCAGGGACGCATCCAGAGCGGCGAGATCACGACGAAGGGTGAGATTGAAGAAGCTCTCCCGGATCTAAGGCCAGCACCGGAATGAGCATCACGGTCTCTCTGATCGACTCGCCTCCGGATGTTATTCTGGATGCCTTTAATGCGGCGACGAATGAAGACTGGAGCCGAGAATATCAGCTGAAGAAGGATGACGAACCTCTCGCCATCGACCTCAGCTGGAAGTTCTACATGCAGATGCAGGACTCCAACGGCAACGTCGCTGCCAATATCAATTCGGACAATCAGAAGATCGTGGTCACCGACCGCGCTGCTGGCAAGTTCGCACTTCAGATCAAGATGTCGGAGACGTCCCAAGTGGCGCCCGGCCTCTACGACTATGACATCGTCCTCGTTGCTGGCGATGGCATTTACCGACTCGTGTCGGGAAGCATCACGGTCCAGCGGGGCATCACGATCGTCCCCGGACAAGAGAAGTGGACCCACTACCCACTGATCTCTCGACCGTAAACACATCGCCAACAACCCACCACCAAGGCCGCCCTCACCGGGCGGCTTTTTTCGTTTCAAGGAGACCACTTCGTGGCTACGAATTATCTTCACGGCATCGAGACGATCGAACTCGACAGCCCCTCCGGTCCGGTTCAGACCGTCAAGTCCAACGTCATCGGCCTCGTCGGCACCGCGCCGGATGCAGACCCCGATCTGTTCCCGCTGAACACGCCGGTCCCTGTCTTCGCTGACACGCTCAAGGCTGGCCAGCTCAAGACCAACGGAACGCTGCTCGACGGCATCGACGCCATTTACGGTCAGGGCTCTGCCACCGTCGTGGTGGTTCGTGTCGCCGAAGGTGCTTCCGGCGCCAATCAGGATGCTCAGACCTGGTCCAACGCGGTCGGCTCGCCTTCCGCCAAGACCGGCATCTGGTCGCTGCTCAAGTCGCGCCCGATGCTCCGGGTCATCCCGAAGCTGCTCATCGCCCCCGGCATGACCGGCGCCCGCCCGACGAACGGCGTTGCCAACATCAACGTCACCACCCCTGGTACGGGCTACGTAGCAGCCACCACCAACGTCACCATCGGCGCCCCGGCTGCTGGCGGTCGCACCGCTACGGCGGTTGCTCAGGTCGTTGGCGGCTCAGTGACCGGCATCTCGATCACCGACCCTGGCTTCGGCTACACCGGCGGCACCCCGACCGTCACCATCACCGGTGAAGGCACGAACGCAGCTGCTGGAGCAGTCCTCGGCGGCGTTGCGAACCCGGTCGGCGTCGCCCTGTCGGCGATCACCAGCCGCCTCCGCGCCGTTGCCTTCCTGGATGGCCCCGGCACCAACTATGCCGATGCGGTTCAGTACCGCGGCGACTACGGCAGCCAGCGCGTCTCCGTGATCGATCCCGGCGTCCTCAAGTGGGATACCGAGAACTCGCTCTACGTGAACAAGCCGGCCTCGGCCTACGCCGCAGGCATCCAGGCCCGCATCGATAACGAGAAGGGCTTCTGGTACTCGTTCTCCAACGAGCCGATCCAGAACATCGGCGGCCCTGGCCGTCCCGTCGACTTCATGATCAACGATCGTGAATGCGAAGCGAACATGCTGAACGCCGCGCAGGTGACCACGGTCATCCACGACGACGGCTACCGCTTCTGGGGCGTCCGCAGCACCAGCACCGATCCTCTCTGGGCTCACCTGTCGGTCCGTCGCACGGCCGACATGATCTACGAGAGCCTCGAAGTGGCCGAGCGCTCGCGCATGGACAAGCCGTTCAGCCTCCAGCTGCTGACCGCTATCCAGGAAGACGTCAACGAGTACATGCGCGTCCTGAAGGGCCGCGGTGCTCTGATCGGCGGCGAGTGCTGGATCGAGGGAAGCGTGAACACGCCGCAGACCTTCGCCAACGGCGAGCTGACCGTCGACTACGACATCGAACCGCCGGCTCTCCTGGAGAAGCTGCAGTTCCGGGCTCGTCGCAACCCGAACTACTACACCGACTTCATCGAAGAGTTCACGGGCCTGATCAGCACCAACGGCTAAGCCCGAACTCAACACCACAACAAATCCAAGCACAGCATGGCCGGGAGTGATCTCGGCCATCGCTTTGCTGTGGATGGAGAACACACATGGGTAATCTTCGCGACTCCGACATCCTGATGGACTTCACCGTCTGGCTCGGAAACGACATCGGACTCATCGGCGAGTCCCCCGGCTTCCAGCTGCCGGAGATCAACATCCAGACGGAAGAGTTCCGCGGCGGCGGCATGGACGGCACCGTGGATGTCCCGATGGGTATCGAAAAGATCGAATTCGACTTCGATCTCCACACCTACAACACGGACGTTTGGGCGGTCCTGGGTTACGGCCCCGGCAGCATGAACGTGCCGATCACCTTCCGCGGCTACATGCAGACGCCCCTCGGCATCGAGAAGGGCGTGATGGTCAACACCCGCTGCCTCGTCAAGTCGATCAAGCCGGGCAAGGTGGAGCCGGGCAAGAAGTACGAGAAGACCATCTCGTGCACCGCCCACTACTACAAGCACATGGTGAACGGTGAGCGCATCACCGAGATCGATGTGTTCAACAAAGTGACGTTCATCAACGGCGTCGACAAGAGCGCGCAAGCGCGGTTCCTGCTCGGCTTCTAAGCCCAGCCAACTCCCCCAGGCCTCGCCCTAACCGGCGGGGCCTTTTTCGTTTCCCAACATCAAGGTGTGCAACACAATGTCCAAGACCACGTTCGAATTTAAGTTCCCCTTCGAGTTCCGCGGCCAGAAGTATCCGTCGCTGGAAGCCCGTCGTCCCAAGGTGCGCGACCTGCGCAGCTTCATCAAGGAAGTCGAGAAGGACGGCATCGCCGCCATGGAGATCGTCCTCGGCAACCTCTGTGAGGTCGAGCCCGCTGTCATCTCCGAGATCGACACCGAAGACTTCGCACCCATGAAGAAGTGGTTCGAAGATTTTTTGAAACCCATGCTGAGCGAATAGCTCAGATCATCCCTGACAGCTTCCCGATCTTCGAGCGCTTCCACTGGACGCTTCAGACGGTCGAGGAGCTGGAATGGGATGACTTCCTCATGATCGCTGACGGCGTGTCCGAGCTGAACACTCGTGATGCCGAGGCCATCGCAAAGGCGCGTGCTGCCCAGAAGAGGTAGCCGCGCCTTCTTCTTTTCCGTTGAGGAGGTCCGATGACCCAGCAGGTTATCGACGTACGCGCTCAACTTAGCGCGGAAGACAAGGCATCAGACCCGATCCGCCGGCTGATGCGCCAGATCCAGGATCTGGAGCGCCGTATCAAGAGCGCCAACAGCCGCGGCACCCTTACCCCCACCGTATTCGGCGCTGACGACATCAAGAAGCTGACCAGCGGCGGCAAGATTTTGAACGGCCTGACCAAGGCAAACTTGGATTGGGCGAAGGGCGTGCGCAACGCCAACAAGATGACCGCGGACAGTTTCCGCGATCTTCAGAAGGATATGACCGACGCCGTCAACAAGATGAACTCGGCAACGAGCAAGTCTGACTACAAGGCGTGGCGCCGAAAGGCAGCCCTCCTTGCAAAGCGCGAGCAGGCCTACGCCCATATCTGGAACCAGGCCAGCGGCGACCGCGTCAAGAACGAAGAGGGCGTCCACCGCAAGCTCGAAGAGCTGGGCGACGCCTACGACCGCCGCAAGACCCGCCTTCTCGAAAAGGGTGAGAGCGAGCGGCACAAGGCCCGCGAGAAGTGGGGCCGTCGCATAGCCGCAGCCGGCAACATGCCGCTGACTGCTCATCGCCGCATGAACGACATGGTCTATCGGCCAGTCCAGCACGGCGCTGCCGCTGCTACGGCTGTCGGCGGTGCAGCTGCCGTGTCCTCCTTTCGGACTCGCATGAAGATCGATAGCGCCGAAGTCATGGCGCAGATCTTCGGCGACATGAAGCCTGAAGACATCAAGCAGATGCGCAGCAGCTACGGCAATCGCGCAGCCGTTAAATACGGCACCAGCCTTGCTGAAGTTCTGAACACCTACACTGAAGCGGCCAAGGCCGGTATCAAGAAGGAGTATCAGCAGGAGGTCACCGACCTCATCCTGTCCGGCAAGACCGGCGTGGATCTGAACGCCAGCGAAACCACCAAGCTGATCGGTACGCTGTTCTCGGTCGATCCAAAGATGGACCCCAAGAAGGCCCGCTCCGCGCTGACTTCGGTCGGTATTGCGGCGGCAGAGTCTCGTGCCAACCCTGACGAAATCGTCGCGGCGAACCGTCGATCGATGGGCGTCCTCAAGACGTCCAAGATGTCCTTCGCCGACATGAGCGCCATCAACGCCATGAACGTCTCGGCAGGTATGCAGGGCGGCAAGGCCGGTACCTTCCTCGACTTCCTCGTCGGTGAAATCGTCAACGGCCAGCACGACACCGGCAAGCGCGGTCAGGATCTGAACAAGTTCGCCAAGAAGCTAGGCTTCGGCAACAAGAAGTCGCTGTCCCGACAGTTCGCCGCTGATCCGACCGAAACCATCATCGCCATCATGGAGAAGATGGAAGGGATGGATGAGGCCAACCGTGCTCTCGCGGCCGATCTGATCGGTATGCGCGAATGGCGCGGCGAGGTCATGACCGGCCAGTCCGGTCTGGCAAAGCTGAAGGAAATCCGCGCAGCTCAGAAGGCTCCGGGCAACGAAGACTTTCTGGCCAATGCAGCAGCCAAGAAGACCAGTAGCTTCCAGGGCCGCTGGAACAGCCTCACGTCTGCCTTTGAGCAGTTCTGGGAAGCGTTCGGCAAAGGATTCGATCGCATCTTCCTCGCGATCACCAGCTTCGCAACGGAATACCTGACCGGCAGCAATCTGCAGGCGATCACCGATCTGATCGACAATTTCGTCAGCGGTCTCGCTGTCGGATTTGGCTTCAAGGATTGGGCAGAGCTGTTCGAGAGCATTTTCGGAAAGAACTCGAACCTTGCTGACATGTCTGCCAACTTCTTCCTGTTCGGAAGGGGCTTCGCGGAAGGTCTGCGGGTCGTTTGGGATCAGCTCAAGGCGATCTTCACGTCTGTCGGCAAGATGTTTGGTCTCGATACGTCGAAGACCGAAGACATCGGCAAGCTCGCCGCAGAGATCATTGGACTCGCCTCAGCTCTCGCGATCCTGTCGCCGGTCATTACCATCTTTGCTGCCTTCGTTACCGGCATCACCGCAATCGTCGGTGCTGTTGTCGCGTTCGGCGCGGCCGGCGCTGCAGCAATCGCAGCGCTCGCGGGCGCTCTTGGCATCGCTTCGTATCTCGCCTTCAAGGACGGACCCGGTCAGGGTCCGAAGCAGAGGGAAGAGCGCAAGAAGAAGCTCGAAGAGCGCGAGAAGCGGGTCGAGAAGAGCCGCAAGGGTTGGTCGGATTGGTTCAGCGGCTCCGGAGACGGAGAAGGCCAGCCAGTCAAGAAGATGTCGTTCACTCAGTCGGTCGACGACCTGAACGAAACCCTTGAAAAGTTCGGCGCCAAGATCGAGCGGGCTTCGCTGTCAAGCAGCGGAGGCTTGACCGACTTCTCGGCGGCCCGGCGCGTCGGCGCTGCATCTGCAGAAGCTGCTGCTGTCGGATCTTCGGCCCGCGTGTCCGAGGGCCTGGCCGGCACGGTTGCTGGCAAGATGATGTCGACCACTCAGGGCGGCGCACTCAATCTGGGTGGCTTCGGTCCGGGTGGATCGTCGGGTGGTGGCCTTAACGGCTCAGCCTTCGACAAGATGTTCGCCGGCACGCCTCTTGCGGGCCAGAGCGGAGCCATCATCGCTGCTGCTAAGAAGCACGGCGTTGATCCGGCGCTTCTCGCCGGCATCATGGCGCAGGAGACGGGCAAGGGTAAGAACCTGTCGGGCAATAATCCCGGCGGGATCATGGACCCGGCCACGAACTGGTCGAAGAAGATGCAGTTCGGCAGCCTTGCTGACGGCATCGACTACACCGCCAAGAACCTGTCAAAGCGCGTCGGTGAAACCGGCGGCGGCATCCCCGCTCTCGCGAACAGGTATGCACCTCCGGGTGCTGCGAACGATCCGAACGGCCTGAATAAGAACTGGCCCGGCAACGTCAGCAAGTTCCGCAATGAGCTTTCGGACGGCAGCGGCGGCTCTGTCATCGGCAACACCGGTGCAGGCGGCGCGGCAGCCCTCAAGGTCGCAGAGCAGTTCAAGGACATGAACGAGTACCGCGATGTCGGTGCTCTGAAGGGCTTCATGGGCGGTCGCGATCCTCGCGGCGCAGCCAATGCCTGGTGTGCGGCCTTCGTCAATTCGTCCCTCAAGGCGGTTGGCGGCAAGGGCACCGGCAGCGCAGTGGCCAACAGCTTCCAGAAGTGGGGGCAGGCGGTCAATCACGCTGCAGTCGAAGCTGGTGACGTTCTCGTCGAAACCAAGGGCCGCGGCGCGGGTGAGACTGGCGGTCACGTCGGCTTCGCTACGGGCAAGACCCGCATGGGTCCGAACGGACTTGAGCTGCAGATGTTCGGCGGCAACCAGAAGGACGGCGCCAATTACAAGTGGACTCCGGCGAACGGAAACTTGATGGCGCGACGCGGTGTCCCCGGCGTCAACGTCCCTCCCACGGCGAACGTGCCGCCGACTGCCAATGTACCAGGCGCGAACATCCAGAACGTGCCTCCCGCAGGTACGTCCTCGGGCACCGTGCCGGGCATGCAGAACGCCAGCTACGGCGGATCGACGATCCACATCAACGGTAGCCAGCACGATCCCGAAGCGCTCGCCACCCTGGTGCAGCGTCGCATCGACGAGCAGCACAACTACCGTCTCAACGACGTGGATGCGTCGATGGTCTGACAATTTCCTCGGCCCTACGGGGCCGGGGATCTCCTTCAATTCAACTGAGAGGACGACATGCCCCAGGTTCTCATGGGACTGGGCGACAAATCGCCCACTTCAACGACGTCTCCGATTTACTTCTTCGTTCCCCATCTCGACGCCGATACGCCGGGCTTCGAGTCGCTCACGCGAGATAGCCAGTACAACTGGGTCAATTCCGAGCGACTGTCGCGCGATCCAGCATTTCAGTTCACGGGCATCGGCGAGGAAAACATCACCGTCGAGGGTAAGATGTACCCTTATCATTTCGGCGGTCTCAACACGATTAAGCTGCTGCGAGAAGCAGGCGCCAGGGGCAAGCCCCTTGCTCTGGTTCGCTTCTATCCGCTGACCGATCCAAATGGATATGGAGGCGACACGCTCGGCAACTACGTCATCAAGCGGGTACGAACGATCGAGACCAAGATCGGCCGCGACGCAATCGCCCGCAAGATCGACTTCACCCTTGAGCTGGCGAAATACGGCGACGATCTGGCGACTCCCGCAGTGGAGAACGATCTGTTCGTCAATCAGCAGGTCGACAACGCAAACATCCAGCCGGATCGCACCTGATGCCAACGAAAACCTATCGCACCAAGATGCACGATCGCATCGATCGCATCTGCTACGACCGGTATGGCAACACGACCAATCGCATCGTCGAATGGGTGTTGTCGCAGAACCCCGGCATCGAGCAGCATGCCATCGTCCTGCCGCCCGGCATCATCGTCATTCTCCCAGAGCCACCCATCGCCGTCACTCAGGCGCCGATGATCAAGCAGATCTTCCTCTGGGACTAATCCCCCTGGCGAGCATGATCTCGTCAGACAAGCCGCTCCTTCGGGGGCGGCTTTTTCTTTTGGAGCCAGCGCGTGCCCACCGGCTACACCCCAATCTACAAGCTCATGAAGGGTGATCTCGATATCACCAATCACTTCAATGATCGCGTCACCAGCATCCAGGTCGAGTTGAACTCGGGCGACGGTGAGGGTGACAAGCTGCAGATCAAACTCGACGACCGCGACTGGGCAATCGCCAAGCCGGGCCTCGGCGCCGTCATCGAGCTTTGGCTCGGATACGAAGAGGTCGGCTATTCGTTCATGGGCTCGTTCGAAATGAACGATCTCGCCTTCATTGGGCCGCCTCGTGCGATCCAGCTGACCGGCCTCTCCACCGGCATGCGCTCGGTGATGAAGGCGCCGGCCATCGCAAACTACGCCAACAAGTCGCTCGGCTCCATCCTCGGTAGCATCGCGGGCTCGGCTGGGATCGGCATGTCCATCTCGCCGGAACTCGCCGGGAAGATGATCCCGTTCAAAAATCAGGTGACGAGCAATCTTCACATGATCCACGAGCTGGAGCGCATCTACGGCGCGGTCGCCAAGATCGCCAACGGCCGACTGATGTTCGTGCCGCGCGACTCCACGACGACCGCAAGCGGCATCTCGATGCCAACGCTTGTTCTGCAGCCGGAGCATTTCGGCACCTGGAACTGCTCCTACAACAGCCGCAACCAGTATGGCAGCGTCCGGGCAGCCTGGCGCGACAAGTCGGACATGGTCCGCAAATGGGTCAACACCGCTACCGGCGAGGCCGGCGGCGAGACCTCCTCGGATGCCAGCTCCGGCCAGGCCACCGAGACCTTCACGATCGGCACGATCTTCAACTCCATGCAGGAGGCGCAGGCTGCCATCCAATCAATGCAAGAAGCGCTGAAGCGCTCAGAAGGCCGAGCGACGTTCGAACTCGCGAAGGGCGATCCTTGGATAAAGGATCAGATGACCCTCCTCGTTGAGAACATGCGCGACGGCATCAACGGTTCGTGGACTATCAACAAGGCGGTCCACACCTACGTCAAGAGCACCGGCATCAAGTCGACGCTCGAATGCAAAGCACCGGGCGACGGCGCGAACTTCTCCAACCGGCAGGAGGAGAACGCCTTCCTGAAGCCCGAGGCCGGCGAGCTTATCGGCGAAGTCCTGAAGGACGGCTCCTATTGGGGTTTCCCGGACTTCCAGTGGTGAGCGCTCACAACATCGGAATCCAACATGTTCAGTAAAGAGATCATCGACGCGGTTTGCGCGGCGGCGGATGCGAATAACATCCCCAAGTCGTCGCTACTGGCCGTCGTCGAGTGCGAAACCTCTGGCGCTCCATACGAGCAGGACGGCGAGACTCCGCGCCTTCTGTTTGAGCGCCACAAGTTCTATTCGGAGATGAAGCTCCACGAGCCGAGCAAGCTGACGCAGGCCATCAAGGCCGGCCTCGCGATCCCGACGTGGAACAAGAAGACCCAATATAAGGATCAGGGCAACAGCTCTGGACGTCTCGCAGTGATCGCCAAGGCGCGATCCGTAGACGAGGAAGTCGCCAACCGCGCCACCTCATGGGGTCTCGGGCAGACGATGGGCTTCAACGCCGAACGTCTGGGCTTCGACAACGCCACCGAGATGGTGGACTGGATGGTCAAGGGCCGGGTGAAAGCCCAGGTCGAGGCCATGATCCGGGAGATCAAGAAGAGCAAGCTCGACGTTCACCTGCGAAGCAAGGACTTTGCGAAGTTCGCTCGGGGCTACAACGGCCCGCGCTACGCCGATAACCAGTACGACACCCGCATGGCGGCTGCCGAGAAGCGCTGGGCTCGCAAGCTGGCGGCCGGCCCGATCGAGGCCCTGCCGAGTAAGACCGAGACCACCACCATTCAGGCTCGCCTGAAGGAGCTGGGCTACAACGTCGGCAAGATCGACGGCAAGTGGGGCGACCTGACCTCCGGCGCGCTGTCTTCGTTTCAGCGTCGCGAAGGCCTGACGGTGACCGGCCTGATCAACGACGAGACCCGCGAGGTTCTCTTCGATTCCGACACCGAGAAGCGCCAGGTCGATCCGGCCCGCGCCAATGCCACCGTCCAGGATCTCCGGGAAGCCGGCTCCAGCACGGTTGCGGCGGCCGACAAGGGCTCTCTCGTCAACAAGCTGCTCGTCGTTTCCGGCGGCGTCGGCGGCGCTGAGAAGCTGGGTCTGCTCGATCAGGCGCAGGAGATCGCTAACAAAGCGGAAACCGCCAAGGGCGTGTTCGACACCATGCACAACGTGGTGTCCGCGGTCGCACCGTACTGGTGGATCGCAGCGCTCGGTATCGGCATCTACGGCATCTACGCCTACCGGGATGTCATCAAGGCCCGTCTGCGCGAGCACCAGATCGGCTCGAACCTCGGGATCTAAACCATGAGCACCTTCGATAAGATCGTGGGCCTCGCGCCCACGGTTTCCAGCTGTGCGAAAGCCGTCTGGAAATTCATCACCAGTTACGCGAAGACCTTCGCCATCATCCTCTTCCTGGCTCTGCTCGGGATCTGGAGTTTTGGCCGAGGTGTCGCCACTGGTGCCGCTGAAAACGCCCGGCTCGCCGCACAGATCGTTCAGATCAACGGCGACCTAGAACTCGCGCGCATCGTCGCGGGACTTCACAAAGGGCAGGCGGACTATACCAACCGAAAACTTGAAGAGCTGGGCCGCGTACAAGAGAACGCTGCGGCCCGCCTGGCTGCTCAACAGAATGAGAACGCAGCTCTTCAGAAGAAAGTCGAAGACTATGTTTCGAAGCTGGGCAAATCGAAAGACGGCAAGCGTGCTGCTTGCGCTCTTTCTCCCGATGACGTGCGCGGCCTGCTTTCCATCCAGTGATGAGGCGGTCGTCCGTTCCGAACTCGTAATCGCCAACCGGGGTGCTCTCGCAGCCTGTCAGGCATTCCTGAAGAAGGAGGGGCTTCCTCCGATCGAAGCCGGCATGGACCCGCGGGCCGTTATTGCGACGTACCGGGCGTATGCCGTTCGGAAGAACAAGAGCGAAGAGAAGGCCTCGGCCTGCCTCGCAGAACTGCAGGTGATCAATGCCTTCTGATGCAGAGATCCAGACCCAGGTGCTCATCGCAGAGCAGGCGGCCAAGCGTGCCGTCGAATCCGTGATGCTTCATCTTGGCTTCGATGTCACGAACCCGATCAAGGTTCAGACCGAATTTGCAGCGCTTCGCCTGCTCGCGGAGAAGCTGGACGATGAGGATTTCGTCGACGATCTGGCGTTCATCCGTCGTCTGCGTCTGACCACCGAGAAGGCGTCCGGCGCAACCATCACCACCATCGTCAACGTCCTCGTCACCGGCACCATCGGCCTCATCTTGCTGGGCACGAAGGACTGGTGGCTCAAGCATATCGCTGGGTAACCGGCGATCGATCGTCGAAGGACTCGCACACCGTCGATGAAAACCGGCCCCGCCTTGGTATGCGCCCTGGCGGGGCCAACTTCACCCCCCGTGAAGCTCGAATATTTGCATTTGCATTCCTTCTGTGCTAGTGCAAATGCAAGCTGTCAAGCGCTTTTTTGCCTTCAGCTGCAGAGTTCCACAATTACCGGGGTCGAATGTCCACGCTCTCCTCTGAAGAACGCGCCCGCAGAAAAGCCGTCATCGAAGACCTGCTCAAGCTCGGCTACCACCCCCAGGGTGCGACGGGCGGCCTGGCATCTGCCACCAAGACGGCAGAGCGCCGCGAAGGCATCAACTTCCCCAACTGGGTGCGCAACGAAGAAGCGCTGAAACAGCTCCGCAAGGAGAACTACGCCGTAGACTGGTCCCTCTACGTGCCACCGGCCCCTGCCGCCACCGTGACCTTCGGGTCCGTGGAAGCGGGCGAGGCCTTGTCCGCCGACGCCAACGCGCTCACCCGCGCTGAGCTTCTGTCGGCCGACGTGACCACCCTCATCACCAAATCGAAATACCCGGTCATCAATCCGGAAGCCGTCATCATCGACTCGCCCACGCTCCAGGTCTGGAGCAACAAGTATGGGAAATACGTCGAGAAGGAAGGCAAGCCGCGCACCTGGATGAAGGACACCCTGCGTGTCGCGCCCATCAAGGACTCGCGCCGCAAGAACTTCATCTTCACCGCCGCGCAGAACGACACCATGCTCCACGAGGAGTTCTGGGCGAACCTGCAGACCTACGCTGCCTGGATCAATGCCGAGATTGTGGTCGGCCCGTTCACCTACGAGACCCAGTGGTGGGCTGAGAACGATCCTCAGGGGCGCACCTACGCCGAAGAACTGGTCCCGCATCTGTGCTTCGGACAGATGAAGATCGGCAGCAATTTCATGTTTGCCGGCGAGATGAATACGCTGCCTACCGCCAATGCGCCGATCTCGGATCTGGTGACATATAGCCGGGGTCGCTGGGCTGTATTCCCGCACGCCAAGCGCCAGCTCAAGAGCGTTCCGTCCACCGATCCCGCCATCCAGGCGCATCAGGTGATGACGACCGGCTGCGTCACGCGCCCGAAGATCATCCCGCGCAAGGCCGGCGTGAAGTCGATCTTCCATCAGATCCTCGGCGCCACCGTGGTGCAGTTCGACAAGGATGGCGACGTGTTCTGCCGGCAGATCACCGCCAGCGAAGACGGTTCGTTCTACGATCTCGATTGCTACGTCGCCAATGCAGACGTCACCACCGGCCACCGCGTCAAGGCGATGACCATCGCAGATCTTCACGCCCGCAAGCTCGATCCCAAGAATGCTCTGGCCACCTTCGGCTGGAACATGGAGGAGGTCTCGTGCGAGCGGAACAGCATGTTCGCCGTGCTCGATCCTGAGAATGTGATCGTTCACGACATCCACGACAACGAGGCGCGAAACCACCACCACGTCCACGACAATGCCTACAGCTACGAGATGGCCATCCGGGGCCGCGACAACGTCGAGGACGAGTGTGAGACAGGCGGTCACCTGCTGTCTCTGCTGTCGAGCGCGAGCCGCATGGTCATCGTCGCCGAGGGCAATCACGACATCGCCCTGGAGAAGTATGCCCGTGAGGGGCGCTATCGCAATGATGGCACCAACGTCATGTTCGGCCTGCAGCTGGAAATGGCCTACCTGAAGAACGTCGAGGAGCGGTCGCACGCGCTCGATAATGGCCTGCCGGTGCCGCGCTTCTCGCTGTTCGAATGGGCGGTCCGCCGCAAGATCGACCTGCCTTATGTCCAGTGGTGCCACGATGGCTACAGCCACCTGATCGACGGAATTGAGGTCGGTAACCACGGCTTCCGCGGTGCCAATGGCGCCAAGGGGACTGTGGCCGGTTTCGCTCGCATCGGTCGTAAGATGTCGATCGGCGACAAGCACTCACCCGAGATCATGGACGGAGTCTATGTGGCCGGCGCGATGAACCTGCGCCACGGCTACAACAAGGGGCCGTCCGGCTGGGCGGTCACGCACATCCTGCAATACGCGGATGGCAAGCGCACCCTCGTCACCCTGCAGAACGGGAAGTGGCGCCCTGAAGAGATCAGCACCGGGGCCGTCGCGGCATTCGTGTGACCTGACGTTTGTTTGCATCAAAATGGAGAAGGAAAGCAAATGACCGCTATCGGACTGTCTGGCTATGCCCAGGCCGGCAAGACCACCGCTGCCCTCTATCTGGAGGAGAAGTACGGCTTCCAGCGCATGCACATCGCAGAGACGCTGCGGTCCATGCTCGCCGTTCTACTGAAGAACAACGGCATCCCGAGCGACATGATCACGCGCTATCTGGAGGGCGACCTCAAGGAGCAGGTGATCCCGGAGATCGGGAAGAGTGGTCGCGAGTTGCAGATCTCGATCGGCACCGAATGGGGCCGCGAGCGCGTGTCCCAGGACGTTTGGGCGAAGACCTGGGCGCGTCTCACCCGCAACGCCGGCAACGTCATGAACGACTCCGTGCGCTTCCCCAATGAGGAGCGAGAGATCCAGCTGCTCGGCGGCTTCACCATCATGATCGTGCGTCCCGGCACCGGCCCGGTCGCCTTCAAGTGGGGCAAGCTCGGCAAGTTCCTGTTCGACCGTTTCGGTCTGATGTGGGGCGTGCACGACAGCGAGCGCACGGACCGCCTCACCCCGAGCTTCATCATCCACAACGATGGTGACGTCCAGGCGCTGTACGACGATCTCGACGAGGCGATGCTCTCGCACGCGAAATACGTCGCCGCGACCACGCAGAAGGGATCGCCCCAGAGCACCGCGGCTCTGGGCCTACTCACGTTGGCTCGCATCTGATGGCGCAGTCCAAGCGTATGTCGCTGGTGGAGGCGGTCGCGAATAACGCGATCGCTTTCGTCATCTCCGTCTTCGCCAACTTCGCGATCCTGCCGCTGTTCGGGATGCACCCGAACCTCTGGCAGAGCGTCGGCATGGTGTCCGCCTTCACCGTGATCTCGATCATCCGTGGCTATTACGTCCGCCGACTGTTCGAATACCTGGCTGCGCTCAAGCTGGAGCTGGCAACCATGAAAGAGCTGTCGTGAGGGGGCTCTATATCATGGCCATCTTCACCACCTGCCTTGGCGTCGGCTTTGCAGGCGCGGGCTATAAGCTCGTTGCGCTGGAGAAGTCCTACAACGCCAAGATGGAAGTTGCGGCCGGCCTCTGTGCAAAGCACGGAATGGATCATCACCGGATCAACCGGGTCGACGTGTGCATCGATCGCGGCGGCCGGATGCACTTCCTCGAAGCGCTGGAAAAGGCGTCGTGATCATCACGCGAGGGGATAAGTGGCGCGCCGTGGGCTCGGCGGCCGGTGCCTGGACATCGATTGTCGCTACAGGCTTCGGTCTCGCCTATCTGGCGGACATCGGACTACGGGCCATGGCCCGCAGTCTCTGGGGTATATAAGCAATCAGCGCTTCAGCAGCTTGCCATGCTGGAGCGCGTAGACCGATACCGCGCTGCGGATCTGCTTGTCAGTCATGCGGCAGACGCACTCAGGCTCGCCATCGCGCGGACCAAGGCAACCACAAGGCCCTGGCAATGCCGCGAGGATCTCACTCGGATCACCGCGTTTCAGAATGGCCTCAATTCTCTCGCGCCTAGTGGTCACCGCACATCTCCTTTACGATCACGGCCTTCCAGCCTTTACGCTTGAAATAGGAGCGGAGCCAGTCGCGCTGCTTCCCGATGATCCACTTCCGGAGGATCGGCGCCGCCTCCACGACGACGTCGTCCTCCAGGATGATGCCGCAGCAGAAGTGGCCGCCGTCCACCTGGACAAGCATCAGAGATAGCGCGTCTTGTGCTCGAAGCCTTCCATCACCGGAGGCTTCTTCAGGCGCACGTTGCGAGCGCAGATCTTGCAATCACCTTCGGTGCCAGGAGACCCCCGGAAGATCGAGAAGCGGTCTCCGTTGCTACGGTTCCAGCCGTAGCCGCACATGGGCCACAGCTCTCCATCGTCCATCTCGGCATAGGTGTGCATCAGGGCGTGGGTGTTGGCTCGGCACTGGCCCGAGCGATAGGTTGCGATCTCAGCCATCACATTCCCCAATGCCAATAGCCCTGCTTCTCGCAGTAGGCGCGTTCGATCAGGTTCTGCACGAACCCGCCGAAGCGCCAGCGGTATAGGCGTTTGCGAAGTGTCATGCCGCCCCCTGGAAATATCGGGCCACCGCTTCCGTGTGCATCGGGTACGCGGTCTCAACGGCAGCGCTGACAGGAACCACTGCGAGGATCTCGCCGTCGTTTCGCGGGGCGAACACCTGGTCGACCTCGATCTCGCGCATGTAGAGGAAGATGAGGACGTTGTGGCCATACTCATCGGTGTCTCCGCTGACGAGCAGTAGGGCGTTCTCATCGATCTCGATGCCGGTCTCCTCCAGGACTTCGCGGACTGCGGCCTTGCGCATATTCTCGCCGTGGTTCTGGAAGCCGCCGGGCAGCGCAAGCTTTCCGTAGCCATCCTTCAGGCCGCGTCGGATCAGGATCAGCTTGTCGTCGCGTCTCGGCAGTAGCACGCACACGACGGTCGGATTGTTCTTGTATTCGACCACTGGCTCCTGGACGGGCGAGAAGACTTCGGCTGGGGTGTTGTCGTATTTCACATCGTACATTTTCAGGCTCCGTTCTGTTCTTCGAGTGGCTTCCGCGCCTTGCGGATGGCCGTCTTTGTGTCGTTGTCTATCCAGTTGCCGAGCAGAAGCATCGCTTGTTCGATGCCGCCGAAAACCTTAGATCGGCGCGATATCGACTCATGATTGAGCGTTGACCGTAAGTCGGTCTTGCAGAGATCGATCACGTTGCTCAGGCTCTCGTAGGATTGCTTGATCTGCTCCCGCATCTTGTCTTCAGTGGAGAGGGCGTCCCACGCCTTTGTGGCGTTCAGCCATTCGATGACGGCATTCGCCCGCTCGTCGGCGGTCAGAGTTTCAGCGCCTTCAGCCCATTCAAAGCGAATGTCCTTCAGACCACGCTCTTGCGCCTCATTGAGCATCTGCCGGAGCTGCTCCAGCGGACTAACTGCGGGCTGCACCGCGGAGTCGATGCCATTAGGATGTACCTTTCCGCCGCTCGCCTTCCATTGCATGCAGCGGCTACACTTTCCGCACCCACTGCCGATGCTCATGCACCCCTTGCAGCAATAGTCGTCTTGGTTAACTGACAGCGACATCAGGCTTCTCCCGTTAGGCGGCGCACCGCTTCAATCTGAAATTCAATTGCCGCCTTCAGAGCTGCCTTGCTGGTTACAAAGCAGTCCTCCTCTTCCTGGCTGATCTGGCAGATCATCCCAGCGACTGTGGGGAGATACTTCGTCCGGCCCTCAAACACCCTCTTCGTGGTGCTAACGCGGCCTTTCGCGACAATGTGGAGTCGCTCGACATAGTCTTCACTCATGCCGCCGGAAGCTCCGCATTGACCTTGAACCCATCTGGATCTTCGAACGCCAGAGGCAGTAGCCACTTCAGGTTCTGGATCATGTCCGTGCGACGCACGACGTCGGCGAACCGGTGAACCTCAAGAGGCTCTCCCGAGTCATTGACATTCCAGAGGAGAGGCAGCTGCTCGACGATCGCTTTGAAGAAATAGACCGTCGCGTCCGGCAGCACGATCGTGGCAAACAGATCCCAGTGGTCGTAGGTGTGGCCCGTCTCTTCCTTCCACTCCCGGCACATGGCCGCGAGCGGAGGTTCGCCGTCCTCGATCTTTCCGCCGATGCCATTGAGGCGACCAGCCTGCCACGCGGGCTTGGTCTTGCGGACGAGGGCGAGCTGATCGTCGTTGTCGATCATGAAACCTGCGACGTACCTCATGATGCCGAGTACCAGCCGCGGATGCGGGAACGCGGATACACGGACTCCGCCACGCGATTGCCGTGGTTTCCGCTGATCACGCGAGGATTGCCGTTGGCGTCAAAGCCGGAGACGATACCAACGTGGCCACCGCGCCGGCCGCGCGACATGGTGACGATTGCTCCAACCTGCGGGGCGATGCGCTGCTTGTGCTCCCAAGAGAGGGCGCGGTCGTCAACACCAGAGGCGCCAGTGACCTTGCGCAAGAAGGCTGAGCACCAGAGGGACGATCTGACGCCCACCTCGCGCGCCGTGGCGCCGATATACTGACGGGCGCGGGAGACAGCACCGCTGCCTGCCGAAAATCCGCTGTCCATGCTCTGCTGGAAGCCGCCGAAGAACGACTGCTCCTGCTGCGGCTGCGCTACACGCGACGGCATATATTTGCGGGATGATATACGTGATCGCGTATATTCTCGGTTTATGCGCGATCGCGTATAGGACTTCGCGACATACTTCTTGACGACGTGATGTTTGGCCGAGGGATGCTTGTGGTGGCGGGGGCGCGCCTCGGCGGCTGAGAATGATGCGGTGAGGAAGATGGCGCACGAGAGCGCGACGACGGATCGTTTCATTTCAGTTCTCCAGGTTGATTTTAGGCGGCGGCGCTGATCGCGCTGTCGTTGTCGTTGGCGGCAGCGAACTTGCTGACTTCGTTGCCCCATGCGTCCCAGCCAGGACGAACCTCGCGGCTGAACACGTCGGCCTTCAGCGCGTCGGGTCCGGCCATGGCATCGGCGGCCACGTAGGCTTCATCCGGCTTGCGGGAGTGCTCACGGCGCTGCGCCATGATGACGGAGCGGATCGAGCGGGAATGGATCTTGGGCTTGCCCACCTTGCCGATCAGGAACGGCTCGTGGGTGTTGCGCAGGATGTAGCCCGTGCCGAAGTGCGGCAGCCCGGCCTTGGTCGTCTTCACCCAGACGCCCTGCGTGACGTACTTCACGCCCCAGGCGTCGAAGCATGCGCGGGCTTCGTCGTACATTGGAGCGGTCGCCCACAGCCAAACGTACATCCCGGCAGGGTGTGCGAGATCTGCGACCTGCATCGCGAGGATCTCGTCCATCGTCATCGTCGGATAGTGCTGCTCGGCCGACTTGCCTTTGCCCTTCGCCGAGTAGGTCGTGAAGCGCCACGGCGGGTCGATCATCGCGAGTCCGTAGGCGTTGCTCTTCAATGGGAAGAGCGGGTGGCCGGGAAGGATCAGCGACGGCATCGTTGGTCTGATAAGGGTCACGCGCATTCCATTTGCATGCATGCAAGCCTCCGGGCGCAGTTCGGCCCTTGGCAGCAGCGGTTACGACTTCAGCTTCTGGCGCCACTCCCGAGCCTCCGGGAGCAGGTTGGGCTTGAGGACATCCTTGTCGTCCTCTGCGGTGATCGCCTGCACCAGAAGCGCGTCGGGCAAGATCGACTGGCAGGGCACCTTCTTGTCGGGCCGGCTGCAGCTCTCTTCCGTCAGTCTCGCGCGGACGACGTACATCATGCGGTCGGGACCGAAGCGCTCGATGAGACGCGCCTTGGCGACGCGGCCCTCACGATCGCATTTGGAGCAGCCCACCCGCACGTAGGGCAGAGGCCAGTCCTCAAGCCTCATCGATCAGTGCCCACTGAACATTGGCCTCGTCGTACAGCCGCTGCGACGCCTGGAATGACGCTTCCCAGCGCTCATTGATGACGAGCGGCGCGACGACGCGCTTGATGCCTGCTTGGATCACCTGCAAGGCGCACTTCGCGCACGTCAGGAATGGCCAGGTGTAGAGCGTGTAGCCGTACAGAGGCTCGCGGGCGCTGAGGATCGCATTGATCTCGCCGTGGACGACCAGTTCCAGCTTGGTGTCGCGATCGTTCAGGCGCTCGGCGGTGTCCGCAATCCCACGGGGAAATCCGTTGTAGCCAAGAGAAGCGATCGTGCGGTCAGGGCGCACGATGATGGCACCGACCTTGGTGCTGGGATCCTTACTGGCCGCGGCCACCTTGGAAGCGATGCCGAGGAAGTAGGTGTCCCAGAAGAGCTGAGTGCGGGCCGTCGTCATGCCTGCTCTCCCGTCAGATGGTTGTAGCCATCGCTGTCTGTGCAGGGCGGGCACTTCGTCACCTTGCCGGTGAACTCCATGGCGGCGTCGAGCATCTCCTTCGTGATCACGCCCTTGGTATTGCCGCGACGCATGCGGGTCATCACCGTGGCGCGGGCCTGCAGCTTGGGATCGATGGTAGTGATCAGATCCGCCGTTCCGCGCAGCGGGGCAGCGGGGCGTTCGACGTACACGGTCGGCTTGACGAAGGAGCCAATGCGGCCGGTGCCGGCGGGGATGCCGTGGGTTGCTGTCATAACGCCTTGGCGCTGGGCTCTGGCTTGCTCGATCGTCAAGCCGGCCTCGATCTCCGCGGGAGTGCGGCGGAAGCGCTTGGCGGGCTTCTCTGGGCTGGCAATGGACCGGCCCAACGTCGAGGAGACGATCGGAGTGGAGATGATGGCGCCGTCTTCCTTCACCACGACAGTGTGCGGCTTCGGCCAAGCCTTTGGCCCCTTCGAATAGAGAGGCGCCTGCTGAGCACGGCGAGCCTCGGCCTGCTCACGAGTTAGGCCCAGCTCGATCTCTTCCTGCGAGCGACGAAAGCGTGAAATTTTGGTGACTGCGACAACCTGCCGCATCGGTGCCACAGAACCGCTGAAGGTCGCCCGAATTACTGGCGACTGAAACGCGGGCATCCGTGCCGTAACATTCATCAGTGTGGAGGTTTCTTCAAAAGGAACCTTCATCTCAGATGAACCGATATTAATCGGGGCGGTTTTACCGGTGATTAGCGCTGTAATACCGCGAAACATTCGACTCAGCATGACCTCTCCATTTGCATTTGCATTTCGATTAATGCAAACGGAGCTGAACGTCAAGTTTTAGGCGAGCGTCGGGATTATGACACTCCGATACCACAAATGCCTCAAGTTCCTGCTAAATTAGCACTCTCGCCGTGTGCTGCGACGCAACAGTTCGTTAATCAGGTCTAAATGCTGTGGATATGTTCCTAGTTTGTTCTTTACCATTGCTTGCATTTTCCTACTGGGACTCGTATGCAAACAAACATTGGAGCCCGCGGGGGCTCAACGAATGGTGGTACACAAAAGATCATGAAGAGCGTGTTTGCTTACGAGGGCCACACGATTACCAAGCTCAGGGGGAATTATGTTGCAGCCCCTGACGACACCGAGGGTGCAAACCTTCAGGCCTCAACCGTGATAAGATTAATGCGCGGCATTGACGCTATTTGGGAGGCGTTGGAACGCAACTCGATCCCAGACTGGTTTGATGCCTGGATGTGTTGTCCGAGCACGATCATCAATTTCGATGCGATCGAGCTGGCCAGCGATGTCACTTTCGTCCCGGACAACGAGAACATCCTGACGTTTCCCGGAGCGATGTCCCAGCCGGCGACCGCCTCTATGGATGCATTCGTGGCGTGAGACCGTATTCGAGGCACTGGACTCGCATATCCCGTGTCCCGCTGCCGCCAGCGAAACCGACCGCGCGATCGGGGCGGCCCTCGCGCAACATCTTCATATTTCGAAACGGCCCCGCCGCGGCATCGTACAGCTTGCCGGAGCGGCTCTTCCTGACAACGGCACCAGGGCGATCGATGTCATCCCAATCCGCAGGGAAGGGGAGAACCTCGACGCCTCTGGCTTCCGCCCATTTGCGTGACAGCTTATCGGCGCCTGGAGCTTCACCCTCAATCAGCAGGGTGATCGGCTCGCGCTCGTGCTCCTCGTCCAGGACGAGAAACAGCCGCGCCTTGTTCCGATATTTCCGGCCGCCGAATGCCAGCATCACGCTCATGCCGCGTCACTCTCTGTAATCGCCTGCGTTAGCAAGTTGAAGGGAATCGCATCGACGCGAACCCATTCCCGTCCGCTATAGCCAACGGAGAGGGCGACAAGACACGGGTAGGAAGTCGGCCGGCCAAACACCTCCATCTGTGGATCGTTAGCGTGGTGCCGTATCGCTTTGCGCAAGCCGGCCTGGGTCCGCACGATATAGATCCCGCCTCTGAGGTGCTTCCAATTCTCCCGCATTATTTCTCCTTGAAGGTCACGCCGAGCGCTTTGCAGGCGCTGACGAACTGCGGCATCTTCTCGGGCTCGTCGACATAGCCCTTAATGTCTTCGACGGTGCGCTTGTCCTTGGCATAGCCGCGGCAGATGCCCTTGAGATAGGACGACTTCGGGCCGCCTTCGTCGATCCAGCAGGATGGTGCCGGCGAGCAGGCAAGGGCGGGGGTCAGGTTGAGCGCCAGGATGGCGCCGATGATCAAGGTTCGCATGGTCTTCCTATCGTGAGACTATTGAGGTCCAGTGGAGCTGATGCTCCTTGCTGAACTTATACTGGGTCGGGGCGCCGGCATTCACGTTGCCGGACAGATTATTTTCGCGGAGCCATGAGTGCGCCGAGCTGATCGCGTGGTCGGTCATCAAGACGTGGTATCCGCTCGCCCGGATCTCTTCCGGAGACCCCAGCATAAACCGCCGGAGCGGCGAGAGCAGTTCCCAATTGTCGGCGACCTGATTGCAGAGCTGGTCGAAGTCCGAGTCCGACATCATGGACGTGTCGTGCCGATAATAGAGGTATGAGGCGATGGCAACACGTCTCGCCGCGAGATCCAGCTTGCCGGGATCAATCGCTGGTGCGGGCGCCACGGACGGAGCGGGCGTGCGCACAATGAGGTCTGTGTCGCCGAACATATCGAGCTGGCCGGGCAACATTATCGCTTCTCCGAATGAGGGCCGCTGGGCGGGCGGCCTTCGCTCCACTCGGGAGCCTGACCATCTACCCAGCCGCGCAGGGTGCGTAATTCTTTGATGGACCGATGACGGTATGCACCTGGGAAATCGGGTGGGCAGGTGTAATCCCGCTGCACTTGCCATTTATCCCCGCCCACCGTCAGGTCGACCCATCGCAGTTCATCGAAGATCATCGGGCGACCTTTACCCGGCGATCTTTCCCGGTAAGCCTGTCAGTCCACTGCTCGAAATGAGCGGGGCAGTGACGGCACCTGAGATCGAAGTGGCTGAACTCGCCTTCTTGGTTCCAGATATCCTTCTCCTCGAAGTCATGCAGCCCGAGCAAGCAGCGGATCCTCGTGATCATCTGAGACATCACCGAAACGCCTTGCAGAAGTCGCCGCTCCTGAACGTCCCGGACGGACAGGACGCGCCCTCGATCTTTGGGTAGGCGCGGGGTGTGTCGCGATCGAAAGCTTCGCACTTGTCGCCCTTGCCGACGTAGCCAGTCGGGCAGGTGCCAGTGCGCATCAAGCGCTCGCGGCCATCGCGTGTCGGGGTCGCGTAGGGCTTCTCAGCGACCGCCGCAGAGGCGCCGAGGAGGGTAATTGCGACAGCCATAGCTGTGCTGATAGACATCTTCGTCATGTTCTCATTCTCCGAATTTTAGGAAGATTATCGTGGACGAATGAAGGACAGATCATAAACCAATCTGTGCCCCAAACTGTGCCCCGAAATTTTAGCACTTCTGTAAGTGCTTGAAATCATTGGTGGGCCTGCCTGGACTCGAACCAGGAACCAGACCGTTATGAGCGTAATGACTAACCTCTAAGTTCTTGATCTAATTGCACTTTTAGTCTCCGATTTAGGCTGGTTTTCCCTGTTTGTTCACGTTCATTCTGTGCCCCGCCTGTGCCCCGAATGAAAACGCAGCAAACCCTATAACTGAAGGGGTTTGCTACGCTATGCGCCGTCCCAAACGTGACCGCGTGATCTTTCGCTTCTGAGTGATCATTGCAGCCGCATCTCGCATGTAGTCGGGGTGATGATGACCGTAGTTGTCGATCAGGGTCTTCTCCGACATTCCGAGATATCCGGCCGCCTGCCATAGCTCGACACCCTGCTGCATCAGCCAGGTCGCCGCGGTGTGGCGCAGCGTGTGAGGCGTGACGTTACCCTCCGTCAGGTCAAGCTCAGCCAGCTCTACCGCGCTCGCCATTCCGGTCTTCACGCTCATGACCGGCCGGCCATGCCACTCAACGAAATGGCTCGCGACGATCCCCTTGTCGACCCAACGGCGCATGTGCGCGAGGAGACGATCCGGGATCGGCATTGTCGGTTGCCGCTTGTTGGTCTCCTTGTGGCCAATCCGCTTCCGGTAATAGAGGCCTTCGTCCAGATCGACGTAGGCCTTGCCGGGCGCCTTATGGATCGAAGCGGATGCGATCGACGCCGCGCGGGTTCCTGTATAGAGCCCGATCAGGATGAACTTGGCGACGTGACGGAGCGTGTACTTGCCCGTCTTGATCTTCACGCCCTTGTTCTCGCCGCGATGAATTGTCTGCTCTTCGCGATAGCGCCAGCACTTCCAGATGAGGTGGGCAGCTTCACTTCGCGTCAACCATCGTTCGCGCGGCCCACCCTTTTCGGGGAGGTCGATATGCACGATGCCATGATGGAGATTTTGCTTTGCGTGGTGGCCGATTGCGGAACGTAGGTTCTCCAGATCGCGCCGCGATCCGCCCTTGCCTCCGGGTCGTCCGCCCTTGCGCTTAGCCCGCGCGCCTATGCGACTGGCCGTATAGCCGTTGGTCAGATCGGTCGTGATCTGACCCAGCTTGTACTTGCCGAAATATTTATCGAGGCGGAGGATCGATGCCTCCAAGCGCCGGATCAGGTGTTCCTGCGTCTCCTCGTCGTAATCCTTGATCCGGTCAACGAGGTAAATGCGCAGGACATCGGTGATCGGGATACGATCAATATCTCGCAGCTTCCGGTTCGGATCGAACTTGGCGGCGAGGTAATCCTTCAGGAACTCTTGCGCTGCTTCCGGCGGCGCATGCTTACCAGGTGCTGCAGCGACTCCTGTGCTGACGAACTTTGATCCGTCTCGGACGACCCATACGTCGTCACGACCGTCTGATCGAGATCGACGATAGAGTCGTGGTCCTTTTCCGTTTTGCGACATTTGTCTCTCATACGCTTGATGTTACCGAGGGTAGTAAAATGCTTATTTGCAATTTTCTCTACCACAAGATTTCCCTTGTCGATCTCCTTGCGAAGACCTGCGACCGTCATGCCGCCGAGAGGGAAGGCGATCTTGACCGCGTCCTCAAGTCTCATTGGCGTGTCGGCATCGATCATTCCGACGTTGGTCTTGATCTGATCGTACCTGCTGTCTGGGTCATTTGCCGCGTGTGGCATTTCAATCCCTTTGTCCGAACACGGACTCTACTGTGTGGCGGCGATCGGCGACGCTGGGCTCAGGGGCGTGATACGAGACGATCTGGTTCTTGGCCTTCTCGCGCTTCGCATCACGCTTGGTCTGAAACCTCTGTTCGTCTCGCGCCCGATTGAGTTTCGAGAGGAGCACCCGAAAGGCAGCCAGCTCCGCTTCCACCGCTGTTCGAAAGTGCCTCGGCTGGCCGTCCGGCTTGGTAACCCACTGCGGGGGCAGGCCAGGAATGGCGAAGCTACCCATGAAGTGGCCGGACAGATCCTTGTGCTCGATCGACGTGGCGTAGAATGCGGTTGCTGGCTTCACTGTCATGCGGCTTCCTTCATCTTGCGTTCGAGGATCTTGCGGTACTGAACGACGCCGGGGCCGAGGTTTCCCCCAAGGTCGTTGTCGTTGACGAAATAAACAGACCGAACCTGATGCTCAGCCGGCGAGGCGTGGAGCGGACGAGAGCCAACGAGCTTGTCATAGAGCTTGATGTCACGGTCGGGCCACGGCGCGGTGCCATCGTGCGTCAGATACGAAGTGCGAGCGCAGCGGGCGACCGACATCTTGATCAGGTCGAGCGTGAAGGCGTTGCGAGATGCCTTCTGGTCCGGAGTGATAAAGGGCAGGTGCCAATCGTCATATTCAAGGACATCCGGGACGCTGTCGGCGAACGCCGCCTTAATCGCCTGGGCTAGAGCCTTGATCTCCGGCTGTGCATCCTTGTGGTCGCGCAGCTCGAAGAAGTTCTCCCATTCCGTCGCAGTGATCAGGACGTTGATGTGCGACCATGGCTCGACGAGGCGGTTGACGACCTGCTTGTGGACGCCGAGCAGGTGCCCCAGGTAGGCGATCGCCACCATCAGATACATGCCGGTGAGCCACAGCGTGCGCATCAGGAACTTGGCCACCGGCCCCAGCTCTTCATTGGCCTGCATACCGGGCTGATTCTTGCCCCAGTGGATGGGCATCGCCGGGTCGCGCAGGATGTCTCGAAGCAGGCGCAATACAGGGATGGCGCGAGAGCTGGAAGCGTTGCGGCTGAACACGCGGTGCGTCATCAGCTCGGCGTGTATGAAACGCGGGTAGCGGGCGAGGACGGTTTTGATGTCCACTGCAGTGCTCGTGACGCTGTGTAGGATCTTCGTTGCTGAAATCGTCATGCTGCCAGCGCCTCGCGGAGTGTGCGGGTCGCAAAGAACCCATCGTGTTTCGGATTGGCGGCCATCCAGGTGCGGGCGTAGTAGGCACTGAAGTGGTCGTTGATTTTGAACTGGTCGCCGCGAGTGACGACCGTTGTTTCCCACCGGATCCGATGCAGGATTGCGTCGGCTGAAAAGCGTGGGTGGCCCTGCTTGATCACTTCGCGGGTGAAGCGATCGAACAATCGGTAGACTTCCGGGTTGGTGGCGTGGAAGTCGTTGAAGCGATCCTCAATGCTAGTCATTTGTTTGTTTTGCTCCTTAGCATTCTTGCAAGGGTTATGGCAAGATTGTGGCGTTGGGTGCCGTCAGCTCCAGAATCTCCACCGGACCGCCGGGAATTTCGTTGATGAACTTGCCGACGTGCAGGCGACCCGTCTTCCAGGCCTTGGTGTCGAGGTTCGTGCGACCCGAATAGCGCAGCGGCTCCGCGTGCGGAGTGTGGCCGTGCACGACATGGCGATCACCGTGGCCATATTCGTAGCCCTCCGGATAACGCATCCACAGCATGATGTCGGACCCCTGCTCATCGAGTGAGTAGTCGGGGATGATGCCGGCGTGCACATAGATGCGGTGATCGTCGACGTATCGCATCGGGAGATTGGTCAACCAGCGGACATGCGCATCGGGAATGTCACGGGCATCGAACTGGCCTGACGACAGGTCAGCGCCGTAGGACTCTAGCGTCTTTGTGCCGCCGTTGCGCAGCCACAGTGACGGCGGTTCGCGGCCGGCGATAGATGCCAGCATCATGTGCTCATGGTTACCCATGAGTGCGATCAACGGCAGTCCGTGGAACTGCACATCCATGATGCGGTCGATCACCTGCTTCGAGTGCGGGCCGCGGTCGATGTAATCACCCAGGGTGACGACCTGATACGGCGTGCCCTTGGAGTCGGCCTCAATGGCAACGAGCGCGGCTTCGAGGAGATCGAGACGACCGTGCAAGTCTGGAATGGCGTAAATATTGGACATCAGTCGATCCCCTTGTTGAGCATCTCGTCGGAAATCAGGGTGAGTAGGCGAGCCTCGCGGGCCTTGAGCGCGCGGATCTCTTCGCGCTGCTTCCTATTTTCGAAGAGCTTCTCGTTGTTGCTCTTGATTAGCTCAATGATGCGGGCATCTTTCTGTTCGTCCGTGTGGTTCTCAACGAACTCCAGGAGTGTGGGGAGCGAGTGGATCAGGCCGGCAAGGAAACGGGCGCGTTCGTTGCTGGAGATAGTGTTGCCGATGATAGCAAGCGTCTTGCCGTCCTGATTAATCAGGAGATGCATCTCGGACTGAACCAACGGATGCGAGTCGGGCTGCCCGTCGTAAAACATATCGGAGATGTCGCAGGCGTGCTGATAGGCCGGCTTCATCTCGCTCGCTGCCCAGGTTGCACCAGCAACAAGTGGGAGAAGTCTTCTTGCCTCAGCGGCAAATTCTTGGAAGTTCATGTCGGTCATTTCTGTCCCCATTGAAAACGGCCGCCCCGAAGGGCGACCGTGTTGTCTTGCGATGGTGGATTACTGAGGCTGGGCCAGCTTCGCGATGGCGGGCTTGGCGTTAGCGAACGAGCGGAGCAGCTTGTCGTACTCAGTCTCGTTGGCGTTGATCCAATCCGAGTTGGCGACGAAGATCGCATCCACCTGGATGGTGCCGATGGCCTTAGTGCCATAGACCGCGCCGGTCGGCTGGATCTTCGGGTAGGTGCCGGCGGGGATCTCACCGTAGGTGTAGACCGGCTGACCGCGACCATCCTTCGCCGTCTTCGTCATGTCGCGATCATCGGTGCCTACCAGCACGATGCTCGAACCCTGCTGCTGCGCATCGTTCTTCATGAAGGACGAGTTCAGAGCAGCGACGACCAGGGCGCACTGGACCTGCGTTCCTTCGGCAACCGCCGAGAGAGCGCGGACACCAGAGCGGCTATCGGTGCTGACGACCGAGTAGCGAGCCTTGTCGGCGAGGACGAACGCATCCCAGGTGGTGCGGGCACCCGAACCATCCGGACCGATCGCAACCGTGTGGGTTTTGTTCAGATCGACCATACGATCGAAGCCGACCTTGCGGTTGCAGATCATGTGCGCCTGCTCCTGATAGAGCACGCCGGCACGCTCCATGGAGGAGATCGCCTTCGCATTCTTGCTGGAGTAGACGAGCATTGCGTCGGACTGCACGAAGGCGCCGTCGCACTGACCGGTCGCCATCTTTTCGAGGTTGTCGAGCGAGCCCTTCGTCGCGATCACTTCGATCGGAACGCCGGTCGACGACGCCTTCAGCAGGTGCCCAGCCTTGTAATAGTTCAACTGGTCATTGCCCGTGCAGAGACGGAACTTCTCGGCGGCCGAAGCGCCCGACACGAGTGCCATCGTGCCGATCAGTGCTGCCATCGCAGTGAGGTAGATCTTCTTCATCTTCTCTCCTTATCGACCCCACCATGGGGTCATTACATTTTCATCGTGCTTGCATGCAAGCAAACGAGGACTCAGAAAAACCAACGGCGGAACGGGTAGCCCTTGGCTGCCTTCCAGACCGTAGTGCCGAAATAAACGACGCCGAGGCCAGGAAGAATGTGGTTGAGCATGGTGACGACCAGCATTTCAGGCCACCAGTGCAGGCATCGCAGCCGGGAGAGGCTGGTCCGCAGTGCGTTCGGTGCGGGTGTAATCCGCGCCATTGAGCAGCAGTCGTTTCCCTTCCTGGGTGAGGAAAGCGATGGCGACCACGATGTTGGCAACAGTGGATCCGTAATCACGGAAGCCGCGCCAATTCGCCGGGTAGATCTCGGGTGCCTCGGCGAATGGATCCGGTTCGCCGTTCTGGCGATCGAACTCCGCATCGAGCTGGGCCATGCCAGCCCACATCAGCTCACCGCTTGCTACGTCGGTGCGGATGCTCACATCGCCGAAGCGATCGTTCTGCTTTGCCAACTCGGCCGAGATCAACTCGTCGATCAGCATTTCAGCCTTTAATGTGTCCAAAGGACTCTCCTGAGATGATGCGTTTTCATAGCGGTTTGCATTTGCACGGTCAAGTGAAAATGCGCATTCGGCTCAGTATTTCTTGCCGCCCTTCTTCACTCGGTTCTCAACCTTGTGGTCGGAGCGAGTGGCGTTGTAGAGCAGCTTCGCCTTGGCTGCGGCGCCGACATCCCATTCCTTGGCACCAGCCAGGTCGCCGGCACGGATGAAGAGGTCGGCCATCTCGGTCCAGATCGACGGGAACTGCGGCAGGTGATCATCCATCGCGTCGGTGCGATCGCCTTCCATGCCTTCGCAGATCTCGCCGACCATCAGCAGAAGCTTCGTCGGGACGATCAGCGGATTGTTGCGCAGGTTCTCGCCGGTCTTCGGGTCGGTCCACCACTTCTGTGCCAGTAGGTGCGAGACCTTGATGATGTGATTGATGGACTCTTCGAACTTGTCGAGGTCGGCGAGAGTTACGCCTTCGGGGAGGGTGATGACTTCACCTTCGAGAGGTCTGGTGCTGATTGCGCTCATGATGCTTCCTTGAAACGAAATTCGTCGGCGAGGTCTTCGAACATCCGCACGATCTGCTTTTGCGAACGGCCCGACTGATCGTTCCAGTCGAACGGATGCTTTCCCAACTGAGACTTCAGCAGGGGAACGAAGCGCGCATACGCGCCCCGATCTTCTTCACCAGCAGCGCGGCGAATGGCGCCCTCGATATCGAAGGCGCGGGCCTCTCTGCTGAAAACTCCAACGGATTTACCGGCGACGGTCCGGGCGCACGTTTTCTGTGTCCACCGGCCGGGCTTCGAGAGGAGCAGCAGGCATCTCTCGACTATCTCCAGCTCCGTAAACATCCAGCACCTCCTTGATCTCGATCGTCGCGCCGTGGCCGATCAGGTTGACAACAAGCCATTCGAGCATGCTCTTCGCGTCGCTGAAGCACGCCTGCTGGCCATGGACGCCCATCATCCGGTTTGGGCTGTCCAAAGTGACGGACCAGCCGGCCAGGTCACCCTGCTGAATCCGAAAACCTCCCCCGAAGGGGAGGTTCATGGCTTTCTGGACTTCTGCGATCATGCTTCGCAGCTCACGCAGGCCAGAAGGTTGCGGACGTATTCCTGCGCAGGGTTGGTCGAGCGCTGGTAGTAGAGCGTCTTCACGCCCAGCTTCCATGCCGTCATCATCAGCGTGTTCACGTCCTTCAACGGCGTGTCCGGGTGGATCTTCAGGTTCAGAGACTGGCTCTGATCGATGAAGCGCTGCCGGCCGGCCGCCTGGATGATGATCTCGTTCTGCGAGATTTCACCGAAGGTCTTGAACACGTCGCGCTCCAGCTGTGACAGGAAGTCGAGGTGCTGGACCGACCCGCCGCGCAGCAGGATCGACGACCAGGTCTCCTCGTCATCCTTGCCGTATTCGGCCAGGAGGTCCCGCAGGAAGGGATTTCGATAGGTGAACTTGCCCTTCTGCAGATCCTTGACGAAGTAGTTGCTGTCGAGCGGCTCGATCGACGGCGACACCTGGCCCAGGATGAACGACGACGACGTGGTCGGCGCAATCGACATCAGGGTGACGTGCCGGCGGCCAAAGCCTCGCATGAGCGGAGCCTCGCCGTACTTGCTGGCCATCCACTCGCTGGCATACAGCGTCTCTGCCTGGATGAACTGGTGCATCTCGGTGTTGACCAGCTTGGCCTCGAATGACTCGAACGGAATCATCTTCGACTGCAGATACGAGTGCCAACCAAGCGTTCCTATGCCGAGGGCGCGCTGGTTCTTCGCGAACTCGTGCGCCGTCTTCATCAGCGGGATGCTTGCCGTCTTGTCGATGTATTCGGTCATGACCGCATCGAGAAAAAGAACGAGCATCCTGGCAACGTCGGTCTGCTTCCACTCGTCGTAATAGAGTGCATTGAGCGATGCTAGATTGCAGACGAAGGACTCGTCGGCCGACGAGGCGAGCGCAATCTCCGAGCACAGGTTGCTCGACCAGATCTGCATGCCGCGTTCTTTGTAGACTTCCGGCGCCGCGTTGTTCACGGTGTCCGTCCAGAAGATGTACGGATAGCCGGTTTCGAAGCGCTTCTGCAGGATGCGAAGCCACAAGGCCATAGCATCCGGATCGCGCTCTTCAAGGCGCTCCATGAATGAGTCGGGCACGCAGACACCAAGCGACAGACGCTGAATCGGGTGACCTTCCTCGCGCACATCCAGGAACTCCAGGATGTCCTTGTGGTCGATTGGCAGATAGACGGCGCAGGAGCCGCGGCGCACCGTGGACTGGCTCACGATGTTTGTCGTGGTTTCCAGTAGCTCCATGAAGTGGACCGGACCGAATGACGAGCCACCCCCACGGATGGGTGTTCCGCGACCGCGCAGAGCGCCCAGATAGGCACTGGTGCCGGCGCCCATCTTCGTCTGCATGCCGATCTCGGCGGTCTTCGACAGGATGCTGTCGATCGTGTCCTCGAAATACGAGTTGTTGCACGAGATCGGGAGCGCGTTCGGCGAACCGAAGTTCGACCAGACCGGGCTCGACAGCGAGATGTAACCGGCGTGCATGTATTGCTCGAACTTCTCGGCAAACCAGTGCAGGCCGAGAATGTCGCCGGCACGCACGGCAATGTCATGGATGCGCTGCTCCGCGGTCTGGCCGGGAGCGAGGTATCCACGACTGAGGAAGGTTCGGGAGTCGTCGTTGAGCCATCTGTGCTGCATTAGAAGAGATCCTGTGCGCTGAAGACCCGGTTTTTCTTGGCGTAATCGACCGGGCGTTTGTGAAAGAAATCGACGACGTTGTTCCCGAAGGCTTCCTCTTCCATCCATCGCGTCTTCTCGATGATGGTCGGGGCAACCTTGAAGGGGGCGGCAAACCCGATCGACGTCAGTGAGTCGTTGAAGCGCTTCTGGGTGAAGCCGTGCAGGATCGGCGCGGACATCACGCCATCGGCGTAGTCACCGACCATCCAATCGATCAGCGCCACCTCGGCAGCGAATGCTGACTTGCATTCCTCCGTGATGCGGGATTCCAGCTCGGCGTCGAAATACTGCGGATATTCTTCGCGCAGCACGTTGATCAGCTTGATGCCGACCTGGGCATGCAGCATCTCTTCGTTGCGGGTGTACTGCACCTGCTGAGCGGTATCCTTCAGGATGTTCTTGAAGCGGTTGAACCAGAGCACCACGTAGAACTGGCTGAACAGCGACACGTTTTCAACGAAGAGCGTGAAGAGGATGATCGCGTAGATCAGCTGCTTCTTGTCGTCGCTGTAAACCTGGCCGAGATGCTTGCGCAGATAGCTAACGCGGCCGGCGACTGCGGGCTCCTTGAGGTTTTCCTCGAACACGTCGTTGAGGTTCAACGTGCTGAGCAGCTTCTCATATGCCAGGTTATGCGTGACCTCGGTCGCAGCCATCCAGTATCCGAGATCGGACATGGACGGATGCGGGAAGACGGTGCCGAGCTGAGCCCAGAATGTCTTCACAGCCACCTCGATCTGTCCGATGGCGGACAAGGTGCGGACTATGATCTGCCGCTCCTGATCAGTCATGTCGGTCTTGAACTGGCTGTAGTCCGCCTTGAAGTCGAACTCATTTTCAGTCCAAAAGCCGGCACGGATGCGATCGATGAACTCCTGTGTCCACGGATACTGGTTGGGCTTTCTCGCGATCTGTTCTTCGAACAGCATGCTTTTTGTTACCTTTGTTGTGATGGAGGCGCTGGCCAGTCTGCCGGCAGCGGATCGTAGGCGGCGGTCGGCTTGGAGGGCGGAAACCACCCTTCAATCCGATAGAGGCTGCCGCTACTGGTCTTGAAGACGTTGGGCTCGATCTCCTCGACGACCTTCGTCGTGTAGATGAACTTTCCGTCCTTGAAGCGACGCTTCACGTCGCCGAAGCACACGCCGCGCAGCTGAAACCCCCCACCAGGGAGGGTCACACGCTGGGCGTTGCCGAGAGTGGCGGTGATGTCCTGCATCACGCAGCCAGGCGCGGTGCAGTGCGCTTGGTCGAGCGGTACGGATACCGCTTCGAATAGTCGATTTTGGTGGCCTGCTTGATCGGCACGTAGTGGCAGTTCAGGTGCGACAGGCTGGATAGAACCTCGTGGGCACGCTGATTGCCAAATTCTGTGTCGGGGTCGATCGTCCGCAGCTCGTGCAGTGCGGCGTCGAGGAGCAGTCGCTCTTCTGCCGGCATCCAGCTGGTGGCGTGCACGACATTGCCGACCTTGGCGTAGCTGTAAGCCGGTCGTTTCGTCGGCTGCTGCAGCTTCTTGCGGCTCTGGGCTTCGAGATTGTGGGCGGCCTTGAGTAGACCGAGCGTCGTGTCGTTGAAGCCTCTCGTGACGTTGTCCATTAGTCCTTCTCTCCTGTTTGCATGCAAGCAAGCCTCAGTCCAAAGTTCTGAGGGTCCGCCTGATGTTCTGCCGGGTGTAGTGGTTGCTGTAGACCGTGCGGGGTGAGGCCGAGATCACCGTGGTGAACCATCTGCCTTTCGCCTTGAACCGCACGGCGTGATGCTTCTTGGTGCGCTCGATCTCGTAGGCTTCGATCTCACCGCTTTGCTTTAGAAGGTCGATTTCTTGTCTCACCTCGCGAAGGTGCCGATCCATCTTTCTTCCTCGTCTCAAAAGGGCGACTGCCCCATTGTTTCTTCGGTCGCTTCGGCGCCGCAGGTGGCTCGGCGTCTGGATCGGTCTTGGCGAGGAGTCGCTGCCTGAAAGCAGCCTCGGTCTTCGAGATGCGCTTCATGCGGGCAATCTCGGTGATGTCGGAGCCACGCTTCGATGCACCCTTGGCACCGAAGGTCTTGGCGGCGTGGCAGTCGCAGTGCTTGGCGAAGATGTGGTCCGGGTCGTTCGCGGGCGGAACTGTGTCCTTCGCCTCGGGATCCCAGCATCTCATCTGCAGTGCCGGAATATGATCGAACTCGACATCAGCGATCTTACCCAACTGCTCCCCGCAGGTGGCGCAGCGGCTGCCCTGGCGCAGCACGACTGTGAGCTTCACCAGCAAGGGAATCGCCTTGCGGAAGCCGGTCGGGGGCGCCAGGGGGAGGGTTGTTTGCATTTGCTTTTTGTAAATGCAAATGAGCAAACGGTCAAGTCATCGGGCGAAGAATTATCCGATCGCCCACCGGATCAGCAGCGCCATTCCGCCGGCTAGGCCGACTGCCGGGATGACCAGGATGAATGGCCCCATGATCCTCGCAAGCAGTAATACGGGGGCGAAGAAGAAGATCGGTATCGCCTCCCATGGAAATCTGCCGGTGAAGCCCATGGACACCGCGATCATGGTGCCCGCCGCCAGTGCTCCGATGCCGAACCAGATGAATGCGAAAATGGTGATGATGTCAGGCCACGCTACGAACATCTTTCAACCCAATTTCGTCTTGAGGATTTTGCTGACATCTTCGCGGATCTGCAGCGCCATTTCTTCCTTGGTCGCTGTTTCGAGACGGTCGGTGATCCGCTCCATCTTGGCCAGAAGAGTTGCGGAGATGCGCTCTTCAGCTTCCTTGACGCGGTTGTTGATCGAGCCGACAGCCTTCTCGACACCCTCGTTGACCAGCTCGCCGACACGCTTGTTCATCAGGGTCTGAAGTTCGGGCGACAGCTTCTTCTGATCGGCGTAGCCGTAGCTGCCGCCGCGGATGCTCTGGATGAAGCCGGACAGCTTGGCCTCCAGACCCTTGCGGAAGCCTTCGTCCTGCTTCACGGCGTCCACCAGCTCCTGGTGTTGCTGCTTGAAGGTGGCTTCGATGATCTTGACGACGTTGTTGCCGACGTCCTTCAGGAACAGGTTGCGCACGGTCTCGGAAACGACGGCGCGCTGCAGCTCCAGCTTGAACTCGGGGTCTTGCTCGATCAAGACACGCATGGCGGTCGAGTCGAGGCGGATTGTTGTGCTCATGAGTGATGCTCCATTCGGTTTGGTTTGGGATTGGCTTCTGCCCAGGCATTGAATGCCTCGACATCTCCACCGCAGCAGGTGAACTCCGGCCGATGTGGGCCAGGCTTTCCGTATTTTCGATCGAGGCGAAGTTCGGCTGGGCCATACTTCATGCCTGGATATTTGAAGCGGATGATCACCTGCTCCCAGACGAAGGACGGATGATCGCCGGTAACGTAGGCGTGCGTGTCTTTTTCGATGACCTCTGCAGTGGGGAAGCGACGTAGCAGGACACCTTTCATCATCTCGATGGCTTCTGTTCGCTGGTCCTTCAACAGCGCATTTCGATGCTCATCCTCGATCTGGCACTGGGCGCAACAGAAGGTCGGGGTGCGCATCGAACCGACAGCACCCTCCAGCTTGAGGTTGTTGTCGTAGAACCAGTCGGAATCCATCTGGCCGCCGCAACCATGACACTCGAAGTGCCAGCCGTTGTTGATCAGATCGTAGATCGGGATATCGCCCTGGGCAGCGAACTTGTCAGCCCACGGCACTCTCCTGCAGGAGACGTTGCTCAACTCGCTGTCACCGTACTGGTCGGCGCCAAGTCGACGCGCGACGATGGCGTGCTTGGCGAAGTAAATCTCGCCACGGTTCTCGTCGTGCTCCGTGACCGAATAAGCCTTCAACTTCGTCATTTCAGAAGCTCCGGAAAGAAGATCTGGCCGGTGTTTGCGTCGTAGCAAACAGACAGCCGCCGCGAGTGGGTATAGGTAAGCCCGCGCCGCTTACACATCTCCTCGTAGGAGATGCTCGGAGGCGGGGGCTTCGGCGCAGTTTTAATGAACAGCACTGTGACGAGCACGAGCGTGCTTATGGTGCCGAGGATCAGCCATAGGGCTGCCAATTCGTTTGGATATTCTTCGGTCACGCTGCCTCCTTCCAACCAGCCTGCTCTCGGGCCTCTGCCATCAACTCCTCGATGTCGACGCCCGGAAGGATGTGTTGCTGAATCGTCAGCAGTGCCCTGTCGAAATAGTCCTTGAAGTCCTCCTCCAGCATCTTGTCGAACGCCGTGGAGGAGGGGATGAAGATGATTTCGCCGTCGACCGTGAACAGTGGCTCGACAACGCCATTGGCGACGAGCAGCGTCTTGTGCAACGAATCCTCGCTGGTGAAGAGGTCCGTATTCTTCACCACCTGCCGGAGCATCACGCGGTACAGCCGGTGACGAGGCTGGCTGCGCTGCTGCGCAACCGTCACGCGGATCGTGGCGCCAGGTTTGTATTTGACCATCGTCTCCCGGTCGTAGGCGGCGTAAGGCACGAGGTTGCCATCTCCGTCCTTGACCATAAGGAGCCACTGGTTCGTCGATTTCTTACTTGCTTTGCTGCTCATCCGTCAGATCGCCATTCCACGGTGTTTCTTTTTGCGCTGCTTGCCGGGAGGATCCTTCTCTTCAAACTTCCCTTCGGTGACGATCGCGACCTGCTCCTTGCAGGCTGCGGTCAGATCATCGATCTGTTCTTGAGAGAGGCCGTATTTTTCCCGGTTCGGTCGCTCCCGGAGCCACCAAGACCGCATCGACGCTGGGTCTCTGCTGAGCTTGATGGCCCACTTGAACATCACGACGTAAGCCTCAGCCGGCGTCATGTGGGAGCACGGAAAGTGCTCCTCGGACATCAGATGCCGAGGAACTTGGCTGCAACCTCGTAGAAGTCGGTCCAGTCACCCTTGTGCAGGGTGTTCTGGTTCTTCTTCAGGAAGTTGCGGTGCAGGCGCATAGCCAGCTCAACAGTTTTGGAGTTCAGCATTCTCCTACCCATTGGCTGCCTGCTTCAGGTCGTACTGCAGGTTCTGGCAGAACGTGCGGACGTAGTTCAGATCGTCGGCAGGCAGCTTGTTGATCTCCGACAGCTTGTCGTCCATCTTCTTGCGCAGCTCGCCAATGCTCTTCGATTTCCCGAACCCGTCCGTGAGGGCGAGGGCGGTCTTGCTCGGCTCCGGACGATCGTTCTTCCGGTCATCCGGCTGGTCGTCGCGCCGATCATCATCACGGCGATCGTTGTTCGGACGATTGTCGTTGCTGGATGAGCGGTTGCCGTTGCCGCGGCCGGCTTCCTTGAAGTCGTCAGCCTCCTCTTCGGAATAGATCTCGCCGTGCATGTCGGCGAGCTTCAGGATCACACGATCCTTGGCGCGCTTCTCTGCCATGGCGTAGACATAACCGGGCTGCTTGGCCGAGACCTTGTAGTTGCCGCCGATATACTGATCGCTGACGATCAGGGCCTCGCCGATCGACCACTCCATGCGCTCGCCCAGACGTCCGACCACCATGATGACTGCTTCGTCACGCTCGGACCGGAGCATGGTCGGCAGGTCGTACTTGATGTTCAACGCAGCGCCGAGCTTCTCGACGTGGCTGTGCTTGACGACCGGCGTGCCCTGGACTTCCCAGATGCCGTCGTCACCCAGATCCACGCCGTGCTTGTCGAACAGGTCGTAGTATTTGCGCAATTTCTCGCGCTTGTTGTTGCTTCCGCGTGCCATGTGATTACTCCTTATGCGGCTGCTGCTGCGTCGGCCTTCTTGCTGGCCCGCTTACGGACCGGCTTCTTCTCGTTGTCGTTGTCAGCCTCGGGCCGCTTGATGTCGTTTTCCTTGTCGAACTTGGCGACAGCCTCGGCATCGAGCTTCACCAGCTTCTTGCCGTCCTTCGACAGGTTGATCTCGAAGCCGCCGCCGAACGCCTTCTGAGCGTCGCCGGGCATCAGCTTCTTGATCTCTTTCAGAGCATCGCCGTGGATGTCGAAGTAGGTCTTGGTGCTGATCAGCGTCTGCACCTGGGACATCCAGCGATTATTCGTGGACATGTCGGTGACCTTGATGCGCTCGACGAGCGGCACTTCGATCACAGGATTACCGGGGACGCGGCCTGTCTGGACGCAATCCCAGAAGTCCTTCTCCGCTTCGAGCAGCTCCATCTGGTAGAAGATGTCAGCTTCCACATCGATGATTACGTGCTGCGCGGCGCCGGTCAGAATGGACAGGAACGACGTCGGCTGCCGAGTGCAGGCCATGTTGTGCTGGCACTGGGCGTAATACTTGTCGAAGGCCTTCTGCTTGTCGAAGCCGAAGGGGAACATGAACTTGAACTCGACCATCGCGATCGGATCGGACTCCAACTGCTCGCGCACCAGGCCATCGAGCGTGGCATGCGCCAGCTCCCAGTCCGGGTGGAAGACTTTGTCCTGCTCGTTGGTAACGTAGAGCCCCTTCTCGCGCTCGAAGAGATCGGCGTTGAGAGCTTCGGTGATGTTGCCGAGCTGAACGAGTATGATGTCCGACAGATCGTCAGGCGTGGACTCGCCGCGCTTCTCACGCCACAGCTTCTCGATTGCCTCTTGATCGCCGGACATGATGATCCGGGCGTCCGAGCCGCCGATCGATGACATGCGGGCAAGGCGGGCTTCATCACTCATCCGGATGTGTCCGGTACGTCGCATCAATTGCATTGGTATCTCCTTTGTTTTCGTGCAAGCGTGAGGGCAGCGTTATGCCGCCTTGGTCGTCAGAGGGGCGTCTTGGTATTCGAGCCAGATTGCCTTCTCACCCATCTCGGCGACGAAGGCGGTGTGCAGACGCCGGTCCTCATCCGTGAGGCGCGGCGGCAGCGGTGTTGGTCGTTGGCGAGCCGGCGGAATGATCAGATCTTTGTCTTCGACGACTTCGAGCGACATCGGCATCTGCCGGCCGCCACGAAGCTCGATGTAGACCTGTGCCAACAATTCAGCATCGAGCAGGGCGCCGTGTTTCTCGCGGCGTGATCCGTCGATGCCGTAGTAGGAGCAGAGCGCATCCAGCGTGTGCCGGCCGCCGGCTCGGACATCCCGAGCCATCTGCATGGTGTCGACCACTTCGTTCTGGATCGGCGGATAATCGATCCGGGCCAGCTCGGCATTCAGCATGCTGATGTCGAAGTTGGCATTGTGTGCGACTAGCCTGGCGTCTCCGATGAACTCCAGGAACCGATCGGCGAGCCGCTTGAAAACCGGCTTGGACTTCAGAAACTCGGTCGATATGCCGTGAACCCGGAAGGCTTCCTTCGACACTTCCCTCTGGGGGTTGATGTATCGATGATAGGCCTTGCCGGTGAGGTTCCAGTCGATCATCTCCACCGCGCCAATCTCGATGACCCGATCGGCCTTGAAGCTCAATCCGGTCGTTTCAGTATCGAGGATGATTTCTCTCATCAGGTCAGGCGCCCCACTGGATCGATGCCGGCTTCAATCATGTCGTGCCAGGCGATCACTCGCAGGGCATCGGCAACTACCTCGCCGGAGGAGACGTAATTCCAGAAGGCGTTTTGCTGCTGTTCCTTCGTGCCGTTTAAATATTTGGCACGAAGGACATCGAGCAGACCCTTCTGAACGTCTAGCGCGGCGCTGTATCTGAGGATCGCATCCTCATGCGCCTTGCTACGCGGCATTGGCCTCGATCTCCGTGATGAAGCGGTGACCCGTGCGATCCTCGAAATTGCGGAGCTTGGCGATCACCTGATCGGCGGTGAACTTGGAGTAGAGGCCATCCATCTTCGGGGCGTTACCCTGGATGAACGTCGACGTCGGGTGCTCAAGGGCGACGATATCCTCGAACTGGACCAGCATCAGAACGGTCTCGTTCTGCGCCATGCGGATCGTGTGCAGATCCTCGGCGTGCATGTGGTAGGACTCGCCGCGCTCGAACCGGCTGCGCTTCGCCTCGACCAACTGCTCTTCACCGGCAAAGGTGAAGCCATCGCCGCCGTTCAGAGGGGTGCGATATTCGAACCAGTTGTAGATCTCGCCCTCGGTCATCGACCGCTTGAACCAGACATTCTCGCTGGCGCCGGCTGCGACGTAGGACTCAAAATCATAGCGGTGATCGTGCGGAGCGACGACTTCCGGCATTTTCGACACGTCGGCATCGAAGAAATACAGCTTCACCGTCTCGACGGGGGACCGCTGCAGGCACAGATAGTCGAAGCCCTTTTGATGAAAATCCTTGAAGGAGTTTTCGACGATGGCGTCTATATCGACACGACGGGGCAGGGGCAGATCACGCAGCGGCATGGTAGATCTCCTTGAAGGTGAGGCTCTGGTCCGGCACGATGCCGAGGTCTTTCTTCAGACCGGCGAGAATGAAGCCCACAGTTCGAGTGCGGATTTCATGGACGTTCTGACGGTGCGGCTTGCGCGTCGGGCAGTAGAGGCGATGCACAATTTCCTGATCTCCTCCGCGGGCAAGAGCGACAGCTGCCTTAGTAAGTCGATCTGCCATGCGGGCGGAGGAGCACCAACGAAGCCAGTCAAGAATGCCGATAGCTCGGTCGACGTCATTTCTTTGCGGGGCATACTTGGTCGCTCCATCGTAGGGCTTCATCGCCGAGAACAGACGAAGGCGTTCGATCTCCTTCAGGTCCGCAGCGGTCATGCCGATCATGTTCCAGCCACCGGAGCGATTGCCTGACGTCAGCCAGCGACGCTCATTGTCGGGGGTCTTGTCGATCACCTCGACAGCTTCCACGAGGAGCTGCCAAATGGCGTCTTTGTGCTGTGCGCGGTCGCCCTTCAGCGCAACGGCCAGCTCAACACCGTGGTTGAGCCAGCTCATTGCGTTGATGCGATCCTCAAGCGAGGACGAGGTCATCATTCGGTTGCACCGTTTTGGGGGCGTGGTAGGTCGGGCGGACCCGCTGGGCTCGGTATTCGAAGATGCCGAAGCCGATGCGCTTCTGGGTGAGCAACAGCACACCACTCTTCGCATCGATCCGAACACGATCAGCGACCGTGTTCAGTGCGGCGATACGGCTGCGTTCGTCAGACCGCATCACGTCGGATGCCGGAACAACGACCTGCCGGTCGAACTGCAGATCACCCTGCCAGTAGATGAGGGTGTCGCCGTGCTTGGAGTCTTTCAGCCAGTCGTAATAGTCCGAAAGCGCTCCAGGCGAGATGTCGAGAATGGTTGCTGACGCATCCATCGTCACACCTCGTCGGTGACGAGCGCCGTAACCAGCGCCGTGTGGGCTTCGAGCGAGCGGGCTACGCTCTCGATGGTGCGGCCGAGCTGAGCGACAGCTTCAACCTTGTCATGCGCAGACATGACGGGGATTTCTTCGCCTTCGAAGATCTCGTCTTCGTCGGTCTGGAGGTCGGTCGCCAGATCGAGCGGCTCGCCGCCCATCATCGAGCGAAGGAAAGCCTCCATGCCCTGGGCGAACTCCGGGTCGATATCCACGGGGGTCGGCTGGTCGTTGTCGTTCGCGCAGGTGCCGGGCGGGCAATCGCAGATTTCCTTGAACCCGATGCTTTTTGCGCCGTCGTCATCGCCTCTGATCGTCGTCGGATCGAGAGTGAAGATGCGAAGCCCCTTGATGTTGCCGTTGATCATGTCTTCTCCAAGTGAATTGCATTTGCATTCTCAAATGCAAACGATGAGGCAAAAAAAGGGGTGCTCCCTGCACGCCAAACTATTCAGGAGCACCCCCTCAATCAGACCAACCCGTACCGCATACGGCTCAGGAGGTCGGATGGTTTGTTAAAAAGGAATGTCGTCGTCCATGTCGTTGTTGTCGCGACCGCCACCGCCACCGCGGCCAGTGTCACGGGAATTGCCACTGCGTCCGTTATCGCGGTCGTTGCCACGCGAGCCGCCGCGGTCATTGCCGCCACGATCATTTGCGCGGTCGTTGCCACGACTCCCGCCGCGATCCGAACCGCGGTCGTTGCTGCCGCTTCGGCCGTTGCCGCGATCATTGCCACGATCGTTGCCGCCACGGTCGTTGTTGCGGCTTCCGCCACGGTCATTGCCGCTGCTGTCGCCGCCGCCGCCGTTTCCGTCACGCTCCCAGATCTTCTTCACTTCGCCGCCGAATGCCGGGACGATGATCTCGGTCGTGTAGACGTCGACGCCATCCTTCTCGTACTTGCGGGTCTCGATCTTGCCTTCGATGTAGACCTGGTCACCCTTCTTCAGGTGCTCGTCGATGAACTTGATGGCGTGTTCGTTCCAGACGGTGATGCGGTGCCACTCGGTCTTTTCCTGACGCTCACCGGAACGCTTGTCCTTCCAGACCTCAGACGTTGCCACCGACAGGTTGGCGACATCCGAATTGCCGGCATTTCGGATCTCAGGGTCTTTTCCCAGGCGGCCCAGGATGATTGCTTTATTGACAGTCGACATGGTGTCCTCTCTCTTTCTCCGTTTGCATTAGCATAGCGTTTGCATTCAAGCAAGCACAATCTCAAAATTCTGGCGGGACGAACAGATTGGTGCGCTCGTCGAACTGCAGCTTCACCATTCCCACATTGCCGGCGATCCGCTTGAGGCGGACCTTCTTGATGTGGATGTCTCGCTCCGTCAGGGTTGGGTCGTCACCGTGGACCACTAGGCCCAGGTCAGGCTTATTCGCCCAGTGCGCCGAGTCCGAGATGTTGTAGAGGCTCGGGACTTCACCGCCTGGCACCTTGGTCGGATGCGCTACGACAAAGACGGCGCAACCAGTCCGTTTGGCGAAGCGCTTGAGCTGACGGATTGCGTCGCCGACATACTGCGTCATCGTCATATGCTTCGGGAAGCGATGCTCCAGCTCATTCCAGGGATCGATGATCAGAGCCTTGGTGCCTTCCCGGAAGACGGCGGTCTCAGCTCTCTTGATGATGAACTCGACGTCCATCTCGATATCGTCCCGCTCATCATCGTAATCGATGAACTGGTAGTAGCGCTCCACGAATGCCGTGGCGCGGGCCTTATCTTCAGCCGTCCATTCTTTCTTCTCCTTTTCGAGGAAGCCGGTCATCAGCTCCTGGGCGAGGAAAGGCTTGACGCCCTTCTCACCGGAGAAGATGGCGATCGGCCATTTGTGTTTCTTGGCAAGGATCACCGACGCCTGATTGATCAGGGTCGATTTACCCATGTTCGGCACGCCGGTGCAGACAACGAACATTCCGGCGTAGAACTTGACGTGCTCGTCGAACTCTTTCGATAAGCCAAGCTCGACCATCTCCGGGATCTCAACCTCCGGGTACTGGCTGAGCTTGTAGAGACCGGAGACCGGCCACTCCAACGAGTTCTCGATGATCTCGCGCACCTTGTCGGCGCCGAAATACATTTTGACTTCGTTGAGATCCTTGCAGGTACGGAATCTGCCATCGTTCTTCTTGTCCGGCACGACCTCTTCGGTCGGATACTTGATCCAGCGACACCGCGCCGGGCCGAGTCGTCTCACCAGCTCTTTCGCCAGCCGGCGGCCAGGCTCGTCGTCATCGACAGCGATGACGTGGGTTTTCACCCGCTGCAACTGCGGCATCAATAGTCCCATGAACGAGAACTTGTCGTCGTCCTCGGGATCGAGGTCGTCGGCATCGTCCGGCACATGGATCAGCTTGCCGTTCTTGTCGCGAGCCGGCAGCGCACCATCCGGCACCGATACCGTGTGGGCAAAGCCGCACTCGACGGCGGCAATGGTGTCGAACTCACCCTCGGTCCACACCAGCTCTGCATCGCCGTTCTCCAGAACCTTCAGCATCTCCTCGTCGAGGAGACAGTTCGCATTGAACAGGGTTTTCACCGCGTCCTTGCGCTGCATGAAGCGACGCTGGCCGTCCTCACTCCAGCGGTACTTCGTGTTGACCTCTTTCTCCCGTTCCATATACGGGAAGCAGAGGATCTTGCCGTTGACGTCAGGTTCGATTGACCCATCGCGCAAGCGCTTGCCGCTGTAGAGCCCCATATGTGCTGCCACTTCGGGGCACAGGCTTCTGGCGACTATCCCCTTGACGTGATTCTCGCTTAGCATTCTCTGATCCAACCCATCCGCAATTTTTGCAGTTCCAACACACGCCGCTCGCATCGATCTTGACCGAGAGGCACTTGATCTTTTTGTGAGCACCCTTGCGCTTGTGAGAGCACTGCGGACACAAGGTGTACTGGTTGCCGAACTTGATGGAGCGGACCTGGATCCGCTCCTCGTCCAGCGCCTTCTTCACATCCACGCCGGCCATCAGATGGCGAACCGGAACTTAGGCTTCGGCCCATCGTCCTTGCCCGGCGCGCTCTCGGTCTCCCATCTGGCCTGATTGATCCAGACCGAGGCCGCAGCGATGTATTTCATGTTGCTGGCGTCCTTCTTGACTTCGGCATTCATGCGCTCAGCGTAGAAGCCGAGACCTTTCATGATGTCGGCGAACTCAACCTCGTCCTCGCGGTAGACGATATCGAGCTTCCTCCAAGCTTCCTTCCGGCTGTCACCCTTCTTCTTCGGGTAGATCTTCCAGAACTGCTCCCGATAATCAGCCGGCCACGTCGTAGTCTTCCGCGCCGCAGGCTGCTTGTGTTTAGGGTTGGGTTCTTGGTTGGGTTCTAAGAAAGGGTTCAAGATGTCCGAGGATCGAACATCCCCTGTCTGATTGGCAGACATCCCCTGTTCGATATTCGAACTACCCATGTTAGAATTTCGGACATCCCCCATGTTCGAATTTCCGACATCCCCCTTGCGAGGGGTCGGCCGCTCATCCTCAGCGAGGACATCAGCCTCAGCCGGAATATGAAGCTTGTATTCGGAGGAGCGCTTGGCGCCGTTGTCGTGCGTCCGGCCGGTCATTGAGATGACGCCGATCGAGACAAGCCGGCTCAGCTGAAGGTTCACAGTCGATCGCGTCAGGCCGGTGACCCGAGCGATGGTGCTTTGGCGTGGGTACGTCTCGTCCTCGACGCTGGCGTAGTTAGCCAGGACGACCAGGATGTGGCGCATGGATGCGGTGATCTCCTCGCGCTCGGTGATGGCCGGCGAGAAGACCCAGTTCAGTGCTCTGATGCTCATATCGGGTGCTCATTTGCATTTGCACTATTTGACGTGCAAATGGATTTGCTTCATAGTTGTGAAAATGCAAACGGTCAAGCCACGAGATGTCGGGGCTGCCGGTCCTCCAAACACAAGAGATCCTGATGCGACGTATCCGAGTGGCGGGCGCAGACGCCGCCATGGCCAATTTCGGGATAGCCAGAGCCTGGCTCAACCTAGACACGCTGAAGATCGACGTCACCGAGATCAGGACGATCGCCACCAGGCCGGCGTCGGGTGGAAAGAAGAAGGTGGTGCGGCAGAACTCCGACGATCTGCGCCGCGCCAGGATGCTGCAGACCGGCTTTCACGCCAGCATCAACGACTGCACCATCATGTTCAGTGAGATTCCGTCAGGATCGCAGCACTCGCGCTCGGCGTTTGGCTTCGGTATGGCGATTGGCGTGCTTGCCTCATCGCCGATCCCCCTGATCGAGGTTATGCCGGCCGAGACCAAGTTGGTCACCGGGAACCCGAAGGCGGACAAGCCGGAGATGATCGCATGGGCGGCAAAACTATACCCTGAGTTGCCGTGGTTGCTTTATGAGAAAGCTATCATCAAGAGCGGAAAAACGCTGCGAAATAAGGGTGATTTGCATGACGACAACGAACACGTTGCGGATGCAATTGCAGTCATTCATGCGGGAATAGCCACACCGGAATTTGCAGGACTTCTCTCTCTCTGGAAAGCAAACCCCATCAACTCCAGTATTCGCCAGCGGTAGATCGCTTCCAAAGTTCCATTATTTCAAGGCATTTCCCTAGCCAGTTCATTTGCATAGAACGAAGCAAGAACAAAAAAATATTTGCAGTGGAACGAAACTTTCGATACGCATTGCAATTACATTTCCGCAAACGAAATGGAATTGGAATGAAAATGCGAAGAAGAACTGCACAGGTATTTTTGAAATTGCAGGCGCAATAACCGCGCTCGCTAGTGTTTTGTATATGAAGCAATGGTATTGGGAGAGTCGCAGATGTTGGATTTAGCGGCGGTAACTGACACAATGAAATCCACACGGCAACTTGTGGTGGAATGGATCGACAAGATCCTGATCGACAAGAATTGGAATGGGACTGATCTAGCTCGAAAAGCCGAGTTGGCGCCGTCCACCATTCTACGCTTGTTGAATGACCCGAAACATACGTTTGTCCCTTCGATGCGGACACTCCAGAAAGTCTCGGACGCGACTAACATTCCGATCCCGCCGGAGATCCTTGAGGTCATCGGCAAGGGCACGGAAGACCAAGGCTCGATGCTGGAGCGTCGCAAGCATGCGGCGCAGACATTCATTCATAATGTCACAGTGAAGCATGTGTCGGCGCTTCCAGAGGCGCTGCGGAAGAACGTAACACCGAAGGAGGGTGTCACCGTTCCGAGTCCGCCGCAGCTCGACGGCGACACCACGGCATTCGCTTTCTATGTGCCGGACAACTCGATGGACCCCGTTTATAAGTCGGGTCAGCTGGTGTTCGCCACACAGCATCGCGACGCCCTTGAGGGCGACACTGTCCTGGTGACGGACAAGCAGGGTAAGTCCCGCATCCGCATGCTGCTGTCGATTGATGAGACCGGCTTCGGTCTATCGAAGTCGCTGCCGGCGAAGGTTGATGAGACGCTCTCGTTTGACGAACTCAGCGACATTGCGATTGTCGTTGCAGCGTTCAAGTGATTAAGGGCCGCAGTGTAGTGCCGCGGCCCTTTTTCTTACAGGCGATGCTTTCCTA